TTAATTCTTTTAATTATTGTAACTAAAATACTTTTTAATTCTTTTAATTATTGTAACTAAAATACTTTTTAATTCTTTTAATTATTGTAACTAAAATACTTTTTAATTCTTTTAATTATTATAATTGAAAAACTCTTTCTTTCTATAGCATAAAATATAACTATCTCTTGAAATTAATTCAGCTTCTATTTTTTCATCAGGAATATGCAAAACATAATTGTCGTTAAATTCATACCATTTGTTGTTAATTGGATTTTTAGTGTGTGCAATATAATGGCCTCCATTTAAACTTCCTGTATGTTGCACCACACCATATAAATCATATTTGTGATTAATTGGATAGTATTCACTACAAGCTTTTTCAAATGATAAGTCATAAAGAGGGTATTTTATGATTGATCTAACCTTTGTCGTGCTAATACCAGTATTTTTAAATCTTTTCAACTGTATGATTAGAACGTTTGGAGTTTCCCACAAACTTGTTTTTTTCTTCGCATCAACATATTTTTTACATTCACCACATTTATATTGATTTTTATCCTTGAGTTCTTCTTCAACAGTAAAATTTTTGATACATGTTTCTAAATCTACTTCTCCATCATCAGGAATAGGAAGTTGTAAAATATTGTATGGCTCAAACACTAATGATTTTTCATTACATTCTTTACATATGATTTCTGTGTAATACATTCCCATAAAAATATCATTTATAATTGAATATTGTTCTTGAATATATTTTTTCCAAAAAACCAAATATTTATGAATGGCTGCATCACTCATATGATTTCTTTTATACTGTTTAAAATTATTTACAATTTCTTCTTTTTCACTAATTGATAAATTGTCATTCGACAAAAGGGTAGAATAATGATTTCTGATCTCATCATATTGTCTCACTGAATCAGGTATATCATTATATCTTATCTTTACTTTGGTTTTGAGTTCCTCATGAACTTGATCAAGAACAAAGCTCAAGAATTCTTGACTGTCGTTTTGACTGTATCCTGCAAATGTTGAATTCAATCTTCCAATAGTATTTTTGAATGATCTTGGAGTAATTTCTTGATTTAATCTCCACATACCATTTAACAATTTATATAAATTGTATGTAACGGAAGATTTATATTCTTTTTTTAATTCACACGCATCAATTGAAACATCATCTTCTGGTGAAATTTTTGTTTTATTTCTAACTATCGTAGCCAATTTATCAGTAATATTTTCATATAAATCCTTATGAAACTTTTTGTCTAAAAAATATATTGTAAAGATATTGGTTGCACAAATACATTGTAATGCTGAATTCATATAACATGTATTACCCATATTAGACAATCCAGACAAACCAGCAACCGTGATACTTTTACGAATAGTTTCAATATCATCAGAATTAGATGCTAAATTTTCGTATGTTAATATATCTCCCATAATAATATTAATAATACTAGTATATTTATTTATTTAGGTAAACATTTTTCAATTTTTATTATAATGGTATTATTATAATAATGGTAAAATATAATCAAAATATAATAAGTGAGTTTAAAAAACTTGTGAAACAAATTCAATTTGATATTGATCATTCAAATGATAAAAAGAAAAAAACAGCAAATATGTTCAGATTACAAAATATCAAAAATGTTCTTAAAATAATTGAAAAATATCCAAAAAAAATTAATTCATCTGACCAATTAAGAGGAATTTCTGGTGTGGGAAAAGGTTCATTAGATAGAATAGATGAAATATTAAAAACTGGTAAATTAAGTGAGATAAATGAGGATGCTATAACTGATAAATATCAGGAATATTTGGATGAACTTGAAAATGTTTTTGGGATTGGAAGAAAAATGGCTTTTGAACTTTTTTCGAAATATAATGTAAAATCTATACCAGAGTTAAAAAAATTATATGAAGAAGGAAAAATTAGTTTACCTGATAATGTTGTTAAGGGGTTAAAATATTTTGGACTATCAAAAAATAATATTCCAAGAGAAGAAATAGATATGATTTATAATTTTTTGATGAAAGAATTGAATACAATAGATCCTCAATTGTTTGGAACTATTTGTGGATCTTACAGAAGATTAAAACCCAAAAGTAATGACATTGATTTTTTGATAATTCACCCAAAAATTGTTTCATTGGGTGACTTGGCATCTAACAAATTTTTTAAAGCTTATTTAAAAAAATTAATGGAAATTGGTTTTGTTGTCGAGTCTTTTACAAATGTAGAAGTCAAAAGTAAGTTTATGGGATTATGTCAATTATCTCCAAAATATCCCATCAGAAGAATAGATATTAGATTTATACCATTTGAATCTTATTATTATGCTTTACTGTATTTTACTGGTTCTGGTGAATTTAATAGAAAAATGAGACAAGTTGCCATGGATAATGATTATATATTAAACGAGTATGGTTTGTACGATAAAAAAGGTAATATGATTCACGTGAATTCAGAGAAAGAGATATTTGATATATTGTCAATGGAATATTTACAACCACCTGACAGAGAAATTTCTTCATGATTTTGATGTTATTGATTTAAAATAATTTTTACAATATTGTAATATTTTTGTCATGTTGTCTTCATCATATGATATGTTATAAATATCTTTTTCGTCTAAACCAACATCTTTCATAAATTGTTCTGACATATTATTTAATTTATTAGCATAATTTCTTATATAATCCATTATTGGATTAGCGTTGTCTATATCAGTAATTATTTTTTGTAGAGAATTAATCATTAACTCTTTAATATGTAAATCTTCATTATTTATTCTCATTTCAATGAACCAAAAGCAATAAGCTAAACAATAACCAAATGGATCACCTAATTTCTTATTTTCATTATTTGTTTCATTACTTATCAACTGAAATTTTGTTTCTGTTAAATAATCTTTTGGACTATAATATTTAACATATTTATTGACATATTTGTTAAATCTTTCTTTAATCATTGCATCTAAATAATCATAATCCATGATATCCATATATCCATAAGGCTCAAATCTATATAATTCGTTCTTTGTTTTATCATATAGAATAATATTGGCATGTGTTGACGTTGCTTGAGCGATTACGGTTAATTTAATCATAATAAATCTCACTTTGTTATTTCGAATAAGATCTTTTATACAATGTCCCAACTCATCATCAAAATAATAAACATTTCTGTTATGCCAGAAAACAATATGTGGTCTAATTTCAGTAAATTTATTATTTATCAGATTGACAATTGAATATAGTAAGTTTCCAGTTGGTGATTTATATAAGTCTGGAGAAAGAGAATATTTTCCGTATTTATATGGTATCATTAAATTTTCATATTTTTTTAAAAATAATAAAGTGTAAATAATACTGTGTAGTATATCAGAATTAAATTTCCCAAAATTGGTCGGTATAGTTTCAGGCATTATTATATCGTCGTTATTATTTGTGGTATGTTCAGCATTTTTACCAATCGTTTCCAAATATAAATGGTAATCAGATTTATCTATTAGAGATATTGGAGTTCTGCCCTTATAATCTTTTACATGAATATCTAATTTTTTAGATTTTAATATTTCAGTGTAAAACTTCCACAATCCAGTATAATTTAATATATGCAAACAAGTAATTCCCTTGATATTCTTACTATTCAAGTCTGAAGAATATAATATTTTAAAAATAGTAGTAGGACTCAACCATTGGATATTACTATTACTATTACTATACAAACAATAATGTGCCGGAGTATTAAGATATCTATCACTAAATTTCATATTAGGATCATATTTTAACACAAGTTCTGTAATATCTTTATTTTTGTTATTAAGAGCAGTTATCAATGGGAAAAAATTTAACTGATAATCACATGTGTTTACATTTGCTCCATTAGATAATAAAATTTGTGTAATATCAAGATAATTGTTATGAACTGACAACATTAATGCATTTTTATTGTCGCTATCTTTAAAATTAGGATTTGCTCCATAATCCAAAAGTAATTGAACCATTGTTTTGGAATTTAAGTTTACGGCATAATTTAAAGGAATTATTTTAACAGGATGATTAAGATTAATATTTTTTTTCAATAACATTATGATAATTTCGATATCAATTTTATCATGAACGAACAATTCAATAAGTTGTAACAACAATGTTTTTCCATTTGAATTAACATTATCTAAAATAGAAATATTGTCAACTGTTTTTATTAACCATTTTAAAAATACTGGTTGATCAGTTATTATTTGAAATAAACTATTTTTTTCTTGATTTGTTATTAAAAGCAAATCGGGATGATTATTTATTAAACTTTTTAAAATATCGAACCATCCATTCTTGATTAGTATATGAGAACAATTTTCTCCTTTTTTATTTGATAAATAAATTAGCTTGGGATGAATATTAATAATTTTTTGGATCACATCATATTTCCCCCTGGCACAAGCCATATGAAGTAAATTATTTCCTGATATTGTGTTATTATAGTCATTGTTTTCTATTAATTCATCCCAGTTATCACTATTAATGTCATTCAACATATTTTCAGAATCCATGTTATTAATATTAGTAATTTAAGACAAAAATTTTGAAAATAAACTAAATTTAGGAACTGCACACATCACAATTTTTTATATCTACATTTCTTTTACCCATTTTACATACCACAGTATTAGTGTTATTCGTATCGTAATCTTTTATTAGTTTCTCAATTTCATCCATATTAAATAATGTTGTGGGAGAATTAGTATTTTCTTTTATTATTTGGTTTAATTCTTCAATATCAATACCAAATTGTATAGGATCCACTACAGGTCTAGATCGTAAGTAATACATACCTGTTTTTAATCCACATTCCCAAGAATAAAGATGACAATTTGTCAATACATCAAAGTTAGCCTGATCTATAAACAGATTTAAACTTTGACTTTGATCGATGAAGGGACCTCTTTCTGCAGACAATGTAATAATATCTTTTTGATATACTTCAGATGCAGTTTTAAATATTTCTTTTAAATCCTTAGGAATTTCTGGTATTTTTTGTATGGATCCTTTAAATGCTACTATTTTTTTTCTTGTGTCATCTGACCATAAATTTCGTTTGATAAGAGATTTGACTAAATTTTCATTAATGACAGAAAATTCTCCTGCCAAAGTAGATCTGGTATATATATTAGACATATATGGTTCTATACACTCTGAAAATCCCATTATTTGCGAAGTTGAGGCAGTAGGCATAATAGTCGTGAGTAAACTATTTTTAGTACCATGTGTTTTGATTTTTTTAATCAAAGTATCCCAATCATAACCCATAGTTAGATTTTCTTTCTTTAACCCCCACAAATTCCATTGTAATAATCCTTGAGAGAAAGGACTGTTATCAAATGATTCATATTTACCAGTTTTTTTTGCTAATTCACATGATTCATCAAGAGCATTATAATACATTGTTTCAAATATTTGTTTGTTTAATTCTCTAGCTTTGTCTGAACCAAACGGTATTTCCATAATATTGAATACATCTGCTAAACCTTGTACACCAATACCGATAGGTCTATGTTTGAGGTTTGATTTTTTAGTTTCAACAGTAGGATAATAATTTATATCAATAACTTTATTTAAATTTCTCACACATACTCTGACCACATATCCTAATTTTTCAAAATTGTAAGTGTATGCACCATTATTATTGACTAAAAATGTAGGTAAACATATTGATGCTAAATTGCAAACAGCTATTTCATCCTCGGAAGTGTATTCTATGATTTCACTGCAAAGATTTGAACATTTAATTGTCCCTAAATTTTTCTGATTTGATTTTCTATTTGCATGATCTTTGTAAAGCATGTACGGCATTCCATTTTCTATCTGACATTCCAAAATATGATACCATAAGTCGATCGCTCTTACTTGTCTTTTATATTTTTTCTGATTTTCATATTCAATGTATAATTTTTCAAATTCTTCTCCATAAACGTCAACGAGGCCAGGACATTCATCGGGACACATTAATGACCACAATCCACCTTCCAGAACTCTTTTCATAAATAGATCAGGAACCCACAAACCTAGAAATAAATCGCGTGCCCTTAGATTTTCATCACCGGTGTTTTTTCTGAGTTCACAAAAATCATAAATATCTGCGTGCCATGGTTCAATGTAACAATTCTCTGCTATTAAACCTTCTACAGTGTATGAATGATCATCTTCAACACCCAAAGTGTACACAAAATCATCACATCTATTGGTTTCTGTTATACTAATAATTTTATTTTTATCAGACATAATTGAAGGAATGTTTAATTTTGTTCCATTAAATGATACATTTATTCCGTTATTCTTACATAGATGATATATTTGGTTAGTAAGAGTTTTGTTTGGTAAATGTATAATTGTATTTTCTTTTACTGTTTCACTATTTATTGTCAAACCTTTAATAAAACTATTTACTAAATTTCTTGGCCAAGAATATATATCATTTGGTAATTCCATTTTTTGAAACAATTTTTTGAATACGAATCCAACTACATGTGAATCTAAATTAATAATTGCCCATTTGTTAGACACGCATTGTGTAACATTGCATTCAAACACTTTTCTAGATAATTCGCTGATATAATTTACAATACCATTTTTGTCAGAATTTGCCTTAAAGTAAATATCAAAGCTTATACCCGATGTATTGTTGTTTCGTTTCGTGAAATTTCCACAATTTAACCATACTCCCAACAAACTGGCAAAATTTTCGTCAATATTCCAAAATCTGTTAACAAATTCTGTATCTTTGAACATAATTTTATTTGAACTAACAATTTTTGTTCTTTTAATTTGATATTCGGCAACATCAATAACATTGTTTTTAACATTTTTAATATCAGTGGCTGAAGGTATAGAAATATAACAATCAAATTTTTTTTCCATAACATTTTTTAGATCTTTTATACTGTTCCATTGTAAAGATGAGTTCTTTGTACTGGATGACCAAAATTTGTGATTTTCTGTGACATATATATCTTTACCATTTTCTGTTTTTAATTTATAGATTTTTCTATTTCCCAAAGGATTTTTGTGAGTTTGAACAACAGGTTTAACTCTGTTTCTGTGAGTTACCACAAGATCACCAATCTTAACATCTTGTATTTTCTTGACACCATCATTGACAGTAAATACTTCAGTATCTTTGCAAAAACATGCAATCGAGCCATTTCTTTTACCTCCTTGATTAATATATTTTCCTAATTTGTCTAACAAACAACATAAGGGTATAACACCTTCTGAATTGCCATTAGTTCCTCTAATTATTGATCCTTTTGCTCTAATATGAGAAAGTGAAATTCCTATTCCACCAGCCCATTTTGAAATAAATGCAGTGTTTGATATTGTTTGGAAAATATGTTCAATGTTATCAGAAATTGTTATCAAATAACATGAACTTAATTGTGGTCTTGGTGTACCAGCATTAAACAGAGTCGGAGTCGCATGTGTGAAATACTTTTGTGAAACCAAATTATATGTTTCAAATGCATCATCCAAATTATCACCATGAATACCTAAAGCTAATCTCATAATTAAATGCTGAGGTCGCTCAATAATTTGACCAATTTTTTCTCCTTTTTTATAATCGGTTATTGCTGGATTATATATTCTACATAAATATGATCTTTCCAATGTTCTTATTCCAAAGTAATCAAATTTATAGTCATTTTGAAAATTTAATATTTTTTGAATTTTATCTTTGTTATTCATGACAATATTATATAATTTTTCACTCACAAGAGGACATTTATTGTTATTTTTATCAATATTATTATACAAATAAGATACTACTTCATAATAATTTTCTGGAGTACATAAATGTAATCTATCAACACAAATTCTCGAGGCGATCTTATTATAATCAGGATGATGAGTAATTAAACTAGCACAATGATCAGCAATAAGATAATACATTTCATTCAAAGTCATTCTATCTGTGACTCTTTTGTAAATATCAGTAGCAAGCTTATCACAATCAATAGTATTAATATCAAGATCAAAAGAATTCTTGTGCAATATGTCATAAATATGTTTTCTGTTGGTGTCAACATATTGATTAACGTAGTTGTTGTAGTACTGATACGACAAATTTGTTTGTTCCATTGAATCGTTATATACCATAACTTTTAATTCTAATATATAATTATTCAATTTTTTATAAAGGGTTTTTTAAGTATATAAAGAATATATTATAAACTATCGAATTTACGATAAAATATCATGAAAAATTTGAATAATAATGATTTTCCGTATGAATTTAATGATATGAATACTAAACAAATGGAATGTAATCAACAAAGACCGGTTTTTGATTTTGATCATGTTGAACCAATATTGAATAAAGAAAACAGAAGATTTACAATATTTCCCATAAAATATCCTAAAATATGGGAATTATATAAAAAACAACAATCTTTGTTTTGGAAAGCAGAAGAAATAGATTTTTCGAAAGATTATGATGATTTTAAGAAATTAAATGAAGATGAACAACATTTTATTAAAATGGTTTTGGCATTCTTTGCGGCAAGTGATGGTATTGTAAATTTTAATCTCAGAGAAAGATTCTTGAAAGATGTGCAAATTATGGAAGCTCAGGTTGCATATGCATGGCAAATGATGATGGAAAATATTCATAATGAAAGTTATTCACAAATGTTGGAAAATATAATAAAAAATCCAGTGGAAAAAGAAAGACTATTTAATGCGATTCAAACAGTTCCTTCTGTTAAACTCATGGCTGATTGGGCATTTAAGTGGATTGAGAGTTCAAAATCTTTTGCATATAGATTAGTTGCATTTGCAATTATTGAAGGAGTTTTTTTTAGTAGTGCTTTTGCATCTATTTTCTGGCTTAAAAGATATCGTGGAAAAGGACAGCATTTTTTAAATGGATTAATAAAATCAAATGAGTTTATATCTAGAGATGAGGCAATGCATTATGAGTTTGCATGTGAACTCTACAAATTATTAGAAAATAAGTTACCAAAAGAAGAGATATATAATATTATGGATGAAGCAGTTGATATTAGTAAAATTTTTACGAATGATGCAATTCCTTGTAAATTAATTGGAATGAATGATGAACTAATGTATCAATATATTGAATATATTGGCGACAGATTGTTAGTTATGATGGGATATCCAAAAAAGTATAATAAGGACAATCCATTTGATTTTATGGTTACTATTGCTTTACCCAGAAAATCAAACTTCTTTGAGCATAGACCAACTGATTATCAGTCTGCTCATAAAAGCAATACAGAAAGAAAAATAGTTAGATTGGAAAATTTTTAACACCATTCGTATTTTAAATTTATTTTTAATTTCTTACCTGTTTCAATAAACAAATTTCTCAAATAATTATAATCAGGTTTTGATTCATATTTTAATTCCCTACAATAAGATAAATATTTTTTAAAACATTCTGGTAAATCTTTGCATAATTTATTTAAAGGAGTGCATAATTTTACATCTCCAATATTCTCAATATTACTAGTCCCTTTTTGTTTTTTCAATCCTTGCCATGGTAATTTGCCTTTTAAAAAGTAAATTAACATATAACCAACTGATTCCATATCGTCTCTTCTTGACGGTTCAATGCCCATATGAACATTAATACTAGTATATCTAGCTGTTCCTGTTAATGATTTATCTGTATTAAAAGGAATATGTTTGCCACTAGATATATATTTTTTAGATAAACCGAGATCCATAATATAAATTTTACTTTTATCATCATATCCAACCATAAAATTATTGGGTTTTATATCTCTGTGAATATAACCTGAACTATGCAACTGTTCCAAAAGAGTGACAATATTAACTCCTAATAATAATACAGTTTCCATACTAAATTTCTTATTTTTACTATTAAATATTTTTTCTAAATCTTCTCCCAATAATTCCATAACCAAAATGTTAAATTTAGGAGTTTGTACAAAGTTGTGGATTCTAGGAACACCATCTAAAAATTTTTTTCTGTGAATTTGCTTGTAAATTTTGAATTCATCATACAAACGAGAATTTTTTTTTCTTTCCTCGACTTTGGCAGCATGGCGTTCTTTAGTATTTTTATCGATTGTCAAATATACATCTCCAAAAGAACCAGATCCAATTTTTTTTTCCATAAAATAATTATCCAAAACACATTTATCCATTATATAACATATTTTATATTTATATAAAAGTTTAACAAATGTCTCCACAATATTATATAACTTCATAAATAATAATATTAACTGTTTTTCTATCATTTAAACAACTGTATCCTAAAATTTCTTTGTTTGTAACATAATTGTAATCGTTATCTAAAATTATCACGAATTCTATATTTCGTATGTATTTTGATAAATTATAATCATTACTGTTCATTATTATTATCGTATCCGCTGATTTATTTAATGTTTCTATTTTTTTTAATTTAGAAACACTATTTCCATTTATATAAATTGTTTTATATTTATCTTTTATTCTATCTGAAATAAATTTATTAATTGAATTATTGTTAGTATATAGTACAATATGTGCGTTTTTGGATTTCTCTTTCCACATTTGATCTATGTCATTTTCGAAAGATTTAATTTTACTATATCCATCAAAATTTAATGTTTTTAGTTTATTTAAATTTATTCTTTGTCTACAAAGAGGGCATGATTTTAATGTTTGTAATGAAGTTCCAAGACACGATAGACAAAATCTATGTAGACACTCAGTCTCACAAGTGTTATTACCCATTGTTTCGGTGCATATAGAACATATATTATTATCTACATTTTGCAAATTTTTATAAAAGGATAGAGATAATGAATCTAGTATATCCATATGATTAACGTATTTATTATGTTCTTTTAGTTGTTCAACAAGTTTTTTTTCTTTATCTGACAAATTATATGTTTTTCTACTTATTTTTACTAGATCATTAACAGATAAATTGTTTTTTGGTTTGAAAACAAAAGGTGAAAAATTAAAATCTATTTTGTCGGTAACTATATTAACAGTTGTTTGTTTTTCTAATAAAAAGGGAAATAATTCCGAATAAACATATGGATTTATTTCTGATGACATTTTTAATATGAAATAATTTTTATTTTTTGTTATTTTGCTCAAAATACTCTTTATTTTACATAATTTCATTCCCTCTGAATCCACAATAATAACATCATCACTATTCACATTATCAAAGTACAATTTATTGGGTTTTAAAAGTGTCAAATTATCAAATAATTCATATTTATAGTCTGATATTAATATTTTTTTTTTCTTAGATCTCATAATATTGTTTAACCACATTTTACTATCATCTATAACAATAATACCCATTTGTTTAGTTTTTTCCAAATTATTAAAAATTTTATCTTTACTCATTATCTCAATTAAATTATTTTTTTTTGTTATTATAATATTATCACCACTCGATATCATTTCAAAAGGACAATAATAATATGTAGGTAAATTAGTAACAACAGCATCAATTTCATCATAACCAATATGTTTGACATTCTTCATATTTTCTTTTGTTTCATTCATAATTTTCTTTTTACATTGAATAATCTGTGAATATAATAAATCATCTACATTATTTTGTCCCAATTCTAAATTCGGTAAAATTAATAAATCTAATTTATTGTTATTTTTTTTAAATTCATAATTTGCGTTTTTTGATTTTTTAACACGAATAACATCTGTTCCAATTTTAATCTGTAGTTCTTTTTGTTGTTCAGTGTATGAAATGTTTTCTGATTCAAAATTTTTGTAACATAAGTTAATGTTCATTATTTATAAGATAACAACATTTGTTTAAAGTTTTTTAGTCAATAAATATTATGTTTATATATTTTATTAATAATGGATTTTTTTTCTGGATCTGTTCCGAATCTTATAAGTAATCGATCAATCAAAAATATGGAAAATATGATAAAAAAAGTTAATCCAGTAAAAGAAACTAGTATTTTGGATATTTTTGGCTCATTTTATGTAAATTATATTGAACCAAATATGTTTGTCATAATAATGTTTATTATCCTAACATTATTTTTAATATATAAATACTACACAAAAGAGGAACCTGATATCAAAAAAGAGATGGATATAACAATGGACAACATGATAGATAATGAAGAACTGTCAATCGAATCAAGTCCAGATCCATTCAATTTATAGTTTGATTTTTTAAAAAATTTATTTGATTATTATATACTTAATGTTTAAAATAATTCCTTTTTACTTTGTTTTATCAATGTTCATTAGTTTTCTAATATTGTATATAATATCGCCTGCGCCCCAAGTTGTGATTAAGAATCCTAGTGTAAATAATGATATATCAGATTTATATGTGGATGACAGCGGAGTGTGTTACAGATATAAAAGACAAAAAATAAAATGTGATGGAATATAAATTTTATTTGTTTATTATATAAAAATGTTAGATCCAGTTCGAGCATATAATTATAATATTGTGTTATCGATTTTTGTGGGAATATTTGTGACAATAATTGTTTATCTATTTATAAACAAAAGTAATGTTGTTATTGTGGAAGATAAACAACTATTGTGATTTTAATTTGTTCAATATAATTTCAGGATTGTTTTTGTTTGGAACAATTATTGTGTTAATTAAATATGATGTTGTATATTTGTTCTCTTCAAATACAAAATCTTTGGGAACATTTTTGCCAGTGAAAAACTTGAACATACTATTGAATTGATAACTATCACATTTTTTGAGTTCAATAATATGATCAATTCTACCAGGTCTAATAATGGCAGGATCCAGCATATTAATTCTGTTAGTAGTCATAATCAATATACATCCGTGGAGACTTGTATAGCCATCCAAGAATGATAAAAATGTGTCGAGAGTAAATGCATCGTGTAAAGTTTTTTTATTATCACTCAATAATAATTTATCAATTGCATCTTTTTTTTCTGTGTCTTTCTTATCATTGTCAGATTGTTTATCATCATTTGGCAAACAATCATTTAAATTAAAATTCTGTAATTGTTTAGAATAAAACGATTTATAAATTTTTTTATATTCTTGTTCTTCTTTCCATTCTCTCTCTTTCTTTTTTTCCAACAATTTCCTGTCATGTGAAATTTCGTGACTGTCAATTTCATCAAACAATATAATGGATGGGCGAGAACCTATATTAGATATAATTGTTGTAAATTGTCTATTTGTTTTGATCGTCGACATATCGATTGTGTGAATATGTCTTTGTGTCATCCAACCTATCGCATAAACTAGAGATGTTTTTCCACATCCGGGTTCACCATGTAACATATAACCTTTTTTCCAAGGAATACCATCTATTTCATATTGTTTTTCGGAATCAATAAATTGCATAATTTCATCTCTTATAATTTTTTCATCATTTTTTGTCAAAAAAATATTTTCCCAATTTTTTTTTGTTTTTATAGTGTAACTGCATTCTTTTGAAGTGGCACTATCATCATTGAATTCATGATTATTTTTTGTTAACGTAAATTTATTTAGTTTGGGATGTTTTTCTGAAATATAAATATTTACTTTATTTTCAAATAATTTTATTGCGTCATAATTTACGGCTCTTACCTCAAAAAAATTTTTTTCGTATGTGATAGATCTAATTTCACCGTTTTTTGTTTTAGCATCAACTTTATTTATATTTTGTACAGAATGATTAATAAAATATTTGTAGTTATCAATGATAATACTAAATTCAGTATTCGAAGGTATTTTTTTAACTGCATCTCTTTGTGAATAAGATCTACCATTAAAACCATAACTATCATCTACATAATATATTGTTTCATTGCATAATTCAAAAATTTTGTCCACATAATTTTCAACCAAAAAATTCATAACCATTCCATAAAACCTATTATACTCATCAGGTTCATCTATTAATTTTCCAAATATTTTTTCATAATAGGTAACTGTAACTAACTCTTTATTTAGTTTAAAAAATTTCTTTTTAGCCTTATGCACGATATTCCAGAAATTATCAAATAATTTCTCTAGCAAAAGAATAATTAACGGAATACCCATAACTGGCAATAATTGAGTATATATATTACTTGTACCGTCACCTCTGTTCATTGTCATTATAAAAACAGGTATACTTGTTTTTATAATATCTTTAAATTGATCCATTGTTTTTATTTTATATAATTTTATATAACTTGATTCAATAATTTTTATTTTTCAATTTTTTTCATAATCTAAAACCTTAATAAATCCATTATTTTCTCTATCTTTATTAACCACTCCTATTAATTTGAGAACATCTTGCATACATTCATATTTTACTTTGCCATCTCTATCGTCTTTTGCTCCCATATCAGGGCCTTTATTTATTTCCATAACTTGTGGATTAAGTTGGTCATCAATTGCAATATCTGCTCCAAACAATTGAAAAGAAATAAAATTGTTTAATTTACCACCACAAATTTTACCAATAAAAGAAACAAATATTTCATTAATCAAATTATAAACTTTATCAAAAACATATTCACTGATAATTATATTTCTGTCAATTAATTGTTTTTCGATTGTGGATAGTTGTCTATCGTGTTTATCTAAATATTCTCTGAAATCTTGATGAGTCAAAGGATGAACATCATATACCCATCTATCAATATAACCAGTTGTAATATTTGGGCCAAATTCTTTACTGTTTTTTTTGAATAAATCTTTGGTGTAATACATAAATCCATTATTATAAACATAAACATCCATATTTTCTTCTTTACAAATAACTAATATATAAAATCTTAAATTTATTTTTCGTCCACCAATTAAATATGGATTTTGTAATAAATTTTGTACAATGACATATCCCTCTTCTTTCGCATTCATAATTTCATTAAGGGAATTAGATATTTTTAATCCCTCTTGTCTCTGGATATTTTTTTTTAATATATATAACTCGTCTGGATTATAATTTTTTTTAAATTGTTCCAAATCTTTGCTTTCGTTTAAAATGTATGTCATTGGCATTAAAGTTTTAGATTTTTCTAGTCCATGATAATTTATTAAATATTTCCATAAATAATCTTTACCAATCAAAAAATCGGCATTGTTTATGATAAAGAATCGCTGATCAGTATTGTTTTTTATGTTTATATTGTTTATTTCTTCATCAATATTATCATATGTACATGGGAAAAACAATTGCCAATCTTTATCTCCATGATTTATTTGGTTATCATTGAGAACCTTGGTTAGAGTTTCATTCATATTGTAAGGACATTGATTGCGCGACCATACAGTATTTTCTAATTTGCTTACATCGATCATATTTTCATTTGTTTGATTATTGCATTGTAAAATATATGCAACAAACAACATAACACAAAATAGTATGATAAATAACAATAATATTTTATAGAATGGCATTGTTATCTGTATATTATAGTGTTATATAATTATTGATGAATATTATTGATCTTTTTAATAATTTCATGCGATTTGTATTCTTTTTTGAGTTGAGCTTTTAAAGATTTAATTTCAACATTCGCATTTTTTATTTTATCATCAGATTTAGTCACCAAATTAATACAACAATTTTTAAGAAGAACAGCTTTTTCTTTAAAGAATTTAATAGCAAAAGTAATAACATTTCTAATTTCGTCGGCAGTTCTTATATAATCTATAATATCAGTTAGTATTTCAAACAAAGAATCAGCGTTTGATTTGCCGTTACCAGTTGAAGCCCATTTTCTAAATTCTTCACAATTTGCGGCAACAATATATAAAACGCAATAAACAATAATTCTAATAACAGTGTCTAACATATCAGATTGAGATAGTTTAATTTTTCTGATTTTGCAAAATTTGACTATTGTTAAAACAATAATTTTGATTAGTTTTACGATGACATCAAGATCTTGAATATGTTCTTTCAAATATTTAAAATCCTCAATATCAACTTTATTGTCTGAATTAAAATTAAATGCATCGATAATCTGCTGAAAATCATCACTGGTTAAAAATCCTTCAGGTAATTTAAAATTTTTGTCAAATATCAGTTTAGATATGTCAGAAGAATCTATATTTTGTCCCTGAACTATTTTATCAAATAGTGATTTCACGTTCTGTAAATCAAACGACATTATATATTAATAAAAGACAAATTATTTTATTGATTAATATATATTATCCACAATATATATTATGGATAATGAAAATATATTGAATATGGTACTATTGGGAATTATTTTTGCCTTATTTATTCACTTGATATTCTCAGTGTTTAATATAGGACTCACTGAAAATTATAAAGTAGACAATGAAAATATTGAGGAAAAAAAAGTGCAATTTAAATGTAAAGATTGTAGTAGAGATCCAATATCGAAAAAGATATTCACAAAAGAAAAAGACAAAAAAAGTAATAAAATAATGTTGAATGATAATGACACAAGTGATCATTTAAGAAAGATGTTAATTAATGATACATCAAATCAACAAACAAAAAAAAGATATACTCGCCAAGAAATAGATGAGTATAGAAATCAATTTATATCTTTCAATAATAATGTAAATCAATCATCACATAACGACGATGCAGTTGATAGGATAAATGATTTATACTTATCAGGTGATGCTGATCTGACTAAGGATTATAACAATATGCCGATTAAAGATTTATTCAACTATTTGACTGGCGATTCTGGTAAAAATTGAATAAAAAAAAATATATATATAAAGACTATGCTATATAATACTTTACATGAATTACGATAGAAATAAATCGAATATAAGAAACATTGTGAACAACCATAACCATAACAAAAACAAAGAAAATAGCGTATATGGACCAAATACTGTGCAACAATTAATTAATTATATTTATTCAACAGTTGAACTTTCAAGATTCAAATACAAAATTATTGAATATGAATCTGATTTAACAATTTTAACAAAACAAAAACATCTTCTTTCAGCAAACTTTAACGGAACAAATTGTCTTCTTGTTTTTACAAAAATAAGAGATAAATATTATTCTTTCATGGTAGACAGAAAAACATTGACATATAACCAAAATCAAGTAAGATTAGATAATGTCAAAATAATACCTGTCAATATCAGACTAGATAACAGTATCTATAATGGAACTATAATGGATGGAATTTATATTCAAAATAAAAAAACAAATGGAAAAATTTTTGTGATCACAGATGTTTATTGTTTTAATGGTAAAAATCTTACAAATGATGATATGAAACACAAATTTATGAATGTGACAGCTTATCTAGAATCCAATATGAGAGATGATAAAAATTTCAATAACTTTAAATTAACTATTAACAAATTTTATGAACCAACTGAAATTACAAATTTAATGAATGATATGGAAAAATCAAAAGGTTTCGACTTCAAAGGATTTGTTTTTTATCCCAATAAGTCTGGAACAAAACTCATATTTTTAAATAATGATAATAATAAACAACCGATAAATAAGAACGCACAAAACGAAATTCTACCAGAACCAGAATTATCAAAGATTGTAGAACAAAAGAATAACAATAATAATAATGTTAAGCCAAGAAAGTATACATATATTTGTAAAACCAACGAACCAATATATGCAACATTAGAACTGAGGAAAACAATGTCACCAGATGTATATAATGTGTTTTGTGTGGACAAAGAAATAATTAAAAATAAAAGTTTATTGAAAATAAAAAAATTAGGAATTGCTCTGATACCTGATAGAACTTGTAGTTTGATGTGCAAAAATATTTTTAGTTCCAAAATGAACGGAAAAGCCTTAATGAGATGTAAATTTTGTCCTGATAAAAATAAGTGGATTCCGATTGAAGAAAGTAAAAATAATAAAATACCCGATTTGTTGTCAAACATAGAAAAATATCTAGAATTGATAATAGATTCTGATTCTGAAGAAGAAATGGAATAAGCGTTTTTAATCTTTGTTAATTATTTAAGAAAAATAATTAAGATAGTTATATTATCAGTCGATCCCTTTGCAATGGCATGCTCTGCTAATTTTCTTGCTATGTTTATTTCTTTATTTATTCTTTTTTCGAAAGTGGAATCATAGCACTCATTTAATATGTAATTAACTGCATCAGAATTAGACATTACATCCCATAATCCATCACATGCCATTATAATAAATTTGTCAGAGTTTTCTATTTTGCGCTTGAAAATATCTGGCAAATTTGTTACGTATGGACTGGCATCTAAATCACCAAATGCTCTTGACACTGATAGATCTTTAATTCTAAAATCAGAACCATCGTAATAAATTTGTCCTCCTAATTTTTCTATTCTTCTTTTCTCTTCTGGCCAATTTGGTTTGTGATCTTTTGTCAAAGCCACTGCAATATTATCTGTGCATATTACGCAACGACAATCTCCCGAATTTATTACATTTATAAAGTTTTGACCCTCATGTCTGAAATGTATAACTGTGAGACAAGTTGATCCGCAATTTGTAGAAAATTCTTTGAATTTCTCTTTTAACAAATTTTGTAAATAAACATAAACTCCATTGATATAAGAATTCTTTAATGGATATTTGACTCTTTTATCAACAAAAAAATTTGGCAGATTTTTTGCTAAAAATTTTGATACAAATTTTCCTCCATGTCCATCATACACTCCGAAAAAATTAACATCAAGTAATTCTGGTTTTTCGTTTTCAATATTTAAAATGATACTGTGTTTATCTTCGTTTTGAGGTCTTTTACCTTTTAAAGAAACTGAATGAATATCCATATTATTTATTTGACTATATTATTAAATTATAGAAAAAATATCATAAATTAAATCAAAAGTTTTCACAACAATTTCCGTCTAAAATAACACCTCTTCCTACAACATTTATACCTTCGTTATTGTTCTTTCCAATACTAACAGTAACCTGATCACCTATTTTCACGCAAATAGGACCAGACATTATTTTTAGAGTCATTTTATTATTTTTAAATCTGAGATATTGACACAATCTATTACTGGCATTTACATTAAGCCATATTTTTTCATTTTTGAGAGATTTCTTCTCATCCCCAAAATATTCGAATTCAATTTCAACATCCTCATAAACATTATATTCATTTTCTTCCTTGGAGTCTACAGCTATATTGCCGATGAGTCCATCATTTGCCGCAAGTGCTGGATCAACATCCAATTGTACACCTATTAATCCTCCTGGTATCGCCATTTCCAAATTGTTGGTTTCCGATTGTATAGATATAATTTTTGTTGTTATAGGTCTGTATTTCCACCTCTTGCTTTCTGGATCATTAGGATTATATTTTTCATTATTTGAGACAAATCCAGGTTTCAGAATCATTGTATCATTTTTTTTTATCAATCCTTTCACTAAACTTCCACCAATAACTCCACCTTTTAAATTTTTGATACTAGTTCCTGGTTTATTGGCATTAAATGATCTTATAACGATCATTTTACCACAACTATTGTGATCATGTTTTGGTATTTCTAATTTCGCTAATTCTTCGCATAAAACATCCATATTCAATCCGACTGATGCAACAACTGGTACAATGGAAGAATTTGACAGTAAATCTTTTGATATTTGCTTTTTAAATTCTTTTATTTTTTTTTCAGCATCCATTTTTTTCAATAGATCTAATTTATTAAAGCATATAATTTTATTTGGAACGTTAACCAACGTAGTTGCTCGAACGTGTTCGATTGTTTGAGGAGCAGGTACTTCTGGATTATTTAAAGATTCTACCAAAATGGTATAATCCATTACACATGTACCATTAAGCATAGTTGACATTAATAAATGATGTCCAGGAGCATCAACTAGACTGATATGATTGACTAAATTCATAGTTCTTCCACAGTATTTACAATTTAGAGCGTCAATGTTACTGGCTGTCGACGCATAACACTGAGGTGATTCACAAACATCACATTTATATATCTTTGCGTTTGCGTAACCTAATTTGATAGTAATATTTCTTTCTTGTTCATTTGAATGCTGTTGTGTTTTTTTGCCTGTCAACGCTTTAACTATCGTGCTTTTGCCATTAGATACATGTCCTATTACACCAATATTTATTACTGGCTGGTTTTTCATAATATTGTTGATATCCATTGTGATAATATATTATACCATCAACTGATATATCTAATAATATATTTTACTTTCAATTTTTTACAATAATTTTTTTTTCTATTATACCTAAAATCAGAAACATTATCATAAATATATAAGTGACGCATAACACATTTTTAATGTTAATATTTTTTACATAAACATTTTTTGATGTTAGTTTATACATATTTTGTCTTAAATAAGATATTGCTGGTGAGTACATATTTTTTAAATGATGATTTTTGATTTTATTATTTTTTAGAGCACTGATTATGTCAATGTCGTCAATTGTGATTTCTTTCAATTCAACAAGTTTATTTATAATTAATCTGACAATATTGAAAAAATCTCTTTCTATACAGGTCAGTAAAATGTTTCTGTCATTATTACAAATTTCTTTTAAATTTATATTTTTATCTAGTAACATAGTGATCAACTGTTCTTTAATGGATTCAGAAAGTTCCTTATTTGATACAACATGATATACTACATTTTTTGATTCTGAATCAATGTAGTTTAAGTTAATACCTTCACTATGTAACAAATATTTGTAATATTTTGAAACATTTTTAGACTTTAAACAAATTGTTAAACAGGATGTCATTTGTTTTGTTGGTTCATTAACTAAATATACTCCTTCGCTCTTGTATTTGGATAATACTTCAACTAATTGATCATAATTATTATTTATAGCAATATGCAAACAATTATCATGATTACTGTCTCTCAAAAATGGATTTGCTCCTCTGCTTAACAATAATTGCGTTGATTCTATTCTGTTTTGTTTTGTGGATATTATTAGTGGGGATTCATTTGAAGTGTTTAAAATATCAAGTTTTGGATTAAATCTCAAGAGAGTACCAAGAATATTTAAATTGTCAACATTATCAGACAAAGTTTCTCTGAAAAAAACAAATATAGGTATTTGATGAATATCCTCGCCATTCACTAAATTATGTCTACCATATTTTAATAATAAATCTAATTCCATATGTTTTTTTAATTGAATACAATAAGTTATCACATTTTGATCAATAGCATCATGTAAATTTGGATTATTCAATAATAAAGTTAAACATTTAAAAGAAATTGAGCTTTTTAGAATATCAAAAATTAATTTATCATTTATTTTAATATTTTGTTTGTCCTCAATAATTTTTATCATTTCAAGTTTTTCGAAATCAATAATTTTAGTATTTAGTAATATTTCTCTAAACAAACAAAATGGATTAAATAATTGTTCAGAACTTATTTTTTTAATTAATGTTTTAACAGATTTATAAAATCCTAAATCAAGACATTCTTTCAAAACAGTGTTTACATTATCAGGAATAATACAACCTTTTTCTATCAAAATATCAACTAAATTATCATTGTCAATATGTGATAAAGTTAATGTTAATATTGTTTTATTATTGTGAGGATTAACATAATTTATATTTGACATTGTATCATTGTATATTTCATGAACTATATTGTGCGAATTATTTTCAGATGAACTGTTCATCAAATGATATCTAAAAATTTCAAAATATTGCTGATTTAATAATATTTTTAGGATTTTTGTGTTAATTTGATATTTATGATATATATCATCAATATCATCACAAATATTATTGATTTTATATAAACATTCTACGCCAGTAATATTTGTAACATAATTTTTAGTTGATATTTCAGGAATATTCATTAATTCTATTATTTTTTTTGAAATATTAATGAGATTGAAATGTGATGATGAATAATAGTTTTGAAACGAATAGGTAAGATCACACCCACATAACGAATTTTCTATATATTTTATTATGTCATTGTATTTGTCACTGTCTTTTTTGAAAAAATGGTATATTTGTTTTAAAATATTAAAATTCACTAAAAAAGCGTAATATAATGCAGTTTTATGACATATATGTTTTAGGCATTTATGTTGACACAATTTATATTTTCTCTCCAAATAACCATTACATATTTTATTTTCAAGATAAATAGTTTCACCTCTTGAAATGAGTAAATTTAATTTTTCTAAATCGTTTAATAATACAGTTCTCTCTAATTCTGTTAAATAATCTTTTTCCAAAATGATATTTTGATCTGCATCTGTTATAAAAATATATTTTTCATTATCTTTCATTCTTAATTAATATATATTATTTTTAATACATATTATTTGGTTGTATTTTTAAACAAGATGCAAATATATATTTATATTAACAGCATCTTTTTTTTGATTTTCCATTATTCAATAATTGTTTGTGATCTGTTTTGGAATAAATAAAATTATATTCTTTAAATATGCTGATAATGTTTTCAAAATTATAACCCGAATTATCACCCATATAAACATAATTATAAAATTCTGTAATATCTTCGTAATAAATTAATCCCATTTTTTCCAATTCAGATAATATTAAATTTCTTCTGCATTGAATCATATTATGCTTATCAGCTAATTTGAGAGCATTTATATTTTTAATCCTAGCTCCTCTTTTTAGTCTCTTTTCTCGAGCCCAAATTAATCCACTAACACCGCCATACTTTTTGTGGGCTTTATTTATAACATCGTCATAATAAAAATAAGTTGTTTTTCTTCCATGTTTATTGATAATTGTGTTTTTTGATAAATGTGCAATATCATGATCATTCAGACAAAATTTTTTTTTAGCATTAGTTTTGCTTATTAATATAAATGAATCTTCTTTACAATCATTGCACAAAATGATCTCATTATTACTATTTATATTATTTTCAATTGAAATTCTGCACGCATAACAATAGTTATACCCCATATTTATACATATAAATACTCTATATTATATTTTGTTTTTGCACATATAATTAGTGAATCTAACAATCCATTAATAATAATCAGATATAATACTGTCATTCAGACTTACATTTGTTTTATTGTTAATGTTATTATTGTCGTTAATATTGACATTAATATCAGTCATAACGTCTATATTTTCATTAATCTGTGTGTTCTCGATATTGTTAGAAATTATTTCTTTTTTCTTTTTGTCATATTTTGAATGATATCTATCCATCATTTTATTCAAAAACACAATATCATTATCTGTTAATTTATTATCAACAAAACTACCTCCTCTCACATTTTCAATGCCAAAAAGAAACATCATATAAAATACGTACTTGTCTAAATCAAAACTATCAACATTATCAATAATTGTGTATATACTCTGTGGTTGATTTATTATAACCCATTCATTCCATTTTTCAGGTTCGTTTTTTTTTAAATAGTGATTTATAGTTCTGTGAATAGATTTTGTCTCTTCCAGATAGAACTTATTGTTATCACACACAAATATAACTATTTTAAGCGATGTATTTTTTTCAGTGAAATAATGTGATAGATTTGAAAAATATTCAAAAACATTTTTTTCTATTAAATCCACAGTTTGATCTACTGTATTTAATAAATTAGTAACCGAATTGCTTATTTTATCAATATATAGTTGCATTATTATAAAGCTGACAATATTATATACACCATATAATAAATTTTTCAAATTTTGTCACAAAAATTGAAAAAAAAAACATTAAGAATATCATATTATGAAAGAATATATATATACACAATGAGTTTTATTGAAGAATCTGGAGACTTGTTCGATTTGGATAATAGCTGGTGTTTGGCCCATTGCGTCGGATCTGATTTTGTCATGGGAAAAGGACTTGCAGTACCATTCAGAAAAAAATATGGTAATGTTGAATGGTTATTAAACAATTCTAAAGGTATTGGAAGTGCTTTGTTATTGGACAAAAGTAAAATAGAAAGAAATGTATTTTATCTTGTGACAAAACAATCTTCCAAATATTCAAAACCGACCTATGAAGATTTTAACAAAAGTGTGATGGATATGTTTAACCAAATTTCAGCTTTGGGAATAAAAAAATTAGGATTACCAAGAATAGGTTGTGGTTTAGATGGTTTAGATTGGAATGTAGTAAAAAAATTTATTATAGACAATAAACCAGCAGATCTAGAAATTCGCGTCAGATATATCAATCAGTAAATTACTCAAAAGATTTTTTTATAATCGGCACAATTTGCTCTTCGGCTTCTTTATGTTTTTTATTATATTCCTCTTTGCCCACAGATACATTCTGGTCAAACCATTGTATATATTCTGTAATTATAGTTTGCAATTGTTTGAACATTTCATCTCCAACCTTATTTTTAAAATCTACAGATGAAACAAAGTTTTTAGTGGTATGCAAATAAGTTTCAAAACGATTTCTTGATTCTATGGTCTCTTTTAATATTTTATCATTTTCAGCAAATTTTTCTGCATCTTTATACATTTTTTCTAATTGTTGAGAAGTGAATTTTGTATTATGATTAGTTATTGTGATATTTTGTGTGTTTTTAGTATTTTCTTCAGTTGCAGACACATTTAGAATACCATTTGCATCTACAATAAACTTAACAATAATTTTGGGCACTCCTCTTGGTGCCGGTGAAATATTTAAAAGTTCAAATGTTCCCAATAAATTATTATCCTTCGAAAGAGTTCTTTCTCCCTCAAATATTTTGATAGTAACTCCGGGTTGATTATCAGTATATGTACTAAATGTTTTCTCAATTTGAAATGGTATAACAGTATTTTTAGGAATAAGTGGTGTCATTATTCCTCCGGCTGTTTCTATACCTAAAGATAATGGAGTTACGTCGACCAAAACAATGTTTCCTAATTTAGTGTTATCATTATCAGACAATATAGCCCCCTGAACAGCTGCTCCATAAGCAACTGCTTCGTCAGGATTTATATCTATTTTTGGTTCTTTAGAGAAATAGTCTTTCAACATTTGTTTTATTTTTGGTATTCTTGTGGAACCTCCGATTAACACAATATCTGTAATCATTTCTTTGGATACATTTGATTCACTTAAAACTTTTTCTATTGGAATTAAACATTTTTTAAATTCTTCATCACACAAAATTTCAAACTTTGATCTAGTCAATTGCACACTAAAATCTATATCGTTATAAAAATTATCAATGTTTATATTGACATAATTAGCACTAGAAAGAATTTTTTTAGCATTCTCGGCCTCCTTTTTGAGTTTACTTTTTGCTTTTGAATTTTGTAATAATTCTTTCAACTGGTTAACATCTAGTTTAGCTTTCTTAGAAAACTCTTGCAAGCAATATTCTACAATCTTATTGTCAAAGTCCTCTCCGCCCAAATGAGTGTCTCCTGACGTCGCTTTTACCATAAATACATTCTGATCACTATGATCTATATTTAATAAACTAATATCCAATGTGCCACCTCCTAAATCAAAAACTAAAACCAATCTCTCTCCAAACTTATTCAGTCCGTATGCTAAAGCAGCCGCGGTTGGTTCATTGATAATTCGCAAAACGTTTAAACCTGCTATTTCACCAGCATTTTTAGTAGCTTGTCTCTGTGCATCATTAAAATAGGCTGGAACGGTTATAACAGCATTGATTATTTTTTCATTTGTATAATCCTCAGCTATATTTTTCATTTTAGAAAGTATAGCTGCCGAAATTTCTTCCGGATACATTTGAACATCATTATTATTCTGTTTGATCGATATAACTGGTCTATCATTTCCGTCATTCATTACTTTAAAAGGAAAATGTCGCAAATCGCGTTGTATATGAGGATCTGAAAACTTTCTTCCCAAAAGTCTTTTGGCATCAAAAATTGTATTGGTAGGATTTGAAACTATTTGATTTTTTGCTGATTCACCTATTAATCTTTCTTCATCTGTGAAGGCAACATAACTGGGAGTCGTGTTATATCCCAATTCATTAGGTATAATCTCTACTTTTCCATTTCTGTACAGAGCAACGCAACTATAAGTTGTTCCTAAATCTATGCCTATACAATAATTATTCATATAAAATACGATATTTATTATTCTTTAAGCAATAAACTAATTAGTTTGTCCGTCCAACATTTAATTTTTGTTATGTCATTTTCGTTATTCTCCTTTGAATAAATCATTGTGATATATTCCTGATATGTTTTGGGAGTTATCAGGGAAATTTCATCAATACTAATTTTGGTATTTGATTCATTATGATTAGAACAAAATAATGATGGTTTAATTGTGTAAATATTTTGAAGAGGATTTTTTTTGTCTCCGCTGACAAAACCAATTTTTGTTTGGAAAATAATTATTTTGTCGAGATATTTTTCATCAAAGTCTTCCAATAATTTATAATGTTCTTTTTTAACTTTAATAAAAGAGTTGGAAATGTGATAACCTACAAAAACATAAAAACAATGTGTGTTTAATCTGTTTATTATATTATTGGCTTCTAACAATGTTTTTAAAAAAGATTCGTATTTTGAATCGTACTTGGATAATTGTTCATAAAGTTTAAATCTATGATCAACAGAATTTAAAATGTATTGATCAGTTAATTTACAAAAATCTTCCATATTTTCTACAGAATCAGATAAATTTAATATTGGATCTAATATTTTGAACAAATCAATCATCATAAGCTGTGATGAAACAACGGTTTTATGATTATAAATTTGCTTGTGTAACGAATATCTGGTATCATACATTTTTTTTATTTCAAACAATACTCTTTCTGGATAAACCAGATTATTGTTAATAATTTTAACATGTTTGACTAAACCTTCATGATCGAAACCACTTTTTAGACCTAAAACATAAGAATCTCTGGCAATATAGTCAAATTTATCTACATCAAGACCGTTAAATGAATTCGAAACAATTTGGTAAAGAAAACCGGTATTATTTTCTTTTGGACTAATGATTGTTTTCATAAACTCGATATCTGAATCTGTCACAAGTTCTCTCAAGAACTCGCTTTTTTTGATAATTAACTCTAATAACAATTTTGATCTCTCTTCATGTGTGTCATTTGGATGTGGATTCTTTTTGGTAGGTAGGAAAAAATCATCAAAAACGTGACTAAATGGACCATGGCCCAAATCATGACATAATGCAGCTATTTTAATCATTTCACATATATATTCATCCACCAGAAAAACCTGTGAGTCATATTTTCTGGAATAATAATCTTGTAATTCGTTAATGTTTTTTAGATAATTCTCTATATCTGCTACCAATGTTTTTTTAATAATATTATTGAGAATTTCACCAGCCAAATGATATGTTCCTATAGAATGAACAAATCTATTATGATGAGCATTGGGAAATGCGTATTTACATGTACCTAATTGACTAATGTCACGTAATCTTTGAAATTCAGGAGCATTGATAATATGATTGGCGATATTACTAATTGAAATATATCCATGAATACTGTCATGGATAGATTTATATTCGACTATAAGATGCTGCATAAGTAGCTAAAATAATGTGGAGTACTGTTAAGACTATTATATATATATAATTTCAATTTTTTTATGACATAGAAATCAAACTAGCAATACACGATGTCATTTGACAAGGACTATCAAACCCTTTTGATATTATGTAAGATGAATGACATATTTTTTCTAAAAATTTGTTTTTTAAATTCTCATTCAGTTTCGTTTTATTATTTCTTATCATATATATCATATTCAAAATTATATCAGATTCCATAAATCCAGAAGCTTTTAAATCTAAGAAAATACCCACAGCTTTTCTAAAATTTTTTTCAACACATGCGTCAAAGATACTGTTTATTATTAACGGTTGAGGTTTATCACAAATTGTGTATATATGTTCCTCCAGAACTTCTTTATAACAGTTATATACTAATTGTAAATTATTTATTGCGCTTCTGACATCACCTTGAGAAATCATTGCAATAGTAGTTAAAGCATTTTCTTCATACTCAACACTTTCTTTATCACAAATAAACTTGAGTCTATTCAATACCTGGTCATTTGTTAATCTCATATATCTCATTATGTTACATCTTGATTGTATACTTTCTATTATATCAGCAGAACTGTTACATGTGAAAGCAAATCTTGTTGTGTTATGATATTTTTCCATCAAACTGCTTATTGATATTTGTGCTTTTGGTGTCATATTATCTGCTTCATCAAGAATTACAATTTTATGATCAGCATATATTTTTTCTTCACCATTGTTTAATTCTAATTTTTTTTTACAAAAACTCGTAATGGTATCTTGCACAGCTCTAATACCTCTATCGTCTGAAGCGTTTAACTCCAGAACAGCATCCTTTACATATTTTCCATATAATCTAGACACAATGCATTTTATTGTAGTTGTTTTTCCTATTCCTGGAATTCCAGTAATTATTAAATTCGGCATTTCTTTGTCAGAAATTATTTTATTTATTTTTTTTAATAAAGTTTCGTTTAATATCAGTTCTTCTGTTTTTTTTGGTCTATATTTCTCTATCCAAGGTATTTGGTGTAATTTACTCATTTTATGTATAAACAAATATAATTTTTAAGGTTTAAATATTTTATTATCAACTTTTTTATTTTAAAACAAATAATCATCATAACTTGGTTTTTTAAATTTTCCGCCATCATCGTCATCATCTGAGTCATCATCTGATTCATTATTTTCTTCTTCAGAATCTTCGTCCAGACATTCATCATTCGGGTCTAGTTCTATAATTTCCGCTTGTTCGTTCATTTTTTCGTCTTCTTCTTGTACTTTTTGAAGATCCAATATGTTCTCCAACTTTGGTATATATATTTCTTCAGGATGTTCTTTTTCATATTCGGCAATTTCTTGTTTTGTCATGTTGTATTCATCTTTAAGATGATCTTGGAGAGATAAAATTTGTTGATCATGAATATAATAATTTTCGATTTTGTATTTGCCCTTTTTATATTGTTTTAATCTTTGTTCTCCCTGGTTTTTATATATGGATATTTCATCTCTTATATCAATAATTAATGGTCTTAAATCTCCAACTTTTAATATTCTTCTCATTACTCTTCCGACAGACTGTACAATATTCTTTTTGGAAGTAGCTAAAATCACAGTATTTAGTCTATCTATGTCCAAACCTTCGTGAGCCATATCATATGTTCCAAAAAACATGTCTCCATAGTCTTCCGCATCTTTTCTCTGTGCAGGTTTCATTCCTCCAACATAATAATATGTTCTATATTCCATGGGTTCTAACAATCCTGATTCAATATCATCTCCTATTTTTTTATCTATGGAATCTTTTAATAATTTTAAATGTTCTTTTCTACCGCTTAATACTAATACTTTTCTCTCTGGATATTTTCTCAACTCATTTAAAATATTTATTATTTGAGTATTTCTGTCTTTTATTTGAACAAAATTATTAATCATTTTTGTATGACTTGGTTTCATTTCACCGTTACGCCATTGTTTTTTTTCAATAAATAGCTTATCCTTTGATTTAAATCTAAAAACTTTACAAATAACTTGTTTATTAACTTTTGCCTTCTGTCTGTAATATATGTTTCCCAAATTCCAAAATAACACTTTTGTCAGTTTGTCTGGACGAAAAGGTGTTGCTGATAAGGCAAATACATAAGGTGCACCACACTTTTGCAAACCTTTCGAAAAAACCGGACTTGCATAATGATGACAATTGTGAGCCACTATTCCTGTTGTTGAGTTAGTGTCAGAACCACACACTACAAAATTGTGATTATCTTCTACCTCAATATCGTACACATATTCATTGTCTTTAGTAATTTTTATTTTTTCAATATCAGATATTTTAATGTATCCATAATCCAAATACTGATTGTTCCATTTATATTGTTTAAAGTAATCATTTAATTTAATTATTTTATTTGTACCTTTTTTTGTTGTTTTTATGTAAAAATATTTTGATTTCAAGTATTCACATTCTATTCCTAATTCGTTTAATTTTTTGACTAATCTTTTTTGTGAATCTTCATCAAAAGAATATGTGGAGAATATGAAAGACTTTTTATTTTTATTCATAAATGCACAATCCATAAACCAAATTGCTATTCCTCTATAATCAATTTTGTCTATCAGCCATTGAGGACAAGTTGTTTTTGTCTTTGGAAAATCATAATCTATGCCAACCAATTCTGTCTCAAAACTATTTTTTTTATTATTTTCAGTTATATCAACTTTAGAACTAAACATTAATGCTTTCCATTCATAATACTCTTTTTGTTTGCATTCATATTGTACTTTCAATATATATTTACCATTTCGATTCAAAATATTTCCTTTGCCAAGAAAACTTCCTATTACAATTTGTAGTTGATCATCATTTATTCTAACAGAATTACTTATAATGTGCATATCTTGTGTCAACTTATGTGCTTCAATATAACCATTTACAGTCAAAATTTTGTGATTTCCTGTACATATTATTATTTTATCACCCAATGTTATTTTGTATAAATTATCTGTTATTCTTTTTTCCCAAGCATATGTTAATTTTTTATATTCAAATTCCTTTGTTATTTCATTAAATGATTTTATTAATGGTAGTTTTTTATTATTTTTCCAATTGTTATATAATGTCCCTATTCTGATTGGACCATTATCTGTTAAAATTAATTGATCAAAAACGAAACATTCATCCACAACCAATAATTTAAACCCTTCAAAAATTTTATCATCATATTGTTTCAAACTAATGCTCTGAATCATGCCTATCACAATATCACAGTCATGATCAGGTATTTTTTCTCTTTGTAATATTCCAATTTTAGCATTAGTGAACTGTTTTGCTCTATCCACCCATTGAGTTAACAAAAACGATTTATGCACTAATACCATCATTTTTGCTTTTAAATATGCTCCCAAATATAGAGCCATAACTGTATTGTGAGTTACAGTGAAATCTCCTAACACAAATCTTCTGTTACCATCAATTTCAAAACCATAATATTCATCGTTACCAACTGATTTAACTGATATTTCATATGTCAAGTCTGTGTTTTGATTCATATATCTTATTTTGTTGTCTTGGTGCAAAACTGGAATTTCATCGGTATAAACAGTGTTATTGACATAAACATCATAGTTATTATTATGTTGTCGTTTCACCGAATAACAACTGAATCCTAATGATCGACACAAATAAACTATATCGTTTACCAATGTTAGACTATTGGTGTTAAACTTATATCCAGTATCGTCAATTGACATATTATCATGAGAATCAATCAATCCAGCAAGAACTGCTAATCTAATATCTTTGGAATTACATTTATAATGAAGAGGTATATGTTTATTATTTAGTAAATTAAGTTGTTTCATTAAATCATTAAATTTATTACTTTTTTTTGATATTGGCACTATGTTATACAGTAATTTGTGTTGTGAACGGCAAATATTCCCGCTGTATTCTAGACGAACATCATATATTTTTAATTTTTGTGAAATATCATTTAAAATTTGTTTATTGTGAATTGGTATTTGATATATATTGGAATAATGATTTCCAACTAAATAACCTAACAAATATGGATCAAATTGTATTTGTTTATTCTGAAAATCAATAGGTACTCTGTATCCCTTTAATGATGAAATCATATTTTTGTTGGATTTTAACAAACCATTATAATCTTCCACTGAAATATCTACAATGCAATCTTTCGAAAAGGTTTTTCCCTTTATTGTTATGGGAGAATTTGCAGTCCATTTTAATGAAAGTATATGAGATTTATTTACTGTGTATTTTTCTTCTTTGAATTGAATAATATCAAACATTTCTTCTTTACCTCTTGCCAATGACATAACTTTTCTTGGAGTACTATCATCGCCCATTAACAAATCACCGATAATAACATCTTCCACATTTTTAAGAGATCCATCATACATTAAAATTTTAGTTCTTTTGGCCAAACATTTACCACTAGCACATGAAACAGACAAAATTCCTCCATAATGTTTATTTAAATGTGGAATGGTTTTATCTAAAATTTTAGTTTGATTTTCCCTTAAAGAACCCAAAAATTTATAATTACTGTCTACACACAACAGTTGGTTAGAACTCGGTAAACCATATTTTTTGATACCATAAAATCTTGGTATAATTATTTTTGTTTTTGTTTCAGAAAAAACAGGAAATTTTTTGACATTTTCTTCCCCTGGTATATAAGGTTCAACAGTTAATTCTTTTTTTAATGATTCCAATTCTTCGCCCAAATCTTTTTTTTCAATTTCATATCCCTTTTTAGTTATTGTTGTTTGTAATTTTGATGAAGGATTTGTTGGAAGAATGTTTTGTAAATTTGTTAATTCTTTTATTTCTTTTTCTGATTCTTTCTTAGGCTCCTTTTTTAATCCTTTTTTAGATTCTTTTTTTGGTTCAGATTTTACTGTTTTCTTTATTAATTCTTTTTTTGGTTCCTTTTTAACTGTTTCTTTTTTAACTTCTTTTACGATATTAACGTTTTTAATTTTTTTAATAATTTTTGTTTCTTTGTTTTCTTTAGATTGAACCATATGATTGTAAATTATATAGCTTTTTTTATTTATGCATTTGTAAATTCAATATTTAAGTATTATTTTTAATAAAAATATAATGATTATATATATTATATGAACTCTCTAGATAACACGTTTAAATCATATTTCCCTTTTGTTCAAAATGATGTTTTTACCATAGCTGCATCTTTAATTTTGATTGTCTATGCTGCATTTATAGCACCTCAAATTTCTGAACAATTTGCATCATTTTTGGGAAATCCATTTGTCAAATTAATAATTTTCCTAGTAATTGCATATATTTGTAGATATAATCCAACTGTGGCTGTGATTGCTACAATAGCTGTCATAGTTTCATTAATGAAATATAATGAGTATAAAGAAATAAGAAATACAATGAGCAACGTAATGTTACCAGGAAATATGATGAATTATGAACAACAATTTATGGGCAGTGAATGGGAAGCTCCTGTATATAACAACAATTGTCATAATCAGAATTATGAAGAAGAAATAAAATATAATGACGATGCAATTAAAGCAAAATTAAACGAAATACAATTCCAAAACAAGATCCCCAAAAAAGAAGTTATTTTAAATAATTTAGAAGAAATTGGAGATAAATTATCAGGCAATAAGGATAATGATTTTACAGTTGATAATTTGGAATTATTGAGATGTATGGGTAATGACAAGAAAAATGAAAATCAAATTATGGATTATGATGAACAAGAAGTATCTTACGCAAATTTTGATAAAGATTAATTTTTATCTTTTATTTTATTATAATAAATGGAATATTTTGATATTATTGCAATAATGTTATTAATTATTGTGATTTCTGTGGTAATAGGTTTAAATATTGTAAATGTGGTTGGAAATAAGTTAAGTGAAATACAAGTGAATATACCTCCTTTTCCAAAACCTAATATTGTGGTTAATATAAATAAAAATGGAATTAATGTTCAAGAATCAAAAGAAATTGAAATTGAGAATTTTGATGGTAATTTAAAATCTCCCAATATAATAAACAACATAAAAACTAAACATTATGAAGCCAATTTAGAAAATCCTGACGATAGAGATGTTGTGGAATATGGCGGTTATGTTTGCCAGAAGGATCAATCTGATCAAACGAATTATGAAGATGTTCCTGTGGAACAAAACAATAATATTGTGGAGGAAACTAATTATGCTGGTAATGGTAAATGTAAGAGAGCTAAACCAGATAATACAGGAAAATTACAGATAAAAGATGGACAAGTTTGTGGCAACAAACAAAATATGACACCTGATAACTATTATAAAATTTATCGAGCGTATCCTGCTAATTTAAATGATACCAAATTGAGAGGATATAATATTTCCAGTCTTTCTTCTTTTGCGGGTGTTAGGGATATTGGGAAAATAAATTTAGATAATAATTTGAAATATGCTAAACCGGATGGATATGTATTTTAATTAAAATTTCATGTTGTTTTTAATATTTTTTCATTATGGTATTAATATAATAATGAAAAAATATACTTTGTATCAAATGCCTTTATTAATTGGAAATGGTAGAGACAAACGTATAAATAAAACAAAAAATAATAATAGAATTGTTAATAATAATGAAGGTAATACAGTAGAAGAATTAAAACATAAAATTGGAGAAGAAAAATTCATGGCAGATTTTAAAAAATATTGTCCAGATATTCCATATACACCAGCAATACTTCCAAAAAAGAAAAGAATCATTGTTTTGGGAGATATTCATGGTGATTATAAGTTGGCTATAGAAATGTTAAAATTAGGTAAATTGATAAACGACGATAATGAAAATGATATTAAATGGATTGGTGGTGACACTGTTGTTGTTCAAGTGGGTGATCAAGTTGATAGATGTCGACCGAATGGAAATTTATTATGTGATAATCCAGCAACTACACCAAATGACGAGGCATCTGACATTAAAATATTAGAATTATTTACCGATTTAGATAAACAATCCAGAAAAGTGGGGGGTATGGTCATATCATTAATTGGTAATCATGAATTGATGAACACAATGGGACAACTATCGTATGTTTCGTATGAAGGAATAAAATTTTTTGAAAATTATAAAGACAAATCACGACCAGAAAAGACTTTTGAATCTCCCAAAAAAGCTCGTGAATATGCTTTTGCTCCTGGAAATGAATTTGGAGTTTTTTTGGCATGCACAAGGGTGCCATCAGTTATAATTGGCAGTAATTTATTTGTTCATGGTGGTATTATAGATAGTATTGTCGAATATTTGAAGATTAACGAAAAATCTGATATTGAAACTATAAATGTAGCTATAAAGAAATGGTTATTGGGATTATTAGACAAAAATAGTGTTGATAAACTAGTGTCTTCTGGATCAAAATCTATATTTTGGTCAAGAATATTAGGCAGTATACCTCCAAATACTGATATTTCTGATGATATATGTATGTCACATATCTCCAATGTTTTAAAAATATTTAAAATTGATAATTTGATAGTTGGTCATACACCACAAACTTTTATGTATAAGAAGGGCATAAATGGTACATGCAGTGAAAAAGTTTGGAGAGTTGATAATGCCAGTTCGTCTGCTTTTCACTTATTTGATGATGAATATATTAGAACAGGTAAAGCTTCAAAAAGCAGACAACCCCAAGTATTAGAAATATTAGATGATTCTACTTTTAACGTAATTCATTAATATATATTATTTATTCTTCTTTTTTTCTTCTCTCTTTCTTTTAATTTCATCTTTAGCCTCTTGAATGATTTTTTCCAAAGTACCCTTTCTCTTATCACTCATCATTTTATCTAGTGCTATTTTAATAGCTTTGTCCAGATCTTTCTTCAAATCCAATCCAGTTTCTTTCAAGTATGTTTCCAAAACAGATGATAATTCAATACCTCCAGTTATTCCATTATCTTTCATAGTTTTTTTTGCATCTAATCTTTTTCTTATGGATTCAGGTAATTCTTTTTTTGGTTTATCATCTGAGTCATCACCTCCTCCTTTTGTTTGATTTCTCTTATTTCTTCTAGGATATTCTTCAGAATCTTCACTCTTATAACTATTTGAATTATCAGAAGGTGTTGCAGAATTATAACTCTTGGATCTAGACATAGATGATCCAGTAACATCATCTTCATCATATGTTTCTACACTTCTAGCACTTCTTGACATATTTCTCGATCTGTCAGACTGACTGTATTCTGAATTATCTGATTTTTCGGAATAATTTTTTCTTTTACCACCAGACATTTTTTGGAAATATGCAGAATTGGAATATTCAGAGTATGCTGTATTATCAGAATATTGCATTGTATCAGACATAGTTTGAGAGTACGATGAATTTTGAGAATATGGAATATTATGAGAAAATTGTGAATATGGGATAGAATATTGTGAATTAGTGTTATTTGATCTATTTTGATTATCATATTTTGGTAAATTAGGTTTGACATTCATATTTTTATCACTTAACAAAGACTGTATATTGTCATTTACTTTTTTTGCTTCTGTGGAGTTATTGTTCATAAAATTTGGCATTGGAGATGTGGCAGAAAGATTGCTAAATCTTTCACTATTATTTTTTGGTAAAAATATTGAAGTTGAAGACATGTTTGAGTTGTTAGACATAATTTATATATATTTAAAAAAGATTAAATTTTATATATATTTGTTTCTATTTAATTATGATACCAAAAAATTGAAAAAAGATATTTAAACGCACTCTTGTTATTATTCATAAATATATTTATAGACAAAAATGGGAGTTCCAGGGTTTTTTTCTTGGTTAATAAAGCAATATAAGGAGGATAAATTAATAACAGATAATTTACCAGAAAAGGCAGGTATATTGTATATTGATGCTAACTGTTTATTTCATCCACAATGTTTTAAAGTTTTGGAAGGATTGCCGAATGAAACAAACATAGATAATTTGGAAAGTAAAATGATTCAAAGAATATTAAACTATATCGATTTTTTAATTGGTTATGTTGATCCTCAAAAAATGGTATATATCGCTGTGGATGGTGTTGCTCCTTTGGCAAAAATCAATCAACAACGCAAAAGAAGATATAGATCTATAGATGATAATAATTTAAAAAATTCCATTAAAAGTAAATATGGAATAAAGAGCAATAATATATGGAGTAATGTATGTATAACTCCAGGAACAGAATTTATGGAAAAACTACATAATAAATTGTCCGATCATTTTAATAAAAATAAGAGAATTAAAATTATATATTCTTCATACCATAGTTCAGGAGAAGGAGAACATAAAATATTACAACACATCAAGAATTTACCAAATCAACTAAAAAAATGCGTGAATGTGATTTATGGTTTAGATGCTGATTTATTTTTCTTGTCAATGGCAAGTCAGTTAGACAATATTTATCTTTTAAGAGAAAATTCTCAGCTCGGAGGAAGAGATAAAGGTATTGCGGATCTTTATGATATAGTTGACGATGTAGCAGAAGAATTAAAATTTGTATCAATCGACACAACAAAAAATTGTTATAACGAACAAATTAAAAATATTTTAGAAACGAAATTAGAACAAATAGATTATGATCGTCCAGAGATAAACACAAACATTAATTTTTGTAACGACTTTACATTTATGTGTTATTTGTTAGGAAATGACTTTTTACCACATTTCCCATCAATTGATATTAAAAAAAATGGTCTAGATATAATATTAAATTGTTACACAGATATTTACATAAATTGTGGAGAAAATTTAATTCAAGTGGACAAAAATGATGTTAAAATAAATAATCAGTTTTTTGTGGAATTAATTAAAAAAATATCAAATTATGAAAAATATTTTTTTACAAAAATTTTACCGGAAATTAATAGCAGAAAACAACACAGACGTTGTCCTCTCAGTGATAAGTATAGTAGAGAGATATGGGAAATGGAAAATATGAAAAATATAGAAATCGATGATCCTATTAAATTAGGTGAGGGAGAAGAGGAAGATTGGAAGTTCAGATATTATGAACATTATTTTCACACAATTGAATATCAAAAAGAAACAATCAAAGATGTTTGCGAGTCTTACACAAAGGGTCTCAAATGGGTAACAGAATATTATTTCAAAGAATGTAGTGACTGGAAATGGCAATATGATTATAATCATGCTCCATTCATATCAGATTTGTATAATTACATTAAAGCAAATAGAAATATAAACAATATAACATTTAAAGCGAATGAACCAATCAATTGTCTCACTCAACTAATGTGTGTATTGCCACCCAGTTGCTGCAATATGTTACCTCAAGAGTTTAGAAATTTGGTTACATCGTCAGAGTCTCCAGTTATTGACATGTTTCCGACTAAAATAGAATTAGATATGATAAACAAAGATTTATACTGGCAATGCGTACCAATGATACCAGCACTAAATATTGACAGAATATTACTTGCAACAAAAAATATTAAATTTTCTGGAGAATATAATATAAGAAATAAGAAAACCAAAGAATATATGTATAATTAAATCGCGTTCACACATAAAATAATGAAGTATAATATTTGTTTATATATATATTATAAATGTCAAATAAGAGTAATCATACACTGAATTCAAAAAATACGAGTAATCACACTATTCCAGTTAGAATAGAATTTATTAAAGAATTAATGAAGGATAAAGATTTAAAGCCGATGGTAAATTTTGATAACACAGAAACAGAAAATTTCATGGGTCTTGTAAAGGATGATAATGGATTTGAAGATACTCCTGACAGTAACGACACTCGCTCAATATTAAACAAAAAAAAATTTAATTTGGGTAAAATAATAAATCAGATAGGTGGTAGACTAGAATACATAAAAAGTGGAACAACCGGACATACTTTTAAAGGCATTATAATGGAAGACGGACATGAAATAAATTATGCTGTCAAAGTGGTAGCTTATCCCAAAAAAGACAAATATGGTGATATATATGATACTTCCAGACCCGAAAATGCAGAACTCATGATGATACGATTGCTGAGTTATTTTGTTGCAAAAAATAGAACTCCACATATTGTTCTGCCCATATGCACATTTAACACTAGTATTACTCATTTTGTTACTTTAATTGATGATAATGTTGTTGACGCGAAAGATCCAGATGGATGTGGTAAAGATTCAAAATATGCAGATTTTGTTGAAAAATATAAAAATGGGGAATTCTATGATGATGTTTCTATATTGATAAGCGAATGGGCCAACAAAGGAGATTTTTTGGATTTCATGAGAAAGAGATACAAAAACTTCGAGTTAGAACATTGGAAGGTTTTTTTCTTTCAAATAATTTCAGTTTTGGCAATCATACAGTCAAAATTTCCTTCTTTTAGACATAATGATCTCAAAGCTAATAATATACTCATTCATAAAACTGAATCACAAACTATTTTTCATGCATACAAAATATGTGACAAACATTTTTATGTTCCCAATATTGGATATCAATTAAAACTATGGGATTTTGATTTTTCTTGTATTCCAGGTATAGTTGATAATGCAAAAGTATCTTCTGATTGGACAAAGTTGATTAATGTTACTCCTCATGAAAATAAATATTATGATATGCATTATTTTTTCAATACTTTGATTAAAAAGGGATTTTTGCCTCAAATATTAACAGACGAATGTGTTCCTCGAGAGGTAAAGGATTTTATTGGTAGAATAGTTCCAGAAAGATTTCGTCAAGGTAGAAATGTTCATAAAAGAGGTAGAATATTGATAAATGACGAATATCTTACCCCTTGGGAAGTTTTATGCAAAGACAAATTTTTTGCCGAGTTCAGTGATCCTTCGTTTAAAACAAAAATGTTGAATGAATACGCCAGCGTAAAACCGTCTGCAAAATCAACAACCAATAATAAAAAAAACTTTGTAAACGAAACCAATAAAACAAATGTTAAAAGTTTTTTAAATAACACAAACTTAGTTAATAACACTAATAAAATAAAAACAAATGTCAATAAAATTCCCATTGACAACATAGTCAAAAAAACAAACAATATGGTCAAAAAGACAAATAACACAGCAAACACAGTTAAAACGTCGAAACGTAAAACAAAATCTAAATACAATATTGAAGATGTAAAATTAGAAGATTTGTTGGATGACTAAATTTTAAAATATATTTTGATTTTTTATTTTTAAATTCTTTTGTATAATATATATGAAAAATCAAAATAAATACGATCAAATTGATTTCTGTTTAAACACGTTATATGATTTTTTTTATAATAAAAATGATAAAAATTGTTATAAATTTGTTCCAATAGTAAAAAATGAATTAACAATTGAAAAACTAAAAAAAAACAAAGATTTTATACCTGATGAAATATTTAATGAGAAAATTGATTTTTTTGGATATTATAACAATAAATGGTATTTCACCAGATCATCCGGATCTAGTTATCCATGTTTGTTATGTGTAGGATATTATAATAACGACAACATAAATTATAATGATATGGAAAGAGGAGAAATAATAAATATGGAAATTCATTACGTTTTGAGTGAATTAGCGGCAAATGAAGGACTTCGACATATATTACTTCCAATATTTAATTTTGACATACAATATGATTTATTAATAAAATACAATAAGATTTTTACAGAAAATATATCAAAAAAAGAAGAATCAGGAAAAATGTATGTGTGTATCTGTGAGAACTATTTTCCAGCCAAAACACTAAAAAAATATATTCAGGAAAAAATAAATAATCTGGACGATGTTTTTTGGAAAGTAATAATTTTTCAAATTCTTTATTCATTACACAAAATATCAGAGAAAATAAAAAATTTTAGACATAACAATTTAAATTTAGAATCCATTTTTGTAATAAATACGGATGACAAAAAGAAAACAAATACGTATAAAATTGGAAATACGGTCTTTGAACTTCCAAATATTGGAATTGACATCAAAATAACTAATTTTGACAAGAGTTATAGTAGCGATTATTTCAGAAATAAAAATACTAATAAAAACACTGAAAATCCGTACTATGATATTCATTATTTTTTGCAATATATAATGTTTTTGACAAAAGAACATAAATATATCAATGCGGATTTAGATAAATTTATTAATGATTTAATTCCAGACAAATTGAAATCAACAGATGAAAAAAGTTTTGATGGTCTTGATGAACAACTATTTGATTTAATCCCAGTGCATTATATGGTACCAGCAAATATTCTCAGAAAAAATAATTTCTTCACACAATTTATAACTAAAAATATGGATTTATCAGTTTCTCCTATAAATGATGATAAAATGCAAACATCTAGATTGAGCAAAAAGGATAAACATGTCGACTACTATTTTTCTTCTCCCACTGATAATTCAGATGAACCTCGTATGTTAGGAAGAAATATTAATTATAAAAATAAAACATATAATAATAATAATAATAATAGTAGTATGATTCAAGGCTCTCGTAAATTAAATAGACCAAATATTATAAAAAAAAATAGTGTAGGTGATGACATATTCGAAAAGGCAGAAGTTGCTTATAAGAAATCCACCCAGAATAGAGATACTGTAACTAGAAAGAGTAGAGAAGATATGAGTAGAAGCAAATATAATAACGAAGATAAAAATAATTATAAAAATTATTATGAAGATAATAATGTAGAAAATTTAGATGAAGTTGAAGAAGATTTTAAGGGAGTGTATGATGAACAAGATATGTACAGAGAAGAAGATAAAAAATCAAGAATGAAGAGACAGACATACAATAAGGAATCTGATGATAGCCCAATAATGAAAAGACAATCACGCAATAAGAAATCTGATGACAGTCCGAAACAAATTCGTGATGTGGAAATGGAAGATTATGAAAGTGATGAAACTGTTAGAAATGATGATGTGCCTGCAGAAAAGTTTATTAATTTATTAAAAAGAGCGAAGGGAAATACCAAAACGAAAAATGATAAAGTAAACAAACAAAAAAGATCCAATATTAAATCCAATGATTATGAGGAAAATGATGACACCTCAGAAATTAGTATAACTCCAACCGATGATAATAAAATGACGGGTATGCCATCATACGGATTTAATTCATTGCCAGACAACACCAAACAGTATTTAAATAAATTACCTGAAGGTTATTCTGGAGAATTACCGGATTCATTGAAATACTCAATGCCTAGTTTTAACCAAGTTCCTCAAACGTCTAATCCTATGATGGAAGCATTAGGAGTTCAACCAAACCAAATTATGAACATGATGCCACAGTCCAATCAACCATCATTACCTCAAGCATTATCTAATAATTTTAGTATGCCTGGAGTAGGATCAGCTGCTCTCAAAGGACAAAATCAACAACCTTTGCCAATACAATTACCAGATCAACAGGCGATGATGCCAAATTTACCAATGATGCCAAATTTACCAACAATGCCAACAATGCCAACAATGCCAGCAATGCCAACAATGCCAGCAATGCCAACAATGCCAGCAATGCCAGCAGCAATACCAAATTTACCAATGGTGCCAAATTTGCCATCAATGACTCCAAATATGGGACAACCAATGCCCCAAATAGGTGGAAAAAAACAAAAGAAGGATTTTTTTTTTTAAATAGGGGGGGAGGCGAAAAGATAATACCGCTTTACAAAGATCAAAAGAACACTCCGTTTATTTCAAATGAGCAAAAAGAAATATATAGGGATAAAATGGGATCTCAATCACAACAAACAGCGGTGCCACAAACTACTGGTTTTGACAGTAGAAACCCCCCGATGGTTAATTTACAAGTATATCAACCTACTAAACCAAAAGACAAACCTCCAGTAGATCCAAATACTTTTATAGCATCAACAGTGCCAAATGCTTATTTCCCTCCACAAATGGGAATACCACCATATTTTTGGAATCCATCTTATGGCCAAACAAATCCATTGAATATAATTAAAAATTATCAAATAAGTACATCAGGTCCAACAGATGATCATTCAAAATTATCATATATATTTGAAGATGTACTACCAGCCAAAAATATGAGTATGTCATCAACAACTATTAGTGAAAGAATATCAACACATGATTATGTGAGATCTGTGATGTTTAGTAAAGGAGATGGTTCTCAAGTTAATTTAGATGGTAAAGATGCAAATAGCTTAATTTCACATATTAAGTTTATGGATCTAAATCCCTACAATACATACAAATTTTCTAACAATCCTTATAAAGGATTACCTGAAGGATTTTTAATATACAGATCATGCTATCCGATAAGACATGAACCAATGACAAGTACTGTATCCTGTGCAAAGAATTGTATGGGAGCTAATGTTAGAATATATAAATTAATAAATGAAGCATATAATGTAAACACAACTCAAAATACTAATTTGATGCAGTTTGATGTTTGGAGAGATGTTGCGTACTATGAATATGTGAGAGAACAAATTGTAAAAAGAAAAGAATGTCCAAACTTTGTAATTATGTATGGATATTATTTAAATGAAGATAGTAAGATTGATTTTGATAAGATTTCTACTTTGAAAGGTAAAGAAGGCTCTAGAGAACAAAAATATGTATCTGTATTCCCAACTAAACAAGAAATAAACAATACTCAAGTGTTGAGTAATGGTTCAATAGTTAAACCAACTCAAAAAATATCAGATACATCAAAGTTTCCATTAGACAAAATGTTAACAAAAGGATTTACAAATACAAATTGTCATTTAGGTCCATGTTTAGATACCAAAAATCCAATGATTTTCTATTCTAATCCAAAAGCATATTCGGGTAAAGTATTAGTGGCTTTGACAGAATCTCCATTGTATAATTTGTTTAATTGGTCATCTAAAATATACCAAGCAGAAGGAAACATAAGAAGAATGATAAATACTGGATTCCATTCAGATAAAGTTTGGTATTCTGTGCTTTTCCAAATAATGGTTATTCTTTACACTCTTCAAAATCATGGTATTATATTTAACAATTATGATATTGAGAATAATATATATATAAAAGACATTAACCCTCATGGAAATGTCACAAATTATTGGAAATATAAAATCGAGGGTATTGATTATTATATACCAAATTATGGTTATGTTGCATTATTCGATAGTAGTTTCTTGGACACAACTAAATCCGAAACTAGTGTTATTTTATTAAACAGACAAAAATTCAAAATTTCCGGAAAACCATTTAATGATAATATGCCAGATGAAGAGATACATGCAAGAACATTTGATCAATTTAAAAGAACGTTCAACACAAATATATTCAGTCAATCATATATTGATTTTGGAGGATGTAAACCTTCAAGTGAAATAATTAGATTTTTAGAAAAAATTATGAATCATACAACAACAGATAAAACAAATAATATTGGAGATTATTTCCATAAATTTATGAGACATTTCATGAACAACAGAATAGGTACTTATCTTAAAGAAACTGAAGTTGTAAGTATAAGAAAAAATGATATTAAAGATTTCTCCAAAGGAAATATAGTTATTTACGAAGAATCAGCAGGAACATATCGTTTTGTTTTGTATATGGGTCAATCATCACCTGGAGTGTGTAGAATTCTCAATAAAGATGCACGTTCAAATGAAATCATCGAAATGGATGTGGCTGTATCATTATTGTATCAATATTCTAAAGTTGAACCAATTATCCAAAATTTCAGAGTAAACGAATCGAATTTAAATGAAGATGATTTATTGGAAACATACATAATAAATAAAAATTAAATTAACAAAATTTCAGTATTATCATCATCTTTCAATAGTACTAGACTATTATAATCTTTTAGAGAAAAATTCATATAATCGATAAATTTTTTTTCACCTTTTTTTGATTTTTGTATTGTACAGAAATCAACATCATTTTTAATAATTTTAAATATATCTCCTTTACTGTCAATAATATTTTCATCATCTACGAATAATGATGAATTGCTAAAATATTGATATAATAGAAGTGTTTTAATTGAATAGGGAAAATTAAAACACAAACGATGCGCAAATATTGAAAATTTTTTAATAAATTTTTTTGTATTATTCATAATATGTTCATTTAAATCTTCATTATTCGAAATATAACAAGTGAATTCCCACAAAGATATTGATCTTTTCCCAAAAGAATCTTCTTTTATCTTATTCAAAAAAAATGTTAATATATGATCAATAATTATTGAATAATATGGTTTTCTTATTATTAGATTAAAATGATTAGTGTTAAATGTACTTTCAGTATTTTTTATTTTTTTCGAACAATCAACAACAAATGTGTAAATATCGTTATTAAATCTGGTGGAAAACAGAAATTTTTTGTGTTTTAAAAAAACATCAATATATATTGGTTTTTTTGTGGAATAGTACTGAAAAAAATCTTTGAAAAAATCTTTGGAATCCTCTAAATCTTCATATTCTGCCAAATATATTATATATTTGTTAGATTCAACAAAATCTTTTGATTTGATAGTTCTCTCGTATTTTTCTTTTTCTAATAAATATAACAAATATGATGGAAAAAAGAAAGACAATTCGGAGTTGTCTTTAATTAATGATATTGTTATACAAAAAGTATTTACACAAGTTTGTTTTTGTAGATCTTCAAAATTTTCGTACATATTGATATGATATATTATCCAATATATATGTTTTTTTCAGACATTTGATTTTTCAAATTTTGAATTTTAAGTTGAAATGTAAAAAAATAAATATTAAATATTTTATATAATATATATGAACTATTCATCATTAGGAACAAACGAAAATTATAGAAGCTCATATCCAGACTATGATTTACCTACTTTCGAAAAATTACAAGAAGAAGCAAATATAAAAACTCAAGATTTTTCTGAAATGGCATTAAAAGGTGATTTTTACAGAGCATGTGATGGTGATTCCAATGTTGATCAAGTGGGAAAATTATACTTTTCAGATGAAAATATGAAAAGAGTTCAAAAAATGATAAAGAGAGAAATATATACGAGAACAAAAGGTGTTTTTAGATTAGATACTGATCAAGATGAAAGTGATTTATTAGTAGCTATGAGAGCAGTTTATTATGAACATTGTAGATTTTTGCCATCTAATATAGTCAGACAGGTGAAAGAATTAAATAGGAAATTATTGGATTATATTATACCAGATGTAATAACTCAAATAAAACAATCGTACGCATATATACAAGAAATTAATCAGCCTCTAAAACCAATTGCTAGACCTATAAATGTAAATAATGCAGGAAGAAGAACATTACCTAGTTTGAGTAGTGTTTGGGGGATATAAGTTAAAGTACATTACATAGAAAACCACACATTAAAGCCTTCTCTTCCAATTTTTTAAGATTACGATTACCTTTTGATAACGCATTTTTATTTTTGTCAATTCCTTCTTCTAAATTCGACAATAATTTGTTATGTATTTTTAATTCAGTATTTATCTCTTTACTAACACTATGTAAATTTTCTACTTTTACTAATAATTTTTCTACAACTTCATCTTGCAATTGTAATAATTGATCTTGTTTGTTAAAAGTGTCAGAATACATTATAATTATATATGGAAAAATTTAGTGAATATATCATTAAATTTTATTTTCAATTTTTTAAGTTAATAAAATTAGCAAACAGTTAATCTACAGAATGCAGATGCTTCTGGTTTCACGTATACATAAATAGTACCTCTCTTGCATGCTCTAGAATCGAATGGTTCAATAAAGTCAGTAGATGAAGTGTATAAACCACTTGTGCATGGAACCCATGAAATTGGTGGATAATCTTCATATGCACCAGTATCGCTTCTTATCTTGAGTGCAGATGATTGTGGATCATAAATAAAGCATGATTTATTTACCTTACCCTTAGAAATATCTTCTGGAACAATTAAACCAGCAGAACTTCCCACAATAATTTCTTTGACTGGATCTCTTGAAGGATCTCTGTTAAAGCAAGATTTTTCAACCATGACAACGGATCTTAATGTGAATGATTCGTCACCCACGTTTAATGATGATGGATAATTAACTTGAACTTCATTAATTGTTTCGAAACCTGAAAGAGTGGTTGGGAGCATAGTGAAATTATGTGGTGCTACCAATCTTGCAAAGTTAATATTTTGATATCTTCTGTTAACATAAAATACAATTAAATCTCTGCTATATATTATATTCTTCATTTTAGCAACAATCATTTTATTTTCAACATACATGTCAGGTTGTGCCAATGATTCTTGTAAGTTAACAGATAAATTTGTACCTCTCAAGTCTAATGGTAATCTGAAGTTAACAATAGGTATTGAGGTAACTTGTGTCAATGCATGAGCACTCATTGGGTAATTAACTGTCATTGTACCTCCGAATGGTGTTATACTGACAATTGTTGGTCTCAATGAAAATGCACCCATTAACTTTCTAAGAATTGTACCTTCATCTTTCACGAAAGTCATATCTGGTGCATCAAATATACTGTTCTTACATTGTTCTAAAGCAGCCATAAAGCTAGCAGCGTCAGCATCATTTGGATAATATCTACCATTTCTCAAATCTCTAACAGCCTTCCATAATTCAACTTGTAATTTGGTTCTATGTAATAAATCTTGCATTGGGCTGTCTCTGAAACTAGCACATGCAATTTCATTTGGATCTGTTATAATGTCATAGAATAATTCCCAATCAGGTTGAATTTTAATTGGTTCACCTCTTTGTCTTTGAGCTACAACGTTAGAAATACTGCCAATCAACATATGTTCATCAATGTATTTAATTCTTGGTAAGAATAATGCTACTATAACTGGATGAATGTAATTGTATGCATTCATTTTACTTCTATCAAATTTACCAGTTAAAGCTTCAGGTGCCATATCTCTATAAACTAAACTTTGTGCTACAACTTGACTGTGTAATGCCAAACTGCTTTGATGTAAAGCCAATATTTCTTGTAAATATTTTCCATCATCTGCTTTGTATGACAATTTTCCAACATTGGAGTCAGGAGTGTATCCGAGAGTTTTGCTCATTGGTGTATTTGGAACATTGTAAACATTAACACCTGCAATATTTCTATCGCTCAATGCAATGTTGACAAATGCATGAAATTCATCGTCAGTGAATTCATATTTCTTCTTCAATTTCTTTGCCTTTTCTATAACTCTCTGTGTTCCAAGGTGATTATATCTGGTAAGAACCAATTGAGCGAATTTTTGAGCTTTTCTCTTAATATGATTCATTCTCTTCTCATATTCACTATATATTTTGTCTACAGTATCTTTATCTGCATATTTTTCTCTTATTTTTCTTAAAACCTGAGAATCATCTGCATTTTCTCGTATCAGCTTACCGACTTCACCTCTTGCATCACCTCTAAAATCAGTGCTGCTGTTTTCTTTAGTATTCGTGTTAATACCTCTCGTATCTGGATAAGACATTAAGTATATACTATATACACATTATTTTTTAAATTTTAAAAAAAACTATATTTTAAAATTAAAATAAAAAAATTATGTTGGATTTAAATTTTTTGTAATTTCTTTTTTCTGTTTAGATGTTAAATTTATTTTAGTGGATTTTATTTTATCAACTTTTAATAATTTATCTATATTTTCTAAGGATAGATTATATCCTTCAAATAGATCTGTACACTCTGAAATTCTATTGTCTTCTATCAAATTTCTCATAAGTTGGTTTATATATACATAATCTTTTATATTCATGTTTTTGAGAAATTCATTGACTTTTAATATATTCTTTTTATTTATCTTTTTAATAGAAGTTCTATTTAAATCACTCGGAAAATCAAGTCTAAAATTTTTTGGTTCATCACTGTTACTTATGGAATTTATCAAATACGATGGATACACGCACGCATAAAATCCATGTACTTCATGAATACTCCAATTTTGATTTCCATATATATAATTCTCGATAACATCACCTTTTGATAGAGATAAAGTTATATCTTTTGCAGTATTATATTTTTTTAGTTTGTCTGTTTCCATATTTATCGATTTTATATAATTTTCTTGCATCATTAATGGTAAATTAACTTTGTCAGTTTCGTGATATCTCAATGTATCGTCTATTCCCATATACTGATGAATAATATTGCTCGATGCTTTGAACAAATCATAATCAATGTCTTTTCGTTTCGCTAAATTACAATATTCATTAATTATTTGATGCGTAATTGTTTTATTTTCATACACATATTTTATGTCTTGTAATATTGTCACTAATCTTCTAAAATCTTTTTGAGAATGCTCAACTATTTTATTACATACCATTCTGTCTTGTAAAACAATTTTTTCCTTTTCTCTTATTTTGTTCAATAATATCATCATTGTATCGGGAAAAGGTTGCCACATCATTATTTCATGAGATTTCTTTTTTATTTCATTTATAAATTTATTGTGCTGATTATTTGAAATGAATATTATAGGATAATGCCATCTTAAATCATTACTTTCTATTAACGCCATGACACAACCAATCTCTAATTTTGAGACTAGTGACTCAACTTCGTCAACAACTAGGGCTGATTTTACTTTTGTTCTTTCTTCTATCATATCCATAACATCTGTTGTATTTGTCAATCTGTCAATTAGATCTTTCATATTTTCAGCCTTCTGAATTCTAGAAAAATTTATTGTTTGAATTTTATAACCCAATTCGTGAAGTATGGTATGAACTGAACAAGTTTTTCCAACTCCGTGATTTCCAGTAACTAACAAACAACTAAATGGACCTTCTCTTTTTTTTGTCTTTTTTTTAGATATTGTCATATCATTTTCATCAACATCATCAACCAATGTTAAATCATTATCATCAGTATTATCTTCATCCACTAATGTATCTATCACAAGTTTACTTTTAATGACTCTTTTTTTTCTTTTTGCCGATTTACTATCTTTATTTTTTTTTATTGCATCTTTTTTATTTTTATCAAATGATTTTAACCAAGCACATATACCATTTATGGCCTTATAATTACCAATAATTTCTGATATTTTTTTGGGAGCATATTTGTCGGTCCAAGATGTTGATGTCTTTTTATTTGTTGGATCAATAGTTTCCATTGGTATACACATAACAGTATTTTTTTATATCAAATATATTTTATTCAATTTTTTGTCAAAAATTGATTAAGAATCATATTGATATACTATTTAGTGAAATATGTATAATCCAAGTATGAGAAATATATATTATTTACATATTAACGCACCATCATATTTTTTCGATATTATGTGTTCCAATCAAATTCCAAAAGAAGAATTAGATAAAATATCGAAAAGAAATAAGGAAAAATTTTTAGAGATAAAACATAAAAAATCACTAAATATATGGTTTGATGAGCTAAAGAAAATATATGCCAATAACTGGAGTATTGTAGAAAGCGAATACAATGTGATCTCCAATAAATATAATTTTGATAAAAAAAAATTATCAGATTTATGTCCCAGTAATATTGACAATGAATTAGATAAATTGTTATCTTTAATGGAAGAAGGGGATATTGTTTGTACAGATTTATATAGAGGAGTTGGTTCATTCTATGTGTATAATGATGGTGACACAATGAAGAGCACAAAAACAATATCAGAGTATGGTTATGTTTTACCCAGTGTCGCTCAGAGAAAATATACTGATTATATAATCAGATTCAAAATGATTGATTATTTGAATTTTACTGATAATGGTAATATTATAAAAAATTATCCATATGGAACATTGTCTTTGAAATTATGTGATAGAAATTTTTTGTTAACAGAAGATTATCCAGATGATATATTGAGTTATTGGAATTTTTATTGCTGATATATAAAAATTGATTTATCACAATCTTCATCAGAATCATACTCTTCCAAATATCCTTTTATTTTTTCTATAGATTCCGCAGACTCACCATCAGAATCAATTTCATCAGTATGACCTGTCATTGTCATTCCTAAATTGACAAAAAAATCATCATTTAATATCATGCCATCATTTATTTCCCTAATAAATCTTTTTTTGTTTATGTCAGATTTTGGCCTTATGCTTGGTATTATTGATTTTATTCCTCTTTTAGTCAAATGTATCAATTTACAATCAGTTTTACTACACACACCATTCATCAAATCTTCATGACATATTAAATATTTTTCGTCTATTGTACCATATTTGCAATTGTACCCTCCCTGACATACTTTATTCTTGCATTCATCGCAAAGTTTTGTAAATTGTAAAAAAGTTTTTGCCAATTTTTCGTCTTTTGATAAGTCAATATTAATATTTTCACTTGAATTTAAAATATCATAGGCCTTTTTCTTGATAAAATCAACATTCTGTTCTTCCAAATTATGAGCATACATACATTTGTTTCCATATGTACATTTTTTATTTTTAAGAATATTATTACATAACATTTTTTTCTGATTTTTTTCCAAATAGTCAAATTTTGAAAATTTAGATATTTGTTGAAATTGTTTATTTTTTTTTGTTTCTACAGTAATCCATTTATCATTTTTATTATCCATAATATATTAATAATATATTAATTTATTAAAAGTAACTTGACTTTATGTAAATTATATCAACATATGTTATATGATAAAAAGATATGAAGAATATTATGAAGAAAAAAGAAAAATATTTGATATTTTTTTTAATAATGAGAAATATGATTTATGGTTTGAAAAAGAAGATATTATTCATTATTCATCTAGTTCATATAACATAGTTGCTCAATATGAAATATTAGGAATATATGACAACCGGACAAATGAATGGTTTTGGTCTGATAAATTGCCATTTGTTGATAAAAGTCTTACCAAAAAATCAATGCATATCAGAAAGAGAATTAGTAATTTAAAAGATATTGCAGAAACATTCGGATTATCCTCATTTGTCATAAAAAACATAGAATCTTTAATTCATATAATGCTTTATTATTCTGATGAAAATTGGATAATTAAAACTGTGAATAAATTTAATAAGAATATAGTTGAATTTATACTAATAAAAAATATATTGAATATTTATTAATGAATATTGTCAAAAAAAATGGAAATATATTAAGATTTGAATCATATTGGAGAAATAACCAGAATGATAAAAGTTATGTTGATTCAAATGGAAAATTATTTCCATTTCCCAAAGAAGAAAGAAATTGGACAGATAAAAAGCAGTTTCTCAATAGATTAATTAGAATATGTAAGTTATTGAAAAATAATAAAAAATTTAAACATAAAAAAAACAAAGATTGTCTTCTATGTGATAAAAAAAATATAACAGAAGGAGAATTCAATTTAAACAATGTTATTTGGGAAGATGGATTAATTCACTATATAGATGTACACAACACTAAGCCTTCAGAAGAATTTATTGAATTAATATATAATTTTCAACATGATGATACAAAATCTAATGTACTGAATGTCAATGGAACAATGTATAAAATAAAAGATTTGAAATATCTAAAATTAGATAGAAATCAAATAATGATTATGGATGCATTAATGAGCCATGGCGGATACACAAAAAAATATATTGATAGTAAAAATAAAAATATTTATCGTTATTCAGAACATGCGGGATTAATAGATTTCAATGAAAATACTGTCGATAAAATAATAATATCAGGTAGAACTAACAGAGTTGATGAAGGAGATGAGGAAATATATTTGCCTAAAAATATGCCAGATGCTTTTGATTATGAATATATATTTCATACTCATCCTCCGACGCCAAAACCAGGAGGTAGAGCAAATATTGGTATTCTTTATGAATTTCCCAGTATAAGTGACATTTTTCATTTTATTGACCATTACAATGAAGGAGAAACTCAAGGGTCTTTAGTTATTGCGGCAGAAGGTTTGTACAATATTAGAACAAATAGTTTGGATAAAAGCAAAATTAAAATAAATGAAGATTTAATGTACAAAAGTCTTACAAAATTAATGCAAAATCTTCAATCGGATGCAATAGAAAAATATGGCATAGAATTTTCAACTCAATTTTTTCATTCAAAAATAGCACAAGATTTCACTTTTATTAATGGAATCAATAAATTATTAGAAAAACACAATTTACACATTGATTTTTTTCCCAGAATAAAAGATGAGTTTGGAAATTGGATAATTGACACAATATATTTGCCTATATATGTCATTGAGCCCATTCGATAAACAATTTATTTAATATTATATATAATAATATTTTTTTATAAAGTACTATTATAAATAAATGGAATTCTTCCAAAACAAAATTGTTCAGTGGGTTTTAATAATCGTCTTGGTGGCGTTTATTATTTATTATTTATTCACAAAAAATACTGAAACTTTTAATAATCAAAATATGTTTAGAGCTCCAGCATTTGAAATCGAAAAAATTTATGAAGAACCAAGAGTTCCAGTGGAATATGTAAATCTTGAAAATGGCACTATAATGGCTGGTAAGGAATTCATACCACAGGACACTGTAATTCCTGCTTGGGGTGAACAATATGGAGTTGCCGAAACTTTAGATAATAATGATCTTTCAGATGGTCAAGGCGGTAGTTTTACTTTAAGTAATAATATTTGCAGCCCATCATGTTGTGCAAACCAATATCCAACTCCTTTCGAAATTCCATATGATAGTTTTGTTTGTAATAATAAAGACGAATTAAAACCATCAAACTATGTGTGCAATAATTCATGGCAAAATGCTGGTTGTATGTGTGTCACAAAGGCTCAGGAAAAATATTTGTATGACAGAGGTGGCAATGCATAAAAATAATATAAACGTCAATGTAAACGTCAATATAAACGTCAATATAAACACACAAACATCGCGTAAATCAAAAATTATTATAATATCATAATAGTATAATAATATATGCACCATTTTGAAAAAAATATTGTTGAGATTAAACATGAGTACACAAACTTTTTGACAAATATAATGGCTCCACTTATTTACGAAGGAATAAAAAATATATACGATGGAGCACTTAAAACTGAAAACAAATATAAAGAAGCAATGGCAGTAGATCCAAATATTCAAAACCCAGGAGTTTTAAAAATTTTTCAGTCTTACCTCAAAGATGTTCAAAATTTAAATGATCATTTGATAAATAGTGAATATGAAAGAATTCGAAACGGAAGCAAATGTTCGGATTGGTTTGATGATCTTGTCAAAGCAGTTGTTAAAAGCAACATTATTCTTTTAACTTTTAATGCTTCTGGTAAAAAATGTAAATTAGTAAAAGATAAGCATCATGAAAACATAAGAATTGAATCATTTATTCACAAAAGTTATATTGAATGTGCAAGGGTTTTTTATAATTATCCCGAAATATTTTATCATAATTACAGCACCATTGACATTAAAAGAAATCAACGAGAAGCACATAGTTTAATAAAAGAAGCCATTGCAGAGGCAATAAGAAAAATGTTACCAGTAAAACTAATATTACAAGAATATCTCAAAAAAGATTATGTGGATGATGATAACAAAATTGAAACTGATATACCATCGTCGAGTTACACAAATATGCAAACATTATTAAGAAAAGGAAATTTAGAAGAAACATATGATTCAGATGATGACAAACCACAACACAACAGCAAGTATTCCAACTCTTATCATAAAATATTGGAAGATGAAGATAGTGAATCGGATAAAGATTTTGATGATGAAATTGAAGATTTAGATAAGAAAATTGACGATGATAATGTAACAGAAAATTTCAAAGAATTAATTTATGGTAAAGAGGAAACGAATTTAACTAATAACACAGAACAATTGAGCAATGTCAAAGAAGATGTTAAAGAAAATCTGACTAAAGAAAATGTGGTCGAAGATACTAAAGAAAATATAGTCGAAGATACTAAAGAAAATATTGTCAAAAACGAAATTGTGAACAATAACAACACACAAAATCAACCGAAAGAACCAGAGAAAAAAGTTGACTACGAAAGAGCACAAAAATTATTAGAAAATTTCAAAAAACCTAAAGATCCGTTATTAGAAATGTTCAATCAATATAAAACAAAATTAGGAGGGAATAATTCAGTGGATAAAACAAAAGGAGAAAAAAATATAGAAGATAAACCAAAAGCAGAAAAAAGTATAGAAGATAAACCCAAGGTGGAAAAGTTTAGAGATAATTTTGACTATACTGAAAAAAAAACTGACAGTATAAATGATATAAATATCAAAGTAAATAAAAAAGTCAATAAAGCGAACATTGAAGATAAAAGCTTGATATTAGATACACCCTCTGCATCAGAAATAAAGTCAGATGTGAAACCAGAAAATCAAAAAGAATTTTTCGATAAATTACTAAAATCTTAATTTGTTTTTTTATAATGCAATATTATCTTTTATATAATTATAAAAATGATAAATATTATTAAGAATCCTGTTATAATAGGTTTAGTTGCAGCAACATTAACATACTTGTATTTTATGTGGAGCAATAGTCAAAATAAGGATGATAAAGACAAACAATATAGTACCACTACCACAATATTAGTCACGGGTTGTGTTGGTATAATATTTTGGCTAGCATCTTCTTATTATTTTACTGGTTCAATATTTGGAGAAATATTACCTGAACAACCTGTGATGAAAGTAGAAAAAATGGATGATATAATGAATGATAAAACAGAAATGTTATATTCATCAAGTGATCCCACAAAATCATTTCATTTGATAGGAAAAGGTTTAAATATACCTAATAATTTACCTGATGTTTTCATTGAAACAATATAAATCTCGTCCAAACTGAAAAAATATTAAATTTAATATAGATTAGTAATCTATATCAATGTTGGAAATTAACATTAATGGTCAAGACAGATTTCCCATTCAAATTTTTACTTTAGATCAAATGGTGGAGCATCCAGCAATAGTTATGGTTGCGAAAAGAGGTTCTGGTAAAAGTTATGTGTGTCGAGCAATTATGCATCATTTTCATAAAATTCCATGTGGAATAATAATTTCAAGAACAGAAAGAATGAATTCATTTTATGGCACATTCTTTCCAGACTTATACATATACTATGAGTATAAAACAGAAGTGATCGAAAGAATATTGTCCAGACAAGAGACTATGATAATAAAAAAAAAGAAGAAACTTTTAGAAGGAAAATTTGTTGATTCCAGATCTTTCATTATTATGGATGATTGTTTGAGTCAAAAAGGTTCCTGGGCAAAAGATCCTCCTATTCAAGAATTATTATTTAATGGCAGACATTATCATTTAATGTACATTCTTACTATGCAGTTTCCATTGGGTATTAGTCCAGAGCTTAGAATCAATTTCGATTATATATTTTTGATGGCGGAAGACACTATATCTAATTTGAAGAGAATTTATGATCATTATGCTGGATGTTTCCCTAATTTTTATGCTTTTAAACAAATTTTTACAGAAATGACAAAAGATTTTGGTTGTATGGTAATTGTCAATAGAGGTGCCAGAGTTAACATATTTGAAAAAGTGTTTCATTATAGAGCACCTAATTTTAATGACTACAAAAATGATATTAAGTTTGGTTGTGAGCAATTTAATACATTTTTTGAAAAAAATTATGATCCTAATTGGGCTGAAAAAAAGAAAAGTTTTAATGTTGAACAGTATATGGATGGTAAAAAGAAAAGTAAAGCAGAATTAAAAATTCAATTGGTCGATGATAATAACGATAAAAAGAAAAAAAAGATTACATCTGGCTAATAAAAAATCTATTGATGCTTTCTCTTTTTCTGGTATCTAAATCAGTAGTCTCTCCTATCCATGTAGAAGGTTGAGTAAACATTGCCCTAAATATATCTGATGGATATACTGGTTCATTTTGTTCTTCATCGAATGTTCTTGGTATATATCTATACACTATTTTTTCCTGAACTTCTTTTTTGTCCGATTTTGACAATTCAATAACAACTAATATTATTCCTATGACTAATAATAATAATAATAAACCTTTGTTCATATATATAATTATATTAATTTGATAAAACATAATTATAAAAAAATTATTTTTCAGCTAATTTTCTCTTTTTTTCTTGAATATTTGCATATATATCTTTTAATTTATTTAAATTTGCATCAAGGGTTTGCAAATTATCTTCAGAACGTTTTATTTCTTGTTCTCTTTCAACTATTTTCTCTTTAGTCACCTTATCATTTTCATCTTGTTTTGGTACTTTTGGTTCTTCTGGTTTCTTGTTTTGATTTTTCTTGTTCTCTTGTACTTTTTGTCTGAGCTTATCTTTTTCAGCTTCTAGTTTTTCTTTTGCCGAATTAATTTTTGCATCTTGTAGTGCTTTTCTCATTAATGATTGCTTTCTATCACTTTCTGCTTTCTTGGCTCGTTCGCTGTTCTTCTCATATTCGCGCATAACATTCTGCAATTCTTCTTCAGCATACTGACTATCTTTTACTTTTGTTTTATCGTCAGGACTTGGATCCCAGGGTAACCATTTACCTACTTCTCCAACATATATATTGAACAGTGGATCATCTTGTTGTAATTTTTTGGCATAAGCAGATGCTTCATCATATGTATCAAACACACCACGAACTTTTACGCCTCTAATCGTGGTATTTTTCACTCCTTCAGGGGAAATAAATGATATACAGCAAAAGTGTTGTCCTGGTATTGGCAAATCTTCTTTCAAATGATCTATTTTAATAGTTTCAGTATTTTCTTTATTGGATGATTCTTTTTCTGTCATTATAATATTATTATTTTATTTATTCCTTTAAGTGTTGGTATTATTATTCAATTTATTTTCAATTCTATACGATGGGTAGAATATGTCCAATATAGCGTACAAAATGGCTGCGCACATGGAAATAATCAAACTTTCATAAATTGTCATCTTTTGACTTGGAACATAAACTGTTAGTAAATATATCACTGCAAACACAATAACATATTTTACAAATTTTGTGATATTAGTTTGGAAATCCATATATATTATTATTAAATAAATTTATAAAATACAACAAATAAATAAATTTAATAAATCTTGTAATTTCTCCTTTTTTGTATGGAGTTATATAATAATCTTCTTCTTTCGTATTCTCATTGTCTGAATTATCACATTTTCTCATTCTGATATGTATTATTATAATATTCTTTTATATATTTCGTTTTATTATAAATATACAATTTTATATTTATAATTAATTAAACTATTAGATACTAGGATGAAATTCCCAATCCAAATAATTACATATATTTTTCCATAATATATCCTGTTCTCTCAATTTTTCTCTACTCTTCAATAATGGAAAACATTGTGCATATTCATCCATTTTGATTATTCTAAACATTTTATTGAGAATGTATGAATAATTTAAGAAATTAATTCTATTATCAGGACAAAATTTGTTAAAAGGTTCTTGTGCCTGTTTGAACATCATTTTAACCCTATCCTCAACATCCCTACTCAATATTGGTGGAGGTTTATGAGTCACTTTACTAACAATATAAGGTACATGTTCGTAATATGCAGTGTATCTTAACTTTTTCAATATATTTTTAATTATTGATCTAAGTTTCATGTACGGTAATCTCTTAATTTTTGAATCCAATCTCTGTCTCTTAATTTCTGCTAATATGTTGTTGTAAACGTCATCTGGTATTTCTGTTGACTCTTTTGCTTGGAACTGGTTTAACCATTCAATCAAATGATTCAATCTCTTGTATGGATATCGTGGTTTTTCGGATGTGGCATCTTTATGATTTGGTACTTCTGACTCAATGATGATATGTTCTGTTTCTCCACACATTTGACACACATAAGATCCTTCAGATTGTATTAAAGTTTTTTCCACATCGCAATTAGTACACATCTTAATATTATTAATTCTACTCTTTGCTCCCATATATGCTCTATCTGTTAACATCATATATTCATCAAATAATGTTGCCTTATTTGACACTATTTTTTCTATTTCTTCATATTGTTCTGTATTAGACATTTTTGATGTACTCGCTGTTAAACTTTCTGATGCAATTGATTCTGAAGTTTCAGTTGCACCACAATTTTCACTATTTCCTGCAAAAAACGACAAAATATTTTGCTTTTGCTTTTGTTCAGTCCTCTTAATCCTTTTTCTGGTTGGTTTCTTCACTTTTCTTTTTTGTTGGCTCAAAAGATTTAATTCTACTAATTTTTGTGATATTGGAATAGAATTATCTTTTTCAGATGATTCTTGTGTGACATCATTTTGAATTGCATTTGGTTCTTGATCATGCATATCATCTTGCATTTTATAATATTCTGTTAAAATGTCATTTGCTTTACTATAATAATCTAATTCTTGTAATCCATTTTCTAAATCATATAATTCCTCAGTGACTTTTTCTATTTGCTCTTTGATTTGAGATCTTTTTTTAATATCTTCGATTGTCAAACATCCTTGTTTTTCCACTTCTCTTAATTCTGTATTTAATGTTCTCAACAAATCTTTTTTTTGGGGTATTTGGGATCTTTTAGAATCGAATTCAGACACCTGTTTTCTATGAACTTCATCCAATGTGTTGATGTTGGACAAATATTTTAGCTTCTCAGGTTTGTGTCTAAAAGATGACATTATTATATTTGTATACTATATAAAAACTTCTTTAAGTGTGTCTAAAGATCCACAAAATATCGTGTTTAACATACGTGAATAAGTGACTGTCTAATTTCCTTTTAAAATAGAAACACTTTATTGAAATTAAATATTATTTTTTTGTGGAAAGATAAAAAATATTTTTCTTTAATCTGAATTACTTTTTTATGCGCATATATTGTGATACCGAATTTATCTGGTTTATACAATAATAATATTTTTATGATGATATTTTATAATGAATAATAAAAATAGTAATAATAATATTAATAATTTAAATAATGGTTATCATTGTTTAACAGTATTGATACTTCAAATGATGGCTGTTACTAATGCCATAATGTTGGGATGGAAAGTGAAAAAAATAGAAGGTAACAAATTTGTAATAACAAAGAAAAAGAATCAGCTGACAGAACTGGACAATGATACAGTTAGATTTTTGGACACAATTATGCAATTCAAGCAAATTGATGTTTAAATGTCACTATTTTTTTGAATATAATGGATTTGCAAAAAAAGTAATTCAGATGGCAAATAAAAAATGTGTTATTTTTGTGGACTAAAATGGTATTTCTATATAGGTTTTATAAAAATTCCAAAATATTTTTTGAATCGAAAAATTTATTTTCTTGAACAATAATATATCTATAACAATGGGAGGCGGTTTAATGCAATTAGTAGCTTATGGTGCTCAAGATGTTTACCTTAATGGTAGGGTATAAAAGTAGCAAATACCAGTTACTAGTCATTATTAAATAATGGCAATATTCTCAAAGTCCGATAAAGTCTGTAAAATCTATTAAAGATCAAATTATAATATTTATGTTAGGCAAAAACAGAATATGAAAAGTTTTATCTTAATACTAAACATAATTTGAAATAATTATGTCATAGTCACAATAAATAGATTTAGATCAGTCGGAGCAAAATCCCAATCGGGATGAAGTTAAGAGACTATATGTGAATACGCATTATTAATGTGTAAGATATAGTCCATCCATATGAAAATATGGAACAAATGTACAGGTAATCCACAAATTACTTTAGAATAAGAGTATAAAAGTGATTAATAAATCACTAGTTCCTCAGTGGAGCAACGTTATCTAAGTGCTGGAAAGTCTTAAAGATTCATATCCTAATTTATTAAATTTAATAAAAAGGAATAATTTTTGAATATACAGAGATAATCAGCATCTAATATTTTTAAAAAAATTCATTTAAACGTAAAATTATAATAGTGGTAAAAAATTAAGTATTACCAGAAAAATATATTTTAGCGTTGAAATGAATTGAATTTAAAAATATAGTTCAACGACTATGTGTTAATGGGTCATAAAAGGCTCAAGATATAGTCTAATCTCTCAAGAAATTGAGGGTAATCATGTCTTTAAAGTGGTTTACAGACGTCATACCAATTTCTCTATGGAAACAGTAGAACATACATTGAATGGTAATCCAGATTTTGGCAGAAGTTCAAATGTTACAGTTTTAAGAAATGGTGATTTGGCAACAAGAATATATTTGAAGATTAAATTAAACAGTGTCAGATTAGATTTACAAGACAATCAATCCGATGAAAGATTGAGCGTCGCTTGGGTCAGAAGATTGGGCCACTGTTTGTTAAAACAAGTTGATATTGAAATTGGTGGTTCAAGAATTGATAGACAATTCGGAACATGGTTAGATATATGGTATGAACTTACCCATGATTTCAATCAACAAAGAGGTTACAGAGCTATGATTGGTGATGTCAACGAATTGACCAGATTACACCCAGTTACTCGTGGTGCAGCTGAAATTATCCCAGAATACGAATTATATATTCCTTTACAATTCTGGTTTAACAGAAACACTGGTTTAGCTCTTCCTTTAATTGCCTTACAATACCACGAAGTGAGAATTTTGTTCGAATTCGAGGAAGTACACAAATTAATTGTTTACTCTGGTAATGCAAACTTTGATATGAGAAAATTCCAAATGAAAGATGCTTCTATCTTGGTTGATTATATCTACTTGGATTCTGAAGAAAGAAGAAGATTTGCACAAGTTGGTCACGAATACTTGATCGAACAAGTTCAATTCACTGGAGAAGAAACATTGAATGATAGTAGCAGAGGTACTAGAATTAATCAAAAATACAAGTTAGGTTTCAATCACCCAACTAAGGAATTAATTTGGGCATTAAAGAATGGTGCATATAATGGTGAAAGCACTAGAAATTTCGATAAAAAGAGCAGATTCTTGACCTACACTAATCAAGATGATCAATGGGAAACTTCAGCATTGGATTACGCTGCAGAAAATATTGCTCGTGGTATGATTTCATGCGATAAGCCAACAAATGATGAAGTTCAATTCGTTGAAGTTTCAATTCCAGCTGGCAGAGATATTTACGTATTCCATTACAAAGCAAATGGTTTCGATTTAACTATTACATTCCACTTGCCAGTTCCTCTTGAATCATCAACTTTGGTTTTATACATTATATTAAATCCATTGACTGATGCAAATGACAGAGGTCCAGATCCATACAATTTGGGCAGATTCATTCATAAATTCGATGTTGCTCTCTTCACAAATTCTGATGTAACTGAATTAATTGGTTACGATATTGATGTTACTAGACACAGTTTGAGATTGAATGATGTTTCTATTCCAATGGAAGATTGGGTAGATTACAGAACAACTACAATTGATAATGTCAATAAATACGATGTTACTGTTGTTCAATGCAGCAATTACGGTGTTAGATTAGACGGAAAGGGTCGATGGCCCAACAAAATATTGGCTAATAACCAATGTTAGTTTTCTTAAATATTTAAGAAAGCAATATGATTAAATTGCGAGAAAATCCAAAATGGCTTATACAAAACTAGATAAAAAATTTAGTACGTTAAAATATAGCCATAACGTGGACAATTCGCAGCTAACTTTAAGAATTATTAGAGTTGGTTCAACGACTATATAATTATAGGGTATATATCTTAAGATATAGTCTAATCTTCATAGAAATATGAAGTATATAATGAATCCAGTTTATGAAGCAAACATTCAACTCAATGGTTTGGATAGATTCGACTTGATGCACGGTAATTATTTCAATTACGTTCAACCATATCAACACCACACCAGTACACCAGCTGATGGTATCAATGTTTACAGCTTTGCTTTACACCCAGAACAACATCAACCATCAGGTACTGCTAACTTGTCTAGAATTGATAATACTCAATTGAACATCAAGTTTGCAGATCCATTCAGATCAAATAAACCAGTACCACAACTCAACTTGGCTAGGGACAGTAAGTTCTACGTCTATGCCTTCAGTTATAATGTCTTAAGAATTATGAGTGGTATGGGTGGTCTTGCTTATAGCAATTAAATAATAATTATAATTATTATATTTATTTGTAAGTAATTGCACCAACATCAAACAAATCACAATTAAATTTAATTAAATAATAATTAAATCTAATAATGTTAAATAAAATTTGTTATTGATGTAATAAATTTTTTTTGTTATTATATTTTTTTATTTGCTTTTTCATCATTAAATATTTTTACTTTTTCTTATTTCGATATTTTTTGTAAAATTGTTTTCGCCCATCGCCCACCATTTATAACTCTTAAAAACATAAAATTTATATGAATATATATCTTTTGAAAGTCAATAAATAATAAAAATTATCAAAAATACTCTTGAATTAGACATCAAACTAAACTATGAATTAACACGATAAATATGTGTGAGTTGTAGATGAATGGACAATAATCACTATCATTTAACAAGTCATCAGTTCAACGATTAAAAGTAGGTAAATTTATTAAAATAGGATCATAAAACTATTATTGTTAACACAGTTGGTTCAAACTTATGTTGAGTAAAATAATTAATGAGTTTTTATATTTTATATATATTAATTTATTATATTTGTTGTTATTTAGCGTAACTATTCAAAATTTAATTAATTAAATAATTAATAAAACCAATAAAATAATTTAACATGATTACAAACTAGTGTTTGGACAAAAATTTTTTAAAAACCACATAAAGAAACAATGATAATATATATTATGACTATCAATAATATCACAATACAAAAGTTAATACCATTTATATTAATCTAACTTTATTTAAGTAAATTATTATAAACATTAACCTTATGCATTGGTCATGCCATCATTCAGATGGATAAATTAAATTAACAATTTGATTTATTCTAAGAAAATTCAATATTATCAAAATCATTAATATTATCACATTTATGGATAGATATAGCACTATTACAATATATTTTATTTATACCAGATTTACTGACAACTGCATTGACAACGTCAGATGTAAATTTTTCACCTTCCAATATAACAATTTTTTTATATTTCTTTAATAAATTGTTAAGATACATAATTGTTTCTTTAGTGTCTAAAACGTAAAAGAATGTCTCTCCATCGTCATATGAATATCTAGCCAAATAATATTGATTATTACTCATGAAATATATTATAATAGATTAATTATGATATATTTTTTTTTTCAATTTTTGATATATCTATCCTTAAAAGCATATCTTGGGACCAATACATAACAATTATCAGGAATAGTAAAATGTTTATTACTGTCGTTATGTTTATAAACAAAAGAATATTCACTTATTCTAAACTTTTCTGATTCCACATCTACGATTTTACATGTTTTCAAATAATGATGAGGAGGACAAAATTCATCGCAATGAATATGAGTTACAACTGTTATGTCCCCATGGTAACAAGTTATTTTTTCAATGGAATCTAATATCATATATTCAGGGTATGTTTCATAAAGATACCTTTTAACTTTCATGATATATGAGTTATTTATATAATCATTATACGTATCAAAAATTATTTTGCAGTTGACAGGTTCGTCATAATTCAATATTAAGGTTATATCATCACAAATTTTTAACAATCTATTTGTATTCAAAAACGACATTTTTCCATTACAGGCTTCCAATGGCAATATATACATATTTTCTGGAGTTTTATAAATGTTTTTATAACATATCAATATTTTTTCAGATAAATCAAACCTGATAATGTTATTATCAAATTTCAATTGCGCTCTCTTTGGTAATTTGTCAATATATATGGCTCTTAGATAACCTATATTATGATCTATCTTTATTATAACATTTTTTGTATTGTTTATTTCAATCTGTTTTTCATGTAAATTGGACGTAACATTTGTCGGTATATTACTATTCATAAAAATGTCTTCTCCTGACGCGAGAAAATTTCTTCTCAGATCACTTTTAAGGAATATATAATCCACATACAAAGATATTTTTTTAAAGTCGTTTCCATACTCATTCTTTATTTTTAGTTTCAAATTGGTTGAAGTCAATTGGCTCGGTGCAATCCAATCATTAAAAATGCAACATACATATAATTTATTATTATTCAAAAAACTTTTCTTTATTGTAATAGGTTTTATATTATCTTCACCTTGATGTAACGTTAATTTGACATTATCTTTGACATTATCTATATTTGCGAATTTGTCATTTACTTCAATTATAAGAATAAATGCTGATAATAATTCTGAGTAACGAGGTATACAATAATCATAAACATTTTCTTTACTGTCATATGATGGTTTTTCTGATATTTTGATTAATTCATTGGCATAATCTGGTGATTTATCTCCTATTAAAGAGAATTGAGAATTTGTTGTAACACATTTTTCTGTATCAAATACATAATTACCTACTAATTCTAAGTTTTCATCATCCTTTTGCATTAATTTTGTGTAGGATGATTTTGAATCTCTTGAATGAATATACTTTATACCACAAATACCAAATATTTCTCTTAACAATTTAATTGATTGATCAGTTGAAGACACTTTACTAGTTATTCCATATAAATCTTTAATTTGTTCCATTTTATCATTAATTTGTTGAATTAATTGTTTTTCTTTTTCATTTGTTATTTTATAATTATATAATTTAAAATTGTAATCTGTTAAACTTTCAAAACCAAATAAAGTAATAAGGTTCTTCAAAAAAGATATTTTATTGTCCATATTTAGCATGTATGAATATATACATTATATCTATATATATATTTATTCTTATTAAACGCAATGTATGATTTCATACATCCAAGAGCAATAAAAAAAATATTATGGTAATATAATTAATGAATGAAAAATGCTCCAGTTATGAATATTCCTATTATGAATTATTAATACCTCCACCTAATATTTTAGATAAGTTGTGTACGTCAGTTGACAAAACTTACTTATTCATCATATCTTTCGTTAGAGTATTGTCATTAGCCATTATTGTAAATATATTTTACAATATAACCAATGGAAAAGGATTGTCGGCAATAGTAATTAGTATATTAATAATTTATTTAATTATTAACACAATTATTCTTTTTATTATTATATTCAAAAAATCAAAATAATATTATGAATTTATGTCAGCATCCAAATACTTTAAAATCGTAGAATTTGAAAGATTATTTGATTTAACAATATTTTTGTAATTTTCTAATAAATATTTGTTTATAAAATTATATGCGGAATTTATCTGCACACAACCTTTGGCACCAGTAATTACAATTGATCCGCTTTCAAAAACAAATATTGAAATTATTTTTTCTCCAGTATTGTATCTTATTATAACACCAGCATGAATGATTGGGTCATATGTAGCATCTAAACCATCTTTTGTCATACAATTAAATAATTTCAATCGGTCTACACTAAATCCTATTGTAAAATTACTATTTATCATGGCTACTTTATAATTGTGTATATGTTCGACATTCAATTTTGATGCATTTGACATAAAGGGTTTGTCCTCTATTTTCATAGTTTCTGTATTTATTATTGCTTTTTCTTTCTTGAGAGATTCTAATAATTTTTCCAATGCTTCAATTGATCCTTCGACCGATTTACATCCTGTCATTTGTATTGATCCATTTATAAATAATTTTATATTTACTACTTTATCTTTCTTGGTATTGACTTTTAATGTTATTTGATTATAAAATTCTCTTTTTCCCTTTTTGTTTTTCTGATTGTTACATTTTTTTGTTATTAACGTTCGTGTGTCCTTTCCGCTCACAACTTCTATTACTCCATTTCTACTCAAATCTATATATTTACATATGTTTTCAACATTGAAATCTGTTCCTAATTTGCATGTTATAGTCATCGTTGAGATTGTAACATCCTCTGGTTTACAATTTATGTCAATTAAATTTTCCATTTTTTCTTTTACTTTTGTTATACTGTTGTTGTTATTTTTGGTTTGTTTAACTTCTGTGAGATCCATATGACCGTCAATATATTCCATAATAGTATATACCATCGATTACATTAATTATATTTATTTCTTTAAGTATATTTAATTCAAATTTTTATAGTTTTAAATTTAATATCTACTATTATAGTAATGAACAGTGATACTGAACAAATGAGTGATGCCATAAGACAAATAAATAAATCTATTGATAGTGAAAAAGTTATCAGCAGTGATCGATTTGATGATATCGCATCTAGTGATGATTATTATCAATATTTATCATCATATACGTCTGAATATTCTCACGAAAATGATGATAATTCTGATACTTATTCAACAATGACAGAACCAAGTTCTATTTCAACAATCGGACCCGAAAGTGATATCTTCAAATCTAGTGAAATTTTCAAAAAAAACAAAAAATATTCGTTAAATAGGTCGAGCGATTACATGAGTCCATATATGAGTCAGAATAATAGTGACAATCAACATAATATTCAATCCATTAAATATAATCCTATTAAAAAAGGTGGTTATAGTAAAAATCATAATTCAAGTGTTTCAGAACATAGCAATAAAAATACAGAGAGTTCTGATAGTATATTTTCTATTAAAGATAATTCATCTAACAATAAAAAACATAAACAAAAACTGCGTTAAGGACATGATATTATAGTATAGCAATATATACATATATGAAAATTTTGTCTTTTGATGTTGGTATTAAAAACTTGGCATATTGTTTAATAAATAAAGACAATGATAATTTTAAAATAGAAGATTGGGGTATTATAAATTTAGATGACGATAGAAAAAAATGCTCCAGTGTATTAAAAAAAAATAAAATATGTAATAAAACTGCCATGTATTCATGTATTATTGACAAAAAAGTTCAATATCTATGTAAAAAATGTAAAAATAATTATATTGAACCTGTTTTTGATATTTTAGAAAACTCTGATGATGGTGGATGTTTATATCAAAATAAAAACAATGTACAGTGTAAAAAGAAAGCTACTTGTTCAATCAAGAGTGTTGAAGGACATTATTGTAATAATCACGCTAAAATGGTAGTGGGTGCTAAATTAAGATCATTGGCTCCAAAAAAAATGGCTGATCAAAATTGCAATAAAATTCCTATTCAAACTTTGGCCATAAAACTTTTTGATAATCTTGACAAAAAACATAATTTTTTAACTGCAAACGAAATTCTTATTGAAAATCAACCAACTTTTTTAAATCCTACAATGAAAACGATATCAGCCATATTATACAGTTATTTTTGTTTAAGAGGTATACATGAAAAAAAATTAAATAATAGTAATATAGAAAGTGTTAAATTCTTTTCACCTTCAAATAAATTAAAAGTAAATACCGAACACACTAATAATCTACTTAATATTAAGAAAGAACCAGAGGATACTAAGGCGAAAAAAGTAATATACGATATTACCAAAAATTTGGGAAAATCATATTGTACGGCTTTAATAAAAGAAGATGTTGAAAAATATGAATATCTCAAAAATCAGGCAAAAACTGACGATTTATGTGATTCATTTTTACAGGCATTTTTCTATTTGTTCTGTAAAAATGAATCTATGCCTGAAAAATACAAAAATATTTTAGATAATGTTGCAAAAGAAGTAAATACAGTAGAAAAATTAAAAAGTGATAATAAAAAAAATAAAAAAAATAAAAAATTATCTCCAAAAAATAAATTGGAGAAAAAAGAAATAATTGTTAAAGGGAAAAAAAAATAAATTTATTATCTGCCAACAGTGAATGTATCAAAAATAGTAACATTTTTTGTCTTTTTGTCGTATCTATTAGTGTCATTTTTATTAATGATACTTTTCTCTCTATTTCTTTCCTCTACGTATGGAATAGAGGGTATCATTGGAGGCATTAATAATTTGTATTCTTTATTACAATGTTTAAAATTTTTTCTAAATTCCGTTATTGTTAAAGGTCCTCCAAATTTTTCCAATACTTCTCGTGATGGTGCAATCAATATTTCTTCATTTATATCATACATATTTTGATACATCTTTTTTATAAGACTATATCTGTCATATATTTTATAATCTCCCATGTTCAGATTATAGGACACGGCACAGTTTAAAGTACAAAAGCATCCAAATACGTAATATTTATCATTATCGTGTTTTTCTGGAATAAAACATGGTATTGAGTCAAAATTATAAGTGCACCACCAACATACTATATTAGTTTTTTCCGCTATTATTGTTTTTCCACTATTATTATCTACCAGTTTAACGTCAATTGGTATATATTTGTGTTCTCTCGTAGCTGTCATAGTAAAATTATCGGATGCATTTTGTTTATACATACACAATTCATCTCTAAGTTTTTTAATTATTTTTTCCTTAGTTTTCAACTGTTCAAGTAATTCATCAACATTTTCATTATCATTATCAGATTCATAGCAATTTTCGATATTATCTGAAATTGTTAAAATCGTATTATTATTTACATTTTCATCAGCATTTTTTATAACTAATGTAGTATCATTTTTCTCTGACTCTGATGTCGATTTTTTGTTTGATTCATTACTCACCTGTTTCATTTGAATTGGTAAATGTAATATAATCTCTCTTTGTTGTGAAAGGTCAGTTTGTATTTTTTTTTTCTCAGTATTCTTGTTATTTTCTAATAAATTTTTGCGTGGTCTTCCTCTCTTTTTTTGAGTTGTAATATTATTTTGATTTTGGATGTCTTGTGATTCTTCCATTTATATCAATATAATTTAATATGTCTTTAAAGGAGATAAACAAAAACTATGTCCAAGATGAAAAATTTATATATAGTTAGTTATATAAATATTAATGAACGAACAAATTTTAAAAAAATATTTTGATTTGTGCAAAAAAATAGATGCGAACGATTTTAGTAATATTATTAAAAATATTAATTATAATAATGCGCCTCAATTCGATTGTATTAAGCATCTGTTACAACATTTTGGCAATAATGATCAAGGTAAACAGAAACTCATTGAATTATACAATAAATATCATACAATGAAAGGAGGTAGTACCACAAAGACCATTACTGAATATTTTAAAAAAAACTTTACGGTTGATAAAATAAAATCAACTTTATCGTCTTCTGCAAAACTTATTGGCTCATTACTCAAGTCAGCAGCAAAATCTTTATATAAAATGGCTAAAGAAAACCCTGATGAAACTATGAGTTTAATCAAAACTATTCATAACAACACAACTGCTGTATTACTTAGTGAGGTTATAACTGATCAGGATACTAAAAATGAAATTACTGCGGCTTTCGACGAAGCTTTTGTTCTCATTGATGGTGCTCTCAGATCTGGTTCTAAAATCACTGAACAAAAGGGAGGATTTGATGCGGACTACTCTGATGATAATAATTCAGTGTACAGTAAATACACTGATTCTGATAATCAAAATTATACTGAAAATTATGAATCAATAGAAGAAGAAGCTTTTTAAATTATTATATATTTAAGCTTATTCCTTTTTTCTTTTTACTAGTTCTACTTGACGATTTACTTTGATTACTTTTACTTCTTTTACTTTTACTTCCCAAAGACATTGTGCCATTTATATCATCTTCATCAACTGTATCTATTTGTACTATTTTGTGGTGATCACTTGATAAGACATTTTCTTTTGTATTTGAAAATACTTCATCTAAATTCTTAAAATTAATTTCGGATTTAGTTGAAGAAACAGACAATTCGTCCATATTTGCATCTGTATTTGCTTTTAGAATTTCAGGCTTTTTTGGTTTTGTTTTTTGTATATTTGCTTCTTCGGATCTCAATTTCTCAATTTGTTGTAATTCTCTGATTGCTTCTAATTCCATTTTTTGCTTAATTGCTTTTTGTTGCATTTCTAATACCTGAACCTGTTTTTCTGCAATTTGTTTCTGATATTCCATTTGCTGTTTTAATAAAGCATTATTAGATGCATCATTGTTATTCGTCATCTTTGTCATCATTTTTTGTACCATTGGATTGGTTGGCATATTATTTACTGTATTGTTGTTTACAGGTGTAGTGGATTGTGTTTGGTACATATTTGTCTGATTATTGTTTTGTTGCATAGATAATTTTTTTCTTAATTCCTCATATTCAATCTGCTTTTTTTGAAAATTCAAATATTCCATTTCTTGGTCTTTCAGCTTCTGTAAATCACTAGTTCTTTGTGCAGCTGCCTCGTGTTCTTTATTCATTTTATTATTTAACTCATTATTATTACGGATTGTTTCGTTTCTCAATTTCTCTGATATGGCTTTTTGTCTATATTCTTCTGTTAATTGTGGATTATTCATCATATAATCATTCAATGTTGAGGCTTTTCCCAAAACTGAACTTTGCAAGTGAAATTTTAATGCACTGCCTGATATCATTAATAATAATTTAACTTCAGGAGCCATATTTTTTCCTGGTTGATTATATTTTTCATATAATTCACCAAATACATCATAATAATTATTTATATCAGCATTTATTTGTTCTGACCATCCTGATAGTTTCAAGTCAAAAGGATTATATTTTTCGTTCATCATTTCTAAACCCCATATACAATTCAAAGCCATACTACTCATCCAATTTATACCATTTTGTTTTGCTCTTATATTTTTATGTAATTCATACTCATATTTCATAGTATTTAAATCTGAATTCATATTGTAAACCTGAGATAGCTTGACTCCTGCTTTTTTTAATTCTACTAAATTTTTTAACATGTCTAATTTTTGGAGCATTATTTCTTCGTTACTTGGTTGTTTAACTTGATTGACTATTGGTTGGGAATTTTGCGGTGCTTGTGGTTTTTCTTCAGAATGATAATTATCTTCCGGTTTCTTTTGAAAAATTCCACCGTTATCATAGTTATTATTATCAAAATTATTATTATTATTATAATTGTTATTATTATTATTGTAATTCTCATTATAATTATTAGTGTTTCCATATTGTTCATTTTTATTATCGTCAAATGAATTATTTTTGTTTTCATCATTTTTTAGATAATTTCCAAAATGATCATCTAGTTCACATTTATTATTATTATTATTATTATTATTATTGTTGTTATTTTTTTCCCATCTCCACTGCTTGGATTCGTCAACCATCTTATCAGGATGAGCTATAAAAGGAATCATCATGTCTGTACTAGTTTGCTGTAAATTGTTGTCATCAAAACCTCCATGATCGTGATGATTTTTTTGAATATTTTTAACCTCCTTTGAATTATCTGACGCTGTCAAAGACATATTAATTTATAAAACACAAAAAGAAAGTATTTTATATATTAATACGCATAATTTTAAATAACCTAAATAAAAATCCGCTCTTAAATTTTTTTCTAGTTATATTATTATCTATAAATATAATCGTAACAATATAATATCTTCTTTAATTATATATTTTTATAATGACTTCTTATTCTAACATAAATGATGCATTTAATATTACAGAATATGATGAATTGGATAAAATGGCAAGAGAATTAAACAATAAAAAAATTTACGGTGATAAATATTCAAAATATATTGGTGATGATTTTCCAAAAGATAATAAATTCCATTTTTTTTCTGCTCAGGGAAATTTAATCGATGATCATAGCAACGATTACAATAATAGTTATTTATCTCCAACAGAAGATTCTATTAAAATACAAAATACTGATAAGTCAACAATATCTCACATTGAACAAGACTCAAAAGATTCTTTTATTTTGAGTCTTCAAAATCAAAATAAACAGAAAAAAAATGTTGATAAGTTGTTAAATATTATTAAATCTAGTCATCATGATGATTCGTCTAGTTCTGATAATATTGACGGAGTTATGCAGCATATTAAAAATTGCAATAAATGCAAAAAAAAACTAAAAAATTTTATTAATGATAATAATCATGTATTTCCAAGTAATAAAAAATTAAATCATTTACATGACAGTGATTTTGAGAAGAAAAACATCAAACAAGATAGTAGTTTAGATATTTTTGAATCTGACACAAAAAATATCATTATCGCTATTCTCGTGGGTATCGGAATTATTTTCATACTTGATATTTTTTGGAGATCAGGTAATTATTAATTTACTTGTGTTATTATTGTTTTCTTCTGTTATCGCTTTCTTTATTTGCCTCAATATATTTCCAAGTTATGAATAATGTATGGTTGTTTATTTTATAAGTATCCATATAAAAAACGTTAAGTTTGTTTGATATGAATTCTATACAATCAACTGGTTTATAACCATAACAATCTGGCACCGTAAGAGGTACTTCAAAAAACATATCCGTTATATTTCTATTGTTTAATACTTTTATTTTCTCAATACATCTATTATAATACTTTATATATGTTTCCAATAATTTCTCTCTTTTTTCTTTTCTGATTTTTATCAACGAATCAATATTAAAACTTGTATCATTATTACTTTTGATATTCGCCAATGTATTCACGTCCAATACACCAGAATTGTTGTTAGTTTCAGTGTTATAATTGTCAGAAAATAAAATATTTACATTTATTTTGTCCATAATTATAATATTACAAATATAAAATTTTTCCGTTTTTTGACTTGAGTTTGCGTAAAATATATAAATTTGTCAGTAGAATTTATATATTATGAATGTTGAAAATCTTGAAGAAAAAATAAAGAGAGAAGCAATTAGTATTATTAATAATATTACTAATGTGGATTTATGCTCTGAACTTAAGAAAAAAACAAAATTAGTTTTGAGTGGTGGTGGTATTAAAGGAATTGCTCATGTGGGAGCTTTGCAAGCATTACACGATTATGGTTGTTTGGATAATATTGATACTGTTGCTGGTACTTCAGTTGGAGCATTAATAGGTACATTATTTATAATTGGTTACACCCCCAAAGATTTGTATGATTTTATTATGATATTTGATATGTCTAAAATGGGAGGACTGAAGGCAGAAAATTTCTTGGAAAAATTTGGATTGGATGATGGAAGGAAGATTCTTACAGTTATAAAAACAATGTTTAAAAACAAAGGATTCTCTGAAGATGTTACATTCAAAGAATTATACGATAAAGTAAAAAAAAAGATTATTATGACTGTCACGTGTATAAATGATAAAAAGGCTTATTACTATTCTGTTGATACTTTTCCACAAGTAAAAGTTTTGAAAGCGTTAAGAATGTCAATATCTATTCCTGTTTATTTTACCCCCATAGAACATAACGGGCATTTATATGTTGATGGTGGCTGTATTGATAATTATCCAATGCAATTGTTCTCGAATAATTTAGATGAAACTATTGGGTTTTACCTAACTGATATCAAAGATTATGTTGAAAAAATAGAAAATATTGAAGATACATTAATACACACATTCTTATCAATGATAGAAGGTATAAGTTGTAATTCATTAAAAGGATTCGAAAAATATTCCATTAAAATAAATTTATCGGGAATTAGTTTAATGGATTTAAATCTAAACAAACAAAAAAAACAAGAAATATTCGACACCGGATATAATTCATTTATAAAAAAATATATTACTTAAATTCTTCTGTTATTTCTTTCTAATTCTAACAATCTGTTACATGCATCATGCAACTCACTGTCATCATCATTGTCCCATTCAATAGTTCCCATATTTCCGACTTCATGTGTGAACATAAAAGATTTATCTTGATCTGCATCACAATACTCGAATTTCTTGTTATGTAATTGTTGCGTTTCCATTTCTCTTTCTCTTAATTTCTTTTCTATATCTTTTGCATAATCATCACCTTTGAGATTATGTGCTGTTACATAATCTGCCTCGCCTATATTGTCAAAATCATCATCATCCATATCAACTTTTATTTCATCACCAAATTCGTTCAAATTTCCGTAATTCAATCCTCCAGTATCATCGTCATTACCATAGACATTATCAAAACTATCTAAAGGAGTAAACATTTGTTCGTCAAATGCATTGTTCCATGCTGTAGGACCATTTATATTATTTATAATGTGACTTTTACCCTTTTTATCTGTTTTATGTTTATATTCGTCAAATATCTTATTGAATTTTTTAAGTGTATCTTCATTGAATTTTGATGATTCGGGAAATATTCGTGATTGTGCAAATTCTATTTCTTGTTGTTCTCGTTCTAGCATTAAATTGCTATATCTATTGCTAGTTTCTTTTGGATCCATCGCCTTCTCTTCGTATTTTTTTCTATTAAAATTATGCTTTTTATCCATTTCTTCGCTGGCGTATTTAAAATTTATTTGTGCCTTCTTTTTGTGCGACTCGTCTTCTTCTTCATTCTTCTTCAGATCCATAAATGTATCAAACCCTCTCTTCAAATTGTTATGATCACCCTTTTTAGCTTTTTGTTCGTTGGCAAAGAAAAAATCATATTGTTTTCTCTTTTGCTCGTCTCCCAAACAATCCCATGCTCTTTGTATTAAAGCAAATATTTTTGGATCAGCATCTTTGCTTTTATCTGGATGATACTTGACAACAAGTTTTACATATTTTTTTCTGATTTCACTAGTTGACATATTTCTGTCTTCTATTCCCAAAACTTCATAAAAATCTATTAAATCATAATGATAATTTTTTGGTTTATTGTTCTTTGACATAATATACTTAATGTTAATTAACATTTTTTTATATCCATATAAACGAATTCGTTAGACACAAAAAACAAGCATTAATTTTTATCAACTATATATTATAATGTCTGTTGATAATAAAGATAATAATATTAAAAACAATGATGATAATGATATTAAAAATCGATTTATTGCATGTCTTACTTTATCTGCTGTTGCTGATACTATGAGTTTTTATAATGGTATTTGGATAGATAATTTTTTTAAAAAAACAGTTACTTTGGATGTTATACACGAATTATATTATGATTTTATTAGACTTGGCGGGATAAATGGTATTGATTTGGAAGGTTGGATTGTTTCGACTAATACTTTAATGAGTATGGGCACCGCATATGCATTGATTGATCAAGTGGATTTTATTACACAGTGTAGAAATTATTATATTACAATATTTGCAGAGTTAAATGAAGAGTTTGAAGAATTAAGCACATATAGAGGAATTAATGATAAATTGGTAAAGGTTTTAGAAAAATTATATAATAAGGATATTGATAAATCCCAAGAACCATATGATTCTTATTCTTATGATAATAATGCTGCTGTCAGAACCGCATCAATCGGTTTGTTATACAACAATGACAAATATAAAGACAATCTTATAAATTTATCTATTAAATGTAGCCAAATAACTAATAATTCTGCATTAGGATTTTTACCCGGATTTACCACATCATTATTTACATCATTTGCTATTAAAAATATTGATGTTCAAAAATGGCCATTTTTATTGTTAGATATTTTAAAATCACCAACTGTGTTAAATTATGTTAAAGACGAAAATGAGCAAGATTATGATGCTTATCTAATGCACTGGGAAAAATATTTAGAACTAAAATTTAAAAACGGCAATCATATCATCTCCAGATCAAGCAGCAATCTGATTTTCAGATGTAAATTCTTTATTGATAATTTTAATGATGAAACATATATAGATATCGGTTCAACTGGATATTCTGCTGTTCTAATGGCATATGATAGTATTTTAGATTGTACCGGTAATTGGGAAAAACTTTTAATTTATTCTGGTTTACATATTGGTAACACAATTGCAGTGGCAACTATAGCCGGAGCATGGTATGGAGCATATTATGGATGGGGAGATGTTCCAAATAATAACTTAAAATATTTGGAATTTAAAAAAGAATTATATGATTTGGGCAATAAAATTTATAAAAAATACAAAGCATTATGATTATTTCATATTATCATTGACAAATTGTGAAAGTCCTTCTTTTGTTCGTGAATATTTTGGATCGTTCATTGTAATATGATTCCCTTCATCGTCATAAAATATTATGGTTGGATATCCACTTATATGTCCTGTTTCACTCTTATTTTTGTCACAGTCTATCTTTTCAACAATTAAATTATTAATATTATTTTTTTTAATATGTTCCATAAACTTTTCCCATTCTGGTAATATTTTTATGGAATATCCACACCATGTTGTGTAGTATAAAATTATTTTATATTGCTTGTCTGAATTGAAAGGCTCTCTTTTTATTATTAGTGCGTTATTTTGGTTTGAATTGGCAAAAAAAATACATAACATTGCAATTATAAAAACAATAATAATTATTATAAGAAACATATTTTTGCTAATAAAATCATTGATGCCAGATTTTTCCATTATTGTATATAGATTATAATATTTGATGATATAATAATTTAAAATTAAATATTTATAAAAATATTTTTCTGATTTTTTAATATATATCTAGATTAATGAGTGGTGTAAGTATACAAAAAGAAAAGGAAGCATTTTTTGGAGGGGACGGACGTTCTAGACTTTTTCTTAAATTTTTTTTCGCACAAGGCAATTATAGTCAAGTCATCAATGGCGGTAATGCTGATAGTATAATCGGCACAGATGCATGGGGTGTTATGTCTGCTATGAATCACGAAGATAATGCAGGTATGAATGACAATGATGTTCATCCAGATTTTACTGATTTCATTGTACAAACTGCACTTTTTCACAGAGAAATAGATAAAAGCACAAAAACAGGAACTATAATGGATCCTTTAGCAAGAGCTATCAATGACACAGTGTATGATTTGTTGAATGTGTCAAACAATTTCGGTTTATTAACAAATAATATTTTACCATTAAACCAACCTGCACTCACAGGTTCCGCAAGTGCAAATACAATCGCTTCCAACCTTCCATCAGGAACCAGCAATAATCTAAATACAATTATTGCTATTCTAAAGTCAATTGGAGAAGGAAGAGTACCAGGTAGTTCATCTGTCGACGAAAATACAATATTGAATTTTAACGCTCCTGTTGGCTCAATATCATTGAAAGATTATATTGATTCGTATGTGGGTAAGTCTGGTGTTATTGGCGTTAATGAATTAAGAGAACAAATTTTAAGTAATCCAAAAGTTCTATCTGAACTTAAAAATCTTGCAAATTTTGTTCCCAACAAGAAAGCATTTGCGAATGATGTATATGATTCTGTGAAAAAAACACTATACGATGTGATGTTAAATAGATTTACTTATATAATAAACAATATCAACAATGGAGCTCTAAATAACTCCATTTTATTCAGTAATAAATTTAAAAAAGATATGATCGATGAAGTAATTCAGGCCGTTAAATTGGGTTTTGATAAAGTTGTTAGCAAAAATTTCAATAAAAACTTTGTCACTGCTTCCAACAAGTACGTTGAAGCTTTTATTGATAAAGTTTTTGGCAATTGGGACAATTTATCTGATGATTCTAAGAATTTCTATAAAAACTTGATAACTTTGGAAAAATTGGGAACATCAGGATGGGAACCTGTTACTGACGCAATTGAAATTGAAGCTAAAAATGTTAAAGTAGCTAAGAATAACTATAGAGTCAATTTAAGAAAGGTTTCAATTGGTGAAGCTGCTCCATTCTTCTGGAATCTCATACCAAAGGTACCTAGTGTAACGCCTAGAATACATTATTATGATTCTATCGGTAAAATGCTCACTGTTGATCTTAAAACTGCTGCATTGGCAGTTAATAGAGAAGATATACTCAGAGAAATGTATTTGGCTCTATATCAAGGAAATCCATTTGCATTAATGCCTGGTTTACCTAGTGCTTACGACCCATTAAGAAACAAATCTGATTTTCCAAAATTGTGGGTTGATAAAGTAGTTAGATATAGTTTGTTCAATATTAAAGAACCCTCAGCTGTTCCACAATCAAAATTCGACGATGATGATGATGAAATATTTGATTTGGTTACTCAAGATGTTTGGAAACGCTCAGGTGACAAGTTATACACAGTCAGAAATGGCAAGAAGATTATGCATAATTTAGATGATCCTGATTTTGTCAATATGTTGACCTCATCAAACAAATGTTTCACTACAGGTGCATTTGGTGATAAAGAAAATTGCAGATTATTCATGAATGAATGTTTGTTAGATCATAATCCAAAAAATATTATGAGTTGTATTAGAGTCATGGAAAAACAGGACTTTGCTCAATCAGCAAAACAAGAAATTAACAATATGACTCCAATCGTTGCTTTAAATTTATTGAAAAGATTTGGATTCAGAACTCATGAAGCTTTTGATTCTGAGGCAAATAGTTCCCTAACTAAAGTCGAAAAAGTAGGTAGCTGGCTTAAATCTTATATGAAGAAGAAATTTGATGATGCAACTGTTCAAACGGCTATTGAAGGTAACGAAAAAATATTACAGTACCTTAATTTAGTCGTTGATTTCGTTAACGCAAATCCTTCAATCTTAAATCCAGGATATGGCGGTTCAACCGAAGAAAAAGTCGGTAAAATTGAACCAGATTCATATGCTGCTGAATTAGGTATTCCTTTGAGAAGAGATAACACAAGAGCAAAGGCATTATATGATATTGAAATTTTGGGATCATCTTTCAAGAATGGTATGTTTGGCTTAGGATTCAAAAAACCAATGATTCTCCAACTCGGCAACCTTGGTAACACTGCCAATAATTATAACTTTGCTAACTTAAATACTTTACGTTCACCTTTCGGTGACTTTATATCTCCATCATTTGGCACAATTTTACCAGTACAAAATGGTGGTAGATTAGATCCACAATTAAAACGTTTGGTTGAAGGTACATCTGGTGCATCACTTATGGAAGCCATCATATATAACCTCTTAACACAAATCAAACAACACAACAAAGAATTAGGTCCTGAATTTATGACAAAACTTCATCATAAATTAGAATTAATGAAAAAGATGGAAAAGCAAATGGTTCAAAACATCAAGTACATTGCTGAATATACTAAATTACTTGATGCTTTTGGTGATAGAAAATATGAAACACTTTCTGAAAAGAATTTGAGAGATATTGTTAACAGCAATGCTAATTTATACAAGAGACATGGCAGTGAAGAACTTTCCATGGTTAATTTATTAAAGACATTATACAAATTGGCTTATGGTAGTGATGACACTGAAAGTGATAATATGAAAGAAATCAATATTAACAACATTTTGAACTAATAATTTTACCAACAAAGAGTTTAGTTTTGTTCAATATTTAAAGAATTTTATAATATATCTTCATATACTATAAAATATGACGGGTGGTCTCATTCAATTAGCTGCTGTCGGAATTCAAGATATTTTCTTAACAAATGACCCGCAAATTACATTTTTTAAAATGGTTTATAGAAGACACACAAATTTTTCTGTTGAACCTATCAAACAAACTTTTATACAAGATCTTGACTTTAAAAAAAAAGCGACTTGCAATGTATCGAGAAATGGAGATTTAATGGGAAAAATCCTTTTGGTTATCGAATTGCCCCAAATCAAAGAATTTTTAGATTCAAATGGTATTGATAACAAAACTAAGTTTGCATGGGTCAAAAAAATTGGATATGCTATTATTAAAGAAATAGAAATCGAAATTGGTGGTAAAGTTATTGATAGACATTATGGTGAATGGTTAAATATTTGGACTGAATTGACAACTGATAGTTCTCGTCTTGATAATATGATCGGTAATATTCCTGAACTTTACAAATTCAGCAATGGTAAAGATGGATACACTCTGTATATTCCCTTACAATTCTGGTTTTGTAGAACTAGCGGATTAGCTTTACCCATCATTAGCTTGCAATATTCAGATATCAAAATTAATGTGGAACTTAATGATTTTGATAAATGTCACATTATCACCCCATCTCATTATATTGAAATTGAAAATGATTTTGCTCCCTTTGAACCTTTCGAATACATCCAACAAGATATTAGTTCGAATGATTCCAGATTCGGTATGTTTACTCATTTTGATATTGAAACCAAAAGAATGTATTATACAAAGATTTCGTCCAATAATTTTGAAACTAATAATATCCCATCTGACTCAAAATTAAGAAATAATGATAATTACCCTTTTAATATTATTAACAATCAAAATGACATTTACAGAATATACAGTACAAAAAATCACACTTGGGTTTATCCGAAAATAGGCACTGTTAATAATCCAACTAAACCTTACACTTATATATATCAACCATTGAGAAATATTACTATTAAAGATTGTTATTTGATCATTGATTATTATTATATTGATGAAGATGAAAGAAATAGATTTGCTAATTCTAGACATGATTATTTGATTGAACAATTGCAATTTTCTGGAGAAAAGACTTTCGATTCTCCAAATAATTATATAAATATCGATTATTTGCAACCATCCAAATTATTAATTTGGGTTGCTCAACAAGCTTATCTTAATAATAATGAAAATAATGATTTCTTCAATTATACCAACGATTATAAATATGATGATAATAATCAACTGGTGGGTAGTAATTTGATTAATTCTGAAACATTATATTTGAACAGTTATGAAAGATTAAGTATGAGAAATTGGGCATATTTCAATTATGTTCAACCATATCAAAATTTCTCTTATGACCCTGATGAAGGTATTAATATTTATTCTTTTTCTATCTTTCCTGAAAAAAATTATCCCAGTGGTACTTGTAATATGAGTCAAATTGATAACTCTTTTATTAAATTTTCTACTGAATCTATTATTAACTCACAAAACAAAGGTAAATTTAGAGCATATTCTCTTGGTTATAATATTTATAGAATAGCCAGTGGTTTGGGTGGTATTGTGTTTGATTCTTAATTTTAATAATAAAAACCTAATCCTGCTAATCCACTCATTATTCTCAATATGTTGTATGAATAACTGTATATTTTTACTTTCCCTATTATTGTTCCCTTATTTATTTCTGATACTATATATTCATTTAATTCCAAAGATATAATGAAATTATTTATTTTACTCATGTTGACACTTCCACTTGGCTGTAATGATGGTATATCTAATGCAAACGAATATAATAACATATTTTCTGATAATGTTCCTGACTTACTTTTATATGATTGAACCAAATTATAATATTCAAATTCTTTTGCTGACTCACGAAATTTACCATTTAACTTTATTATTACATTTTTAACTGGATTCACTTTTCTAGTTATTATCTTTTCTTCTCCTGTCACAGAATCCACACTTTTTATAATCTCATATATGCCATTATCTGTCCAATTAAATTTTTCTTCTTTTGATTGACTATTTGACACAAATTTTATTTGAGCCAGTATAAATTTACTAGAATAATTAAAATATGGTTCTATTTCTGCAATATTACCCTTCAATATATTATTTCCTATTATTATTTCTCCACTCTTTTGAATGATTTCTATTAAATTTTCTATTCTATTTTCACAAATCCTCTTTCTCTCTTCTTCCTCTAGATATATATAATTTCCCAACATCTGACATTTTACTTTTGGTTTGTACATAAAACTTGCATTTTCGTTCCATGTCGCTACTTCTTCTAGATTTCTTAATTTAACTGTTATATCTATATCTGTATAAGGCAATGCTACTAGTGGTAATGCTGACTGGTAATACTTGCTAAACCAAAAATTCACTGGTATTGAAAGTTTATATCCATCCTTTACTTTGTCTCCTATTATATATTTACTCACCATATACAACTCTGGTACATTTCCTATCATTTTATTATACCCATAATCTTTGTTTTTATCGAAAAATATTTGATGTTGTATCCTGTTCCAATCACTATCATGATCTTCTATTAGCTGACCACCAATCTCTATAGATATGTTCTCAATTAAATAATGACCCAGTTCCTTTATCCATTTAAAGTTCTGTCTATCCAAATTTATTAATTTAGTTAATCTGTCTTCTAATTCTGATCCTTCATATTGTCGATTGTTTATATTTTCCCTTATTTTTATTTTTCTCTTTTTCTTTTCTACACTTATCCTATTTAAAATGTTTATAGATCTACTTATTGATTGTTCATAATAAGTTTTCAAATTTTTGTGGGTTTTTATTAAAGAATTATAATTATCTTCATTACGTTGATTTATTAAATTTTTTACTCGTTCTGAATCTTCTCTGATTTTTTTTCTTTGTTCTTTTGTGGCAACTGTAAAAAGAAACACATGATAGTTCATTAAAGGAGTTATTTTTAATATTAATATATCACTACTCACTATACCATATTTTTTATACTCAATCTCTGTGAAACTGTCAAGAATTTTAAAATATTTCATCACATCTTCTTCCACTTTAAAATCAATATTATAATCTCCAGAAATTCTGATTGCTGTGTTATTATACATATTGTAATTCTCTGGAAATAATAAAAAATTTATTTGTTCATCAGTCAATTCTGCAATATATACATATATTGGTGAAATTATTGATATATCTGTAAATTTATACAAATACACATAATTATACAAATATGATAAATCAAGTTTTTTTGATAATAAATATATAATATAATGAATTACATCTGTTTTCGTTCCAAGTGAATTAAAAATTCCTATTTTCTGTTGCTCATTGTATAAATCGTTTTTATTCATAAGAAATATATTATTTTCTGTTATATCCAAAAATATTTTTTTTTCCTGTTCTGACAAAGCACTTTCTTCTTTTATTTTATCACACATTAAACTCGTAAATTCAAACACTGTTATTTGTCCTGCATAATTTAATTCTTGTATTAAAAATTTTATGATTTCGTTTATGTTTATAAATGAATTTAATATTGTTGGATCTTCTTTAATTATTGTTGCATATATATTTTCTCCCATTACTTGTTTACTTTCATAATAATTTATAATTCGGTCTAAAAATACTATGTTCTTAATATTATAAATATTCTCAATTGATTTAGAATTTATTATGTCTTCTGTGAATGAATACAAATATGGATATAAATAATCTTGTATTATATGTTCTGCAGTATTATTTATTAGGTTTTGATTGTAATAATAATTTAATTTTGTGTTGTTATTAAATAACAAGATAATTCTGGACATTTGTTGACCAATTTTATTTTGTATATTATTATAAGATAATATATTATCAAAAAAATTATTGTATTCCACTATGTTTTTTTTTAAATAATCATAATAAATTGAGCATGTTGCATCCACATATTTTGGTCCCAGTGCAATACCACCGAATAATGAATACAAAGAATAACCGTTTGATACATAAGTGGAATATGATGGAAATATTTCTACATAATCATTATATCTAAAGATTTTCAATAAGTCATAAATTGCTTTCTTCATTTCCATTCTTTTATTTAAATTCGAAGTTATTTTGTCAATTATTTCAAAATAAGTAAAAAGATATATTAATATTATGTATTCTATTGATAATAATTTATTTAAATCTATATCTTTTCCTTTTATTTTTTGTTCGGACTCTAATTGCTTTATAAGTTTATAATTTGGATTATCTACACTATCTGATAGTTTATAAAATTTACTGGGCATAAACAAAGACAATATAAGTCTGTTATTTTCACCCATATAAATTTGTTTTACTTTATCCAAATAACTAGAACTAATATTTATATCGTCTCGTATTTCATTGTTTAATATATCTTTCAACGTATAAATATCACTGTTTTCACCAAAATATCCCTTATATGGTCTTAATATTTCAATATTATCCATTTTTTCTAACACAAATATTGGTATATCTTCCACAAGATATAATGGAATTGTATCTAAAAGAGAAATTGTTGAATAATCATCGTTATAAATCAATCTTTCCCAAATCGTGTATTCATCAAAATAACCTGGATCAACTGATGTTTGATAAATGGTTAATATATTATTCTCGAATTTTTTATACTCGTTCCTTACTGACTCTCCAAAAAAATGTTGTATATTATTGGGTTCTTTTGGCAACTTTCTTTCAGTCAACTGGTCATAAAAATTATTTTCTATTTCTTCTGATTGTATTATATTGAATAACTCAACGCTATTGAACTTATTAACTGCTATTTGTTCATATTTTTTTTTTATCCCTATTATGAATCCTTTGTACATTGTAACCGTATTATTCAGAATTTGAAGTAATTTTATTAACATATTGATCGTTTTTTTAATATTCCACTCTATGTTGTCCAATATTCTTGTCTTATATTTTTGCACATCTGACGAATTTACTATTACTTCATTATTATTATTCAAGTAACTAAAATAATAATTAATTATTATTATGGACATTATTGTTAATTCGAATTCTGATGATTTAAGACTTTCATTTATTATATTACCAAAAAATAATGAAACAAGTATTCCACTATCTTGACTCAAAAATATATAATTCCCATAATTTATCAAATTATACATAATCACGTCTCCAAAATTGTATATATTTACTAGATCTGGATAAGCTGTTTCTGCGGATGAAGTATATTTCATGAACGTGTTATAGATTATATTTACAATGTCATCATAATTGTATAAAAATAATTCTGTTAATAATTGTAATTCTTCTAATTCCAATGTGTTTATATATTTTACCAAATAATTGATAAGATTACTGTAACTAATGTTTCCTTTTGACTTATTTATTATAATTGATTCAACTAAATCCACACCATTTTTAATTCCTAATTCCACAAAATTGTCTGGACTTTTATTTAGATACGCTAAATCTATTTCGTTATTGTTTAAAATGGATATTTGCTTAGAAATATTGTCATTTATTAATGGAATAATTTCTTTATTATAAACATCCACAGTTATAATATCATCTCCTCTACCGTCATAATTCCATTGTATTCCATACTCATTTAATATGTTTTTTACATCTTTTCTTTTTATTTGTTTCATTCTCATATATATATCTGGTAACTCAACTTCCAAATATAATTGAGTCAATAAATCTCCATTATATCTAAGTCTACATTTAGAACTTTGTCCAAAATCCAATTCTTTATCAAAATTTAAATAATTTGGATACATACCAAAATTTGTGTGTCTTCGGTATACAATTTTAAAAAAAGTTATCTGAGGATCACCGGTTATATATATATCATTTCTTCCTTTAGCAACTAACTGCAACAGACCTCCTGTCATTTATTATTTAACTATAAATTTATTCTTTATCTAGTTATTAATTAGTTTATACAAATGCAAGTGCTCCATAACCTCCTATTATTCTCAAAACATTCATCCTCAATGAATATATTTTTAAATATATTTTGTCTTTTTCGATTTTGTAATAATCATTCTCATTAAATTCGACATTCCTTATCTTCTCTTCAAGAAAGAACTTTTCCTCATCAAAACTACTGTCATATATTTCTTTCAAAAATTGGTCATACTTTTTTTCATTATAATTATTTTTTATATATTGAATTAATAATTTTATGTCTAATATTTTGTAAACTCTTGGATTAATTTTTAATGTCAATCTACTTTGAGATATTCTTGTAAAATTACAACTACCGGTTGGCTGGTGTTCTTCTGGTCTTAATGAAAATGAATACACATTAATTCCATCTGCTGGAGTGTTTCTATGTTTAGAATAAGGTTGAACATAATTAAAATAATTTCCCGTTTCTTCTGGTATTATTGTGTATCCATTAAACTCCATTTTGGTTCTCAGTATTGGATTTCCTTTGCCATTCCAATTAATTCCGTAATTCCACCATTTACATTCAGTGTGTTGATCTAAATTCTCTAAATTTGATTGTTTTTGAGCTATCCAAATTATTTCTTTACTACAATAATTAAATCCCAAAACAGTAGATATAGTTTCTTCTGTGTGTTCGTCTGATTGAATTTCCAGTTGATCTATTAAATATTCATGAGCCACTTGAGCAAATTTTCTTCTCTCTGGTCCATCCAAAAATATATAGTCTATATATAATGATCCTTTCAAACCATTCGTAAATGTGCTTTGGTCATTCACATCAATATCTGTATAATAATCTGTTCTGTCAAATAAATCTTGAATTGTTATATCTTTCACTTCTTCATCTATATAACAACATTCATGTATTTTTCTTAATTTGAGTTTTATGGAAACATCATTATATTGCATGGCAACTAACGGCAAAGACAAACCATTATATTTACAGAACCAAAATTGCATGGGTATATATAAAGTATAATCATATTTAGGTAATCTATCGAAATTAGTTAAATCTGGTCTATCACCTATCATTTTATCGTATGATTTGCTCATATTTTTGTTACCCGCCAATTCATACCATATGTCTATCCACTCACCATAATGTCTATCTATTTTTTCTCCTCCAATATATACATCTACATAATCTATTATCCCATGACCCAATCTTTTGATCCAAGCAAATTTGTAGGCAGGATCACTTGCATCTTCGTATTTTTTTATTGCTTCCACATATAACTCACTGTACGTATTATTTATAGTCTCCGAATCTTTTATTGCACTTTCTATCAAATTTAAAAATAAATTCTTGTCTTGTTCATATATTGTGCCTATTGATCGTTGTGCTATTAGACCCAAATCCACTGTTGTTGGATCAAATTTTCTCAGAGCCACCAAATTGTGAAAATTTTTTATTGTAACAACTTTCTCTGGTTGTGATTTTGTGGTATTACTAACACCTACAGTAACAGTCGGATTAAACACTTCTAATATCACTTTTATCATATCTTTCGAATCTTCAACATTATCTACCTTATATTGTTCTAATGCTTTTCTGTAAGCTGTTGTGTTTAATTTCATAAATTTCTGAACTATTAAATAATTGTTTTTTGCTTCCTCCATAAATCTTTTTGCTAAACTGTTATTTATTTTTCGGCCTCTCAAGTGAACATATGGTAGCTTTATTTTGATATACATTTTGTGTATGAGATCTCCTATGGACGGCAACACACTATTACTCTCTTTGCCAAATCCAAACGTATCGTCAAAATTAACTTCTATTGATTCCATGGCAAAATTTGTGTGTCTCCTGTACACTATTTTAAAAAAAGTAATTTCAGGCGTTCCTGTTAAATACAAATCTTGTGCTCCATACACTGCTATATTTATTAATCCTGCTGGCATATTATTATATATAATTATCTTCTTTTATATAAAATTTTGAATTTTTTTCCGTTAGATCCATATGACTTACTGTTTGATATATTAGATTTAAAATGGATAGTTATGAATACAATCTACGAAAAATGAGAGGTCAGAAACAAAAATTATTTCTTATTGAAACTGTTGAAACCGGTAAAAAATTAGAAAAAGAATATGTTATAATGGGTTCCACTGGTAACGTTTATAAAGTTGTCATATGCAACAATCCACATTGTAATTGTCCTGATTATACACAAAGAATGAATAGATGTAAACATATATATTTTGTTTTGATCAGAATAATGAATGCTCCCAATGTTGATCAAGAAACTTATAGCAATCGAGAACTGACACAAATGTTTAAAAATATTCCTGAAATTACTAATTTTCTTAAAGTTACTGAAAATGTTAAGAAAACATATGAAATGAAAAAGAATAAAAAAATTTCAGAAAAAGATTTTGATGATTTATGTCCGATATGTCTTGATGATCTACTTAACGATGAAGAAATATTAACATGCAAATTTTCATGTGGTAAACATGTTCACTCCAATTGTTATGAAATGTGTAATAAAGGTAAAGATACTCGTTTATGTATATACTGCAAACATACTATTGATCAACAAGGTTATATAAATCTTAATTCATAATTTTTTTTTATTTATGATCTGATGCATAAACAAATTTTAAGCTGTTTGTTGAGGTTTCTTTGGTCCTCTCAATACAAACTGTCTTCTACGTACTGCTGATACGGCATTTTTTTGTGGTTCTGAGTTATCTTCTTGAACTTGCTCTTGTTTTTTGTACGATCTTCTTTTCTTTACTTGCCAATCTCCATTGTAATGCTTTTCATTCTCTTGTTGTTGCTCTGCTGAAACTTCTTCCTCTACTTCAACTGGCTTTGATTTTTGTTTATTGTTTCGCATTGGCTTATTATTTTTTCTTTTGTTTGATTGCTTCTTTTCCATTTTTGGTTTTTGTTGTTGAGTTTGTTCGACTGGCTTTGGTTGTTCCAACTTCTTCCAAACATTTATGTTACTTGCTGAAATTGGCGCATATTCAATAATATGTGGAACTTCTTCTTTCTTCTTTTGTGAATAATTGTTCAATGCTTCCAAATCCATCTCTTTAGTTCTTGAGAGTTTATCTTGTTTTTTCTGTTCTTTGTATTTCTGAGATAAAGCCTTTGTTTCTTCAATCACTTCTGTAACTAGTGTCGTCACTCTTTCGTCCAACGTTCTCCACCATTTCATAACATCTAAAGCAAAATCCAAGTGAGTCTCTGAAGTACTATCCTTCCAGTCAAAGTAAACTGGTTTATATTTGCCTAATTCTGTAACGCATTCATAATAATGCTCTTTGTTTTCATTATCACGATATGACATTCTGCTGACTGCTCTAACTGCCACAGTGTTTACTCTTGATACAAGCATTACTGACATTAATTCTAAACCTGCTTCACCCAATGGAATTTTTTCTCTTCTTTCCGGAGCATCGAAAAATTTAGGACCCACTAACAACAAATCTCTTACGAATGATACTTCATGGCATTCATGTGACCATGCTAAAATTTCTTCCAACAAAGGAATCATAAAGCTCAATTTTGATACGAGTATTCTGTTTGCTTCAGTATCTTTGTTATTTGCTTCATACAAGGTCTTTAACCATCTCAATGCAATTTCATAAACTGAGGTCTTGCCACAGTGTCTGTCACTCAACTTAATTTCGTTGTTTGTGAAACAGTATGATTCGTTGAACAATTTGCTGTAGTTGGTGTTATTTTGGAAAATCATTTTTGACATTTGTTACTTGTTTACTCTTATTATATTCAATTTTATAGTATATGCAGCCATTTATTTTTTCAATTTTTTTATCTAATTTTTATTGGAGATTGATCTATTATATTGTTTATGTAAGGATTGCCTTCTAATGTTTCTCTTACCAAAGAATTCAATTTGTACTTTTCTTCTGGATATTGTTTTGGTATTCTTGTCGAATCAAACTCCATCTTTCCACTGGATGTTCCTACTTGTGGATATAATTCTCTGTCCCCTTTTAATGGTTCTCTTAGTGAAACTTTCGTAAATTCAAATGTTGGACCTTTGGAATAATTTGAATTTGTTGGTTTTCTTCCTTTTATAATCTCTTCTTTTACTGTATTTATGTTCATATTATAAACATCTTCTCTGTTTCTGGTTTTCTCGTTTGATCCTATTGGATTCAATCGTTCTGTTTTTCCGTGAATATCTCTCATTGTCATATCTGGCACGTTATTTATTGTGTCAAATACATATGGTCTTTCGTTTTCTTGTGTTCCCATGCCATTACCTGCTCTTTCTGCCTTCGAATATGTGCTTCTCATTGTCATATTCGGTACATTGTTTACTGTATCATATACATATTGTTTATTGTTCAATCCCATACCATTGCCTGCTCTGTCTGTCTTAATGTGCACATTTCTCATTGTTTCATCTGGAATATTATTTATATTGTCAAATGCATATGGTTTATTGTTCGCTGCAATTCCATTTGCAGCCCGATTCGCTTTTCCGTGGATACTTCTCATTGTTTCATCTGGAATATTTCCTATGTTATCAAAGACATATGGTTTGTTATTTGAACCCATACCATTACCCGCTCTGTCTGTCTTCGAATGAACATTTCTCATATTAGCATCCGGTATATTATTCACAACATCAAACACATATGGTTTATCGTTTCTATTACTGTTTAAACCATTACCCACACGATCAGACTTGTTATGAACATTTCTCATATTAGCATCTGGTATATTATTTATTGTATCAAATACATATGGTTTATCATTTTGATTATTATTCAATCCTTTTCCTATTCTATCATAACGGTCGTGAATATTTCTCATATTTGCATCTGGTATATTATTTATTGTATCATATGCATACGGTTTTTCATTTCGACTATTATTCAATCCATTTCCTACTCTGTCTGTTTTATCATGTATGTTTCTCATATTTGTATTTGGTATGTTATTGATAGCATCAAATACATAGCCTTTATCATTTTGATTATTATTCAAACCTTTTCCTATTCTGTCTGATTTATCATGAATATTTCTCATATTTGTGTCTGGTATATTATTTACTGTGTCATATACATAAGTTTTATCATATTGACTGTTATTTAATCCTCCTCCTACTCTATCTGATTTATTATGAATATTTCTCATATTTGTATCTGGTATATTACCCACCATATCAAATGCATATGTTTTATTGTATTGATTATTGTTCAATCCTTTTGCTACTCTGTCGGATGCATTATGTATATTCCTCATATTTGCATCTGGTATATTATTAACATTGTCAAAAACATATGGTTTATCGTATTGAGAATTGTTTAGTCCTTTTCCTATTCTATCAGATTTATCATGAATATTTCTCATATTCGTGTCTGGAACATTATTCACATTGTCAAACACATATGTCTTATCATATTGGCCATTATTTAATCCTCTTCCGACTCTATCTGACTTATTGTGAATATTTCTCATATTCGTGTCCGGAATATTATTTACTTGATCATATACATATGATTTGTCATTTTGATTGTTATTTAATCCTGTTCCTACTCTGTCTGGTTTATTATGCACATTTCTCATATTGGAATCTGGTATATTAGTAACATTGTCATAAACATATGTTCCGTCATATTGAGTATTATTCAGCCCTCTTCCCATTCTATCCAACTTATCATGAATATTTCTCATATTTGCGTCTGGTATGTTGTTGGTGCTGTCATATACATAAGGTTTATCATACTGACTATTGTTCAACCCCTTTCCAATTCTGTCTGATTTATTATGTATGTTTCTCATATTGGCATCTGGTATATTGTTAACGTTATTAAAAACATATGGTTTATCATATTGATTATTATTAAATCCTTTTCCTATTCTATCAGTTTTATCATGTATATTTCTCATATTTGTGTCAGGTATATTGTTTGTTTGATCAAACACATATGATTGATTATTTTGATTGTTGTTTAGTCCTCCACCTATTCTGTCTAATTTATCATGAATGTTTCTCATATTTGCATCAGGTATATTGTTTGTTTGATCAAATACATAATTCTGATTATTTTGATTATTATTTAAACCACCACCAACTCTGTTAAATTTATTGTAAATTTCTCTCAATGTTTGTTCTGGTATGTTTGTCACATTGTCATAAACATAATTTTGGTTATTCTGATTATTATTTAATCCTGCACCTGCTCTTTCTGGCGTATTATGAATGTTCCTCATGTTCAAATCAGGAATATTATTTGTTTCGTCATACACATAATTTTTATTATTTTGATTATTATTTAATCCTGCACCTGCTCTATCATATTCGTTCTGAATTGTTCTCATATTTGGATCAGGTATTGCATTTGTTTTGTCATATGCATAACCTCGTTCATTCTTGTGTACGCCTGCTGGACCTATATAATTATTCTTCATTGATCTCATTGTGTCTTTTGGATTCTGTGATTCATCAAATCCTCTGGCTTCTTTTGCCTCTTGTTTTTGTAAATTTCTTGGTCCTGCATCTAAATAATTCTCTTTAAAACCTTCTCTGATCTTTGGTATTAAGCTATCTGGTGTAGGTAAATCTGTATGCAGTTTGGCCGGACCATAATGTTGTGTGTCTTCTGTTCCTCTGTTTATTGAGGCCATATTGTTTTCATCGAATTTTCCTGTTATACTTGGCGCTGTCAAATATGATCGTGTCGGTAACATATCTTTTTCTGAATTCTCTTTGAATGTTTGGGGTCTGTGTTTGTACAATTTAGATGCAATTGGTCCTTTTGATCCTTTTTGTCCTGGGATTACAACTCCTTCATATGAAACTTTTGGTTTACTTATTACCCTAAGTTCGTCAGTCGTTTTTGGCAATACTCTGTAGGTATCAGTAAATCCATATCTGTTTACTTCGTTGTATCCTAAACCTAATCCAGGAGTAACTCTAGTTTGTGAAAAAGGTAATTCATTTCTTCTCTCTTTACTTGGAATATATCTGGATTCATAATAATCATTCATTGAAGGTGTTCCATACAAATTAGTTAATCCTATGGTGGGATCAAATAAAGGTTTGTTTTCAGTGCGAGGTTTATAATTCAAACTATTCATACTTCCAGAAAAATCTTCAAATCTTCTCTGATTAATTTCGTTCATTTTTTCTTGGCCATATGGGTTATATCCACCGTCTTTGGAAGAAAACCAAGGGACCATATTATTGTGAACAAAATCTTTTTTATCAGTTATTCCATAAGTCATATCAACGTCTCCTCCAAAATTAGAAAAACCTTCTTGCAATGCCATTTTTCTTTCTAACTCAACTTGTTTCACACTACCATTGTTTATTGGTGTGGGTCCATTTGAATTATCAAATTTCAACTCATCAAATTGATTCAAAAAAGTATTTTTATCATTGTTAATATTTGGTTTCTTTTCATTAAAATTATCAACTGCGTTGTAGAAAGCAGTTGGATTATTCAAATTCACTCCAATGTCTTGTTCATTTGATCCTTCACTTATAGAACCATCAAAACTTTCACTAAAAACTGAATCAGAGTCTGATGCAAGTAGTTCGTCTTTGTCTTTTTGTCTATTATAACGTTCTGGTATGACTCCCGTTTTTTTTGGATTCTTACTTTGCAGTGTTTTTTTCTCAGCGAGTGATCTTACAATTCTTCTTGTTCTACCAACATTATTGGAATTATAAATATTATTATTATTTTTCTCTATTTTTCTATTATTGGTCACATATTGTTTTTTATTTGGTGTTTTACCAGCAAACGCAAAGTCCGCTAATATATCCATCTATATTTAATAACATACATAATAAAAAAATATATTTTAACCTATGATTTATCTGATTGTCATTGTAATCAAATAAATTTTTACATACTAAAATTAAAATTAAAATTAAAATCGAGGATTGCAATATGCTCCCACTGGAATATTATAAACATTATTTACTCTTATGTTAGAACCATTTGGATAATCATCTGTTTTCCATTGGTATACAGGCTCTTCACAAAAATTGTCCTTTGCTTCCAATTTACTGTTAACAGAAAAATCCCAAAATATTGCTTCTTGTGGATTTCTCTCCAAGTCATAAAATCTATTTGTCGCTAAATCTCTGTAATTTTGTGATGGATTTGTTAATCTACTTGATGAAGGATTTAAAAAATTGTTACATGATCTCATATGTTCTAATTTGAATTTTGTGACGTCAACACTGTTTACTTCTGAATTTTTTGATTTTGATAATTTCATATTTCTGTTGCTTAATATTGAACTCACATCTGTTAATTCCAATGCAGTTGCAGGAGGAAATCCTACTGTTGTGCTCACAGAATTTCCCATAACTGCAGTTCTTGGACCAAATGATGAAAAACATTGTTGACAGTTATAAACATTATTTCTGTCCAATCTATAATCTGCTGGTGCTGTTGATTCTGATAATCTATCCTTATAAGCATCTTCATCATATATCAATCTTGAACTATGACCAAAATTTACCCTACTCATATATTTATATTTGAGAATATAATTTTATTTTTTTATCTATTTATATTCATTATAGTCGTAAACATTATAATAAATAAAATCTTAATCAAAACCTTTCTTCTCTCCATATTTTTCAACATATTCTCTGACTTTTTTTTCAAAATCTGATTTGTTATTCTTATAAATACTTGCCACTTCACCGTTCAATGGATCATTCGCGTTGGGATCTGATAATAATGAACATATCGACAACAATACTTTTGACACTGATAGAGCTGGACTCCATTGATCTTTCAATATGTCCAAACATATTTCTCCACTTGAGGATACGTTGGGATGAAACATCTTTGTTGCAAATTTTACTTTTGGAGCCACGAACGGAAAATTACCTGGAAAACTGATATTTAACTTGAATACACCATTTTCATAAGCCGTATCATCTGGTCCCTTAATATAAGCAGTCCATTGAGTTATATTAGACGAATCACACTCTACCTTTAAAATATTTGAATTCTTTTCAGATATAGTTGATTCATATTCTTTGTTTATTCTCTTAATATTTAAACTTGACATTTTATAATATAATATATTGTAAAATATACATTAGTCATATAATTTTAATTTCAATTTTTTTAATTTCTTGATTCTGGGTGCATTCTATTGTTTCCACATAAACTTTCGCCTGAAAGTGTGTAACCTGGAGTTGTCATTCTTGGTATATTATTTTTTACTATTGGGCATATTTCTGGAGCAAAAACTACTGGTACTGCGTTATCATATGTACTTAAACAACTATTCGATTGTTTGCAATTTGGACTGTATTTAAATTGTGGACATTTGGATTGTGGTCTTGTTATGTTCTTTAATTCACTTTCTACATCCACTAAATCAAATGGTCTATAAAATTTGTCATAAACGCATTTGCCGCAATTTTCAAATTTATACTCTGACATTTGATATTGAATTGGTCTTGTTGATTCGTATAATTTTTTTTGATATTCACATGCATCATACTTGAGTCTATTAGATGCTCCTATATTACTGCAACCTTTTTGATTGCATTCATATTTATAACAATTATTTTGTTGTTCTTGATAAACAGAATTCATAATTATACTATTATGATATATTATTTATTCCAAAAAATGATATTTATATTTTTATATTTTTATTCTTGACTTTAAATTTAATATATGTCTCTTTTATATTCTTGTTTTGCTGTTGTCGTATTGTTTTGTCTAGTATTCTCTCCTCCTCTTGGAAATGGTAATATGGTATGTTGTTCTGTTTGTATTTCTCTTGATATATAATCGAAATAGTGCTCTGATGGATTGGGATAACCTATTGTTTTTGATTTACTATTTGTTCGGTATTCTTGATAATTTTCTCTGTTTCCTGGTCTCAAATTATTTTCAGTGTTTATGTCTCTTAACCCTTCCTTGTTGCCCATGCATGGAACAGATTGATATTTTGATGTATTGTAATAAGTTTTTCCTTTGGAATATATTGATGGTTTTGTGTGTTTTGATTCAGTGTCCATTTGGTTACTAAACTGATATCCATTTATATTGTTATTGGCATAAGAATTTTGATTACCTATTACTTTCTTGATTTGTGGATTGTTTAACTGGCTCTCTTGATAAAACATATTTGTATTTTTCCTATTATCTCTGTCTACATACTTTATGTTTCTTCCACCCACTGAATTATTTTTTATTAAATATTGATTATCTACTATTGTTTCTCTACTTCTTTCATTAAAAGGACCATTGTATATATCTTCAACTCTCGACATCACAAGTTCTGATTCTTCTGGTATTAATTTTGTAAATCCATCATTCCATTCCGAATAATTGTGTCTTTGTTTTATTGCTTCTTTGTTTCTCGACATCTTTTTTTGAAATCTTTTATATCTTTCATCATTTTTGAAATCATGTGATGGAAATCTTTGATTAGATGTATCAACTAAATCCAAATATTTATCTTTCTCTTCGTAATTATATATATCTTTCTTTCCTTTTGTGTAGTCCCTTATTAATTTTCTGTCTTCTGATGTAATTCTGAATTCCTTTTCTAGAGAATAATTTGGCTCAATATTGTTCTCCTCAAAATATTTCTTCTTATTCAAATATTCTTGTAATCTTGGTTCAAAAAATATGTCATCTCCGTTTCTCAATACTTCATTTATACTTGCCATATATCATTATTACATATATTATTATACTTAAATATTACTCAACATATGTTTATTATATATTATGAATATTGAGGGTGAAAACTTTTCTCCAGAAGACCTTGCCAGTTTTATTTTTGAAGAATTACCAAATGATCCATGTAGTATCAAATTCTTGCCTTATTCTGTTAATATGGACAAGGATGAAACATCTTTTTTGTTTGAAATTCTTATCACTATATATATGGAAGGTATGATGCACGGACACCGATTATATGACATGCTTCGTCTAAAAAAATCAATATCAAGCGATCCTGAATCTCCTCGCCAAAAAATAAATGTTTATGATTTGAATAAACAAAAATTAGAATTGTGTGAAGATTGGATTAAAAGTTTGGGATTTTTAACTTTTGTTGAGGAATACAAAGCTTCTGAGTATATATTTGATCAAAATGAATATTGTAAAATACTGTTGGCAGATAATCCATATGATTCTAAAATTTTAAAAAATAAGGGAGTAAATAAACCATATCATTTTATTATTTATGCTGGTTATAATCCAACTAATTTGTTAGAAAATATGAAAGCTGTCTTTTGTAAACCAAAAGATCCTAAAAAAAAACCTAATGATTACGATAAAATATATACCATTAAATTCAAAAAGTTAAATAAATAAATATTGTCCAGTTATTATTATTGTATTTGTTATGACACATCTAAAATAGTATATAAACGGTTTACTTGCCACAAATTTAATATTTGTTTTTGCACCTCCATTATAATTATGAGATTGTGTATTTAAATACTTATTTTCTACTATTAAATAAATATTCTGCACGAAATCTGATATATTTGTGTTATTTTTTATAAATTCTGGAACTTCTATTTTATCAAATATGTTCCCTAATCCTGTTTTCTTCAATATGGAACTTGTTCTTATTTTTGAATGTTGATTAAATTTAGGTATGGCTATCTCATCTATATTTAATGATCTCAAATTATTTGTGTACATTGTGTATTGCCTATATGTTAAATTCGGCAAACTACCAGAATCGGACTTGGGTAAAACTATACCCATACTAATAATATCATCATAAAGAGGTATATCAATAACTTGCACAATATTGTCTTCATAGTAATCATACGTTTTTGAATTATTATACATAAATTCTTTATTTCCATTCAGCTTAATTGTCTTTTCAAATGGTATTTTCCATACTGTTCTCAATATTCCTGCTGATAAGCATGTTATATTCAAATTTCTTATGTGGTTTGAACTTAAAACATTTCCCAATAAAGAGCCATAAATATTATTAAACCACTCATTTATTTTTTTTGACTCAATAATTTCATCATTATTGTTCAGTTTAAATATTGTTATATATCTGTTAATATAATTAACAAAATTCATATTAATATTATTATTATTCCCAACCAATATGACACTTCTAATATCTAAACATTTGGATTTGTTTACATTATCTGTTAATTGAAATATTCCTTGACTCATGACATGTTTTTCTGGAAAATTAAAATATTCAGTTAATGTAGTTTCACTTGTTCCACCTGATGACATATATAATCCTGTCATCAATAATATTATTGAGAACGGTGAAAAAAATGTACTATTGTTCATTAGGTTTTTTATGTTGTCAAACATATACCAATTAAAATCATTAATTATGTAATTTGATTGATCGATTGGATCTGATGCTCCCATTGTCGTGTTTTCCATCATTTCATCAAATACACATGTTTTGCCTCCGTCCGGATCATAATAATCTATCTGCAAATTTGGTTCATTTTCATCGTTGAATATATCAAAATCTGTTAATCTATTACGTCCCTTATCATCCTCATTATTCTTTTTCTTAGAAAAACCACAACTACTTCTCATTGGCATACCTTTGTCTATTCCGGATATATCAAACAATGTCCCTGTTATTTCTCCAATATTTTTGTTATTGTTATTGTTATTGATTTTTGTGTGTTTGTTACTATAAGCATTATATTGTTCAAGTAGTTTATTGTTATCCATTATAACAGTTGGTCTTTGGCTGGCAAATTCAAATGTTCTTCTATCCAACATACTATTTGATTTATCATAGTTATTAGTTTCTCGAATATATTTATCTTGCATTAAATAATTATAATATTGTTTTTGGTATAAAATATGTTTATTGTACCGCAAAAAAATTGATATTTTAAAGATTTTATATGTAGAACCTTATATTTACTATTTCAAAATGAACTGGACAAACAACAAATATATTGATGGAATTTTTGAACCAAATAATCAAAAATTTATTTTTAAAGAAAAGATTGCTTGCTTTGATTTAGATGGTACTCTTATTAATGTCAAATCTGGTAACAAATTTCCATTGGATCATAATGATTGGATATTGTTTTCTTCTAATGTAACAAAAAAACTTTCTGAATTCGTAAAAAACGATTTTTGTCTAATTATTGTATCTAATCAAGCTGGTATATCCAAAGGTAAACAAGATGAAGATAGTTGGAAAAAAAAATTGGAATTAATATGCAAAAGTTTAAATGTACCCATTAAAATTTATGCTAGTAAAGACAATGATGTTTACAGAAAACCTTATCCAACCATATGGAATATAATTACTAAAAATATTAAAAATGTACATCCAGAATCTTTTTATTGTGGAGATGCTTGTGGCAGATCTTCTGATCATTCTGATACTGATTATAAGTTTTCACTAAATTGTAAATTACTTTTTTACACTCCAGAACAACTCTTTAATGATAGTAAACAATCCAAAAACAATTATACTCTAACTTACAATGTTGACTTTAAAAAAATTGTAAATTATTCACATCCCAGCATGACTTTTAAAAATAAGGAAATGATAATAATGGTTGGTTATCCTGGATCTGGTAAGTCAACTTTCGTTGAAAATATATTAATTCCTCTTGGATACGAAAGAATTAATATGGATACATTAAAAACTAAAGCTAAATGTATCAAAGAATGTGACAGAATGTTACTTGCAAAAAAATCTGTCGTTATCGATAACACAAATCCTGATAAAAGCACTCGGAAAAATTATATTGATCTTGCTTTGGCCAGAGGATACACTGTTAAATGTATCATATTATTAACTAGCCAGGAAATTTCATATCATTCTGCTCATTATAGATGTTATAAATCTAATGGTGGTAGAAAAAATATTCCTTTGTTGGTATATAGAAAATATTCTAAATCTTATCAGGAACCAATAAAAGAAGAAAATATTAATGAGATTGTGAAAATTAATTTTTCTCCTCCCAATGATCCAGATTTTTATTTGTATTATTATTAATATCCTCTAAATTTACGTAAGTCTTCAACTTTTAAACAATCTTTCATATTGACTTTACAATTTTCTTTTTCACTGTATAACCAATTTGCAAAAGTGGTTTGATCAGGAGGATTCTGAGCAGTTGTATAATACATTCTTTGTGAATTTTTTATTCCATATAAATCTCCTACATCTCTAAACAGATTAGTGTAAAAACTATTGTCAATTTGCTCTTTAATATCATCATCATCTGCGTTGCATGCCGATGGAACATTTTCTTTATTGTATTCTGTCACCGGAGTATTCATAAATGGATTATCTGGTGTTGGTCTTCTACATGATGCTTTTTCATATTCTTCCATTTCATCCAAATTATATTGAATCTTAGGAGGACTCTTTCTTTCAGCATCATATTCTTCACCTAATATTAATTTTCCATCAAAGTCATAATATCCTGATTCAACGATGACATTTCTGTTATCTTCTTCTTTAAAATTATCAAACTTTTCCATTTTTTGTCTATATAATTCTTTTTCTTTGGCGTTTGGGTCTATTAAGTAAATATTATAAATTATAATACACAATATCAAAATTACAATAGGAATATATAACCATTGTGTAAATCCGAATAACACTAATAATATTATAATTAAATATATACAAAATCTAGATATCGAATTTAACTGTTCAATTCTCGACATTTTATTATCAGGAATAAATTTTAAATAATTACCATCCACATAAAGTATTTTAGGATCATTCAACCAAAATACATTATTGTTTTGTTTTATTTGCTCTTCCATATACTTATATACGCATATATAAATATACCATATTTATTATAATAAATCATTTTTTAGATTTTTCTGATAATTCTTTTTTTTCTTTCAATTTTATAAATTTATCTAACTCTTTTACAATATATTCATTTTTCAATTCATTTATTTTTTTCATTTTTTCCTGGAACATTTCTTGTTCTTTAACTTTTTGTAATTCAGAGATCATATTCTCTTCATCGTTATTTATTTCGTTATTTATCTCGTTATTTATTTCATTATTTATTTCATTATTTATTTCGTTATTTATTTCGTTATTTATTTCGTCATTTGACTGAATATTTTCATGACTATTTGATTCCTTTTCCACTGGGATATTTTCTGGTTCTGTTTTTGGGTTATTATTTTGTTGATTTTCTGTTTTTTTCTTATCCAAATATTGTTGTATTAACATTAATGCTTGTTCAATTGTATCATCGATCACTTCAATCTCTGTGGACTTGACTTCACCAAATTTGTTATGTCTCCAATATAACGATATATATGGCAACATATTTATTGATATAGCATCCGTTATAAAAGTACCTCTGTGTCTGTAATTACTTAAATCTACATAAACAAAAATACTGTCTTTATATTTTAATGCAATATTTCTTTTTAGATGTTTCTTGAATTTTAAATTAAATTCTGCTGATATATGTTTTGTACCATTTACTGTGAATATCAAACAAACTAATTTTTCACTATTTTTATTTAATATATCATTTATCTGTGATTCACTAATTACTTGATAGATATTATAATTCATATTTATCTTATCTACCTTTTATAATTACTTTTTTTATTTCGAAAATACGCATAAAATTATTTCTTAGATTATTTCTTAGATTATTTCTTAGATTATTTCTTAGATTATTTCTTAGATTATTTCTTAGATTATTTCTTAGATTATTTCTTAGATTTTTTCTTAGATTATTTCTTAGATTTTTTCTTCTTTTGTGATGATCCACTGCTATTGCTTGGACTATTATTATTCATCATATTTTGTAAACCACTCAAATTTATATTACCCATTCCCATCTTATTCATCACATCTTGATATTCCTTTATTATTTCACCTTGGGCCTGTTTACCATGAACACCTGCTTTTGCTGATTTCATTTGTTTTTCCATTAAACCGGTCAACATTGTTAATGGATTGTTTTCGTTATTAAATACTTTCTCACCTTTCTGATCAGTATAATTTTTTGCTAAATTCTGGGTTGATTGCCAGATTTTGTTCATATCCATCTTCTTGGGATCCAATCTCGGAGCAATTTTGCCTGCCACTGTTTCAGCTATTTTAATTATACTGTCCACTGGATTTTGAGACTGCGACAATTTATCTTTCTTTAACTCATCAGTTATATCATGCAACATCATATTTATCATTTCTGATGTTCCTTCATCTACATTATCACCTAACATTTTTTTGATACTTTCACTATGTGCTTCAATTTCTTTTGGATCAATATTCTTTAATTGATCGGTCAATTGACTCAAATTAAACATCTTGTCTATTCCTAATAATGATGCCATTGAACCTATTCCTGGAGCAGTCTGATCACCCAATAACTCTGGTCCAGAACTTAACTCATCAACACCGAAATTTCCATTTGTATCATCACCAACACCAATATATGGATTAAATGTATCTTCTTTTCTATATAATTTACTGTATGGATTCTTTTCATAAAAATCATTTTGTATCTCTGTTTCTGAAATAACTTTCTTAATTGCTCTTTCAATTTTTAAAATTTCAGGGTCCATCGATCCATTTACTGTATAAATCATTTTTATAGATGAATAATACAAACTTTTTAGATATTTCCATAATAAATTACGTGATGTGTCATTAAATCTAACATATGCTTCATATAAATCGATTCCTGGTATAATTGTTACTTTTACTTCTCTATCTTCTCTCATTTCTTTTAATTCAAATATTCTCGAATCTTTGTTCTTAAACAAATCTAAATTCTTACTTATCACTGAAAAAACTTTTTTTATCATTTCACTTGTCTTGGTCATATCAAACTGTCTGTTGTCCAGTGCTTGATAAAATATTATTGCATTCTTTTTGACTGACGAATTATCATTTATTTCAGTTATTATTGTATTTAATATTAAAGTTATATTCATAACAAATAAATCATGATATTTTTGTAAAGATTCTGTTTCCATTAGCTATATTAATATTAATATATTATATTTTTGTTTATTTTGCCGAATTATGATCTTTCCGAAATAAAATTGAAACTTTTATTGATAGACAATCTTGTTTATTATAATTACTTAAAATGTTTCAGTATATTTATGACAAATTATTTAACAACATTATTTACAAAAAAAAGTTAAAATATTTTTTACCAAATTATTGTTATATACTTTATATATTAGGATATAATTGGAATAGGTATCCTATTTACTTTGATAATAGTTATAATGATTGTGATAAAAATAGTATTGTAATAAATGTTTCAGTTAATAATGAAAGGTTGGATATAAGTGAAAATATTACTTCAAAAAGTTCTTGTACTAAAAATATTATTAATTATTTCTATATTATTTGTCTCACTGCTCTTTTGAGTTGGTCATTCATTTATTCCATAGTGATATTTGGAATGTATAGAGAATTGACATATTTGACCGATGATATTTTTCAACTATTTTTTGTTTCGCAATATATTTCTGGGTTTTTATACTTTTCTAAAGATCATTTGTACAATATACTAAAAACGAATTCTGTCAAACCATTAACATATACTGTATTGATTTGTATATCTTTTGTATTGAGTCTAATATTATCATCAGTCACTCTTATATTGTTTAATAATAACCAACAAATTGTTGCATACAGTCATATAATCAAATTATCGTCTTCTTTGTGGACAACTATATTAATTAACATCATTCTATTTTTTGACAAGTTTTTTTGTTATTTAGTTTTTTTTGTTAATATGATCACTTTTTCATATGTCAAGATACATAATAAAAGGAAAATAGAATTATTTAGTGATAATCTTAAAACACAAGAATCAAACAATTTGTCTTATATTATAAATACCGTTTCTGAAGAATTCTTTAAAATTAGAAAAGAACATAATCTTACCATAGAAAATCTTAACTTAATGTTTTCTTCTGCCAATATTACTGGTCTTACTGCCATTTATTTTACAATTAAAAATATCAACAATAAAACATTTTTAATTATGGAAATTGTAAATATCATATTGTTTCTCATAATTGAGGCAATATATATATACTGTATCAATGGAGTTAAAAAAAGCATCGATAACATCAAGGAAGAAATGGTATCTGTTAATTTTGTATCACAAATTTTTAATAAATCATCTGATATTATTATTATGAATAACCATAATAACGATATTAATCAGCAAATTTCATATCATTCTAAAATTTCAGCAATATCATCAGTAAAATCATCTGAAACTTTGTCTTGGATTATTATGAAAGATATTATTGATTCTGAATGGGATTCATTCAAGTTTCTTGGATTTACCATTGATGACTCTTATATTTTACAGAAAATATTTGGTATTATTATAACAATTATGATAGCAAAAGATATTTCTGAAGGATTATCAATTTTACAACAATAAATCATATCGCAAAAATATATTTTCAAATCTTTCTTTATTTTTCTTTTTTATTTCTTGGTATCTATTAAAAATTATAAATCTTTGGTCAGAATAATAACACAATGTCAATAAAAATGTCTTTATTATAAATTTATTGTCTTCACTCAATTTGCTCCAAAAACTTTTAAATTGAAAAATATAATTAATTATATCTGAATCTCCATTTGTGTATTCATTGTAAGACTTATTCATAAAAAAATATTCATTTCCTTCCACAATCCCTCTTCTATACATTCCATTGTCTTTCATATAACCATGAATTATAAAAGTATCTATTATTTTTTTGGGATATAAATTAATCGCTTTTAGTATGTCCGTTTTAAAATTTCTCAAAGTCATATTATCGCTTATGTGTACCAAATTTTCTGTAAAATCTAATAATATTTTCCTAAACTCGTCAATTGAATTATCATTTTTTGTTTTCATTTTATTTAATTCGTTAGATAATTCTTCTGTATTATTATAGTTAATTATATTGTTATATATTTTTTGATATAATTCTGACATTTCTAAGGGAGGTAATTCAATATCATCTTCTTGTTTAGACTCCAAATTATATTTCATTTCCATTATTTTACTTATTATTGATTAAGCTTTTATATGTCTTTTTGTTAATTGTATCCCATTCCCATCATTTTTTCTCTTTCTGATCTCATAACTGCCTGCAATTGACTTTGTTTCATCATATCTGATAATACTTTTTCGTCTTGTTCACGTTTCATCTGTATATTCTTCATGATTTTTTGTTGTTGTTGTTCTGACATTTTATTATCTTCAGGTGGAGGAGTAAAAATAATTTCCTGCTTATCTTTACCATATTCTTGGAAACTTTTTGGTTGGGCAACATCTACTGTTGTATAAGCAAAATTATCTGATATTCCTGACATTTCTGATGATGTAAAACTCTGTGGACCACTCATTTGAGATTGCATATTTTTATACATATTATACTGTATAATTCTCTTGTTCTGCTCATTTAAAATTTGTTGTTGTCTTATATATTTCATTCTTTGTAACCAAGCAAAAACCTCTTCACCCATGAATAATTTGTTTTGATCTGCTGATATCAATGCTGGCACTTGTGTTATGCATTTTGGTATGTCTTTTATGTTATTGTCAACACATATCATTTTAAAATATTGTATCATTCCTTCATTTTTCATCAAATTAATAAAAGTATAACAGTCACGACATTTATTACTATAAAACAACAAGTTCGTTTTTACCTGATTATTCATTTCACTACAATTAGTTTATATAAATTATACAAAAATTTGACGAATGAACTATATAAATATAAAGAATTACTAATATATATAACATAATGCCTAATATAGATATTCAAATCAAAGAAGTCAAAAAGATTAATTATCATATCGAAGAAGTTAGTCTATTGGATAAAAACGTAAAAGAATATACTTATAAAGTACCTGTATCGAGTAAATTAACTTTGGAATTTAGTGGCAAAGATAATGCTAATGTTATTGTTAATACTATGAGAAGAGTAATGTATGATAATATACCCACTTATGCGTTTCCTACTGATCTAATCAAAATTAGTGATAACACAACTATATTTAATAACGATTATATGAAGTTAAGATTATCTAACCTTCCTGTAATAAATACAGATTTAGACATTTATTACCTTGATCCTGTTTTCTGGAATGGTGTTGATTATTCAGATCCCAAAAGACCTAAACATGTTTCTGAAAAACAAATAGAAATATCTATTAATTCATATAATGATACAAATTTTGTAAAAAATATTACTACAAACGATATTCGGTATTATCAAGATGGTCAAGAGATACAAAAATATAATAAAGAAGCTCCATTCTTAATAATACAATTGAGACCAGCTCAAACGTTTAAATGTTCAATGAGAGCAGCTTTGGGAGTGGGAGAAAGAGATAATATTTGGGCTGCAGCAGCCAATGTATATTATGATGATATGACAACTGACGATATCAAAGGAGAATTTATTGACAATCCCAACAATAAAATACATTTTACTGTAGAATCTCAAGGATCTTATGACGAATATGATATGTTAATAAAATCATGCAATTTCATTGTCAAAAAATTAACAGATATTAAAAATGATTTAAACAAAAAATTCTCAGCCAAAGAAATAGTTGATTCAAATGAAATTATTATTGTTTTGGATGGTGAAGACCATACTATGGGAGAACTTCTTAACTTTTCTTTCCAAAATCATCCTGATATTATTTTTTCTGGAGTCTCCAAACCAGATCATTTGGTCAATTCTGTTAAATTCAAAATTGCATGCTCTGAAAAAATTAAAAACCCTATACAACTTGTTTTTGAGCAAATAAATTTGTTAAAAGAAACTTATTTACACATTGAAAAATTATTAGTCAAACTTTATGAGTCTAAAGCTAAAAAAATCTAATTTTCTTCATCATCGAACATTAATTTTGTTTGTGTTAAGGTATATATACAACTGTGATTCATTGTTTCTTCAAAATTATTGTTTTTTAACAATTGTATTCGTTCTTTGAATAATTCTATCAATTGATATGATGTTAATTCTTTTACATAATAATAAACATCATGCACAGTTATAGATTTTGTTTCATCATACTCAATTGGTTTTCTATTTATTATTTCTTTTTTTTTACTATTTATATAAACTCCGTGTAAACCATATAATATTTTTTTATAGGACTCTGGTAACTGTTTATATAATTCTTGATGTTTCTTTTTCCTTGTTGTGTGATATATATTCAATATTTCTCGAGATATGGTTTTCATTGACATATTTAACCTATGTGTTATTTCTGACGAATAATCTGATATATATGGTAATATATCACTTAAATTATTTTTTTGGTACAGTTCTAAATACACTCTATGTATATTCGTATTATTTGACACATTTTCAGAAATAAACTTATAAATTTCATTGTATAGATATATATTTTTTGTGTTTCTTTTGTTTTTATAAATTTTAAGAATAAAACCGGCATAATAAATACATTTATTTATTTTACTATCATAAGTCATATAATCCAATCTCATTGTCAATTCATCCATACAAGAAAAAAAAAGTTCAGGTATTTTAGTTATTTCTAATATTTCTTCGTCACTTTTTGTAAATTCGTACATTTGATAACTTTCCACAAACAATAAAGTTTGATCAGAATTGTTGGATAAACGATTATCCAAATGATTCTTACCTTTATTTGTTTGGTATATAAAATGATAATAACTATTTTTATTCAAAGTATTTAAATCAATTTTATTTTTTAAATAGTTCATTATATTCATGAGAGTATCATAATTGATTATTTCATTTTCCATATTCAACGTTTCATCTGATGAAATTTTCCATTCGTTTTTATAATAAAAAAGTATTATATTTAAACCTGGATAAATATGTGACACTTTTACATCTTCCCATTGATAATCAATGGTCGTATCTGGCAAATTGATGTTATTATTGTATTCTATCATAATTTTACAATTATCACTTTTATCAATAATGATGGATGGAGATCTTTTTATGACAGAATAAAATCTATTCTGATAATCCAAATTTTCTGACAATAATTTTGTATTAATCAAATATAACTCATCTGTTTCATCCAAACAAGATGTCAAAATAAATCCTCCAAACAAATATTGTAAATATTCTTTTAATTTTTCTCCTGAATATTTACAAGTAAAATTACGCACAATATCACTCATAGTAAGAGTGTCATTTATATCAATATTTTGGCTATCAAACATTCTTATAATAACCAAGAATAAAACTTTTATTTATAAACACATTTTCCACATTATAATAATAAAAATAATTTTTAAAATATTATTCTTTTGATATATTATAATTCTTAATCATGTATATTAACAAAATTGATGATATAATCGATAAAATTATTGATGATTTTTATATTAATACATTTGTTGAAAAAAAAAATGACAAATTATTAAGTGAAACTAACTTTGTAAAATTCCAAAAAGAAATTAATGAAATATTTATCGATTACAATAAAACAATTAATATAAGCCAGTTGAGAGATATTATTAAAAATGAAGATAATATTGTTACTATATTGGGAATTGTTAAAAGATACATTGCATATTATTTCTTCCTTTTCTTGGGAACATTCTATCAAGGTACATTGGATAATTATACCAATAACTTAATAGAATTTTCAAAAAATCAAATTGGATTCAATTACAAAATACAAAATTTTTTTAACAGTGAAAATAATTCTACTTTAATTGGTTATCATGCACAAATAAAAAATATCTATACAATCCTTGAAACAGAAACAGGACAAATTTCTCAAATAATTAAAAAACCTGAAATGAAGTCTGCTGTTGAATTTCTTAACTTATTGGGACAAGAATTCATCAATTCTAATTTTAGATTGGAAAATTTAAATAATAATAAAAAAGATCAGGCTCATAATATTGTGAAAACTTTAATTATTCTTGAACTTTACAGAAAGAATGAAAAAAAAGATGTTTTTAATATTTTAGAATCTATTGATAAGGAAGATGGAGAATATATATTTATTGAAATTGTTGTTCCAAAAAAAAGATATATTGATTATAACTCTGTTGAAAATATATTGACAAAAAGAGAAATTGTTAGAGGGTTAACTAATGAATTTTGGAACTTTATTATAGATAACGAAGAAAAAATAACAATCACACAAGATTCGATAGATGATAGATTGTTAATGTTAATAAATTCAGGAATAGTTATTCCAATAGTAGATGACTTTTTATTATATCACAAAGATAGTGAAAAATATGATAAAAATGTTGATCCTTCCAAAATAAAAAAAAAGGAGGATACTAAAATTAGATATATTATCAATAAAATAGATAGTACTTCTGAATATTATTCAGATTCTGTTAAAAAAGATGAAAAACTCCGATCAAATATTAAGAAGAATTTCTTTCAACCTCTAATGGACAGAAAGGCAATACTTATGAACAACAATGAAGAACTCAAAATTATTACCAAATTCATGAATGTTGGTAAAAAAAGTGTTGAAAATTCTGATTATTTTAATGATCTTATGAATTACAGAACATATCCATATATTAATTTCAGAGATTTTGAAAAATATGGTTTTAGTATGGTTTTAAACAAAACAATTGACATTTTAAGATTGACTTCTATTGAAAAAACTGGTGATTTTAAACAAAATAATAAAAATCCTATTCAACTGAGAATCGGCAGTAAAGATCAACTTGTTAATATTGTTGGTTTCTTCATACCCACTAATAGAAAAGATATGAATTGTTTGAAAGTAAGGGATATCATAAATATTAAAACTTTGGACAATGAAAACCAAAACGGATTTAACTTAACTTTAAAATATTTACAAAAAGCAGTCATTGAAAATAAATCTCATAATTCTTCAGTTTATTGGCTGTTCGATTTGAATACAGACAATATTAAATTAGATACATATGAACAAGGAACAAAAATGACACCCCAAGAACAAATAAAGTTAATTGTTAATAAATTGTATGATGAAATATTGAGTGGTATTTATTATCAAATATTAAAAAAACTCGAATTGTCTAAAGAATGGGAAATACAAAAGGCTCTTAAAATTGTTAAACAAGTTGAAAATAGAACTATTCAGATTCCCAGAAATTCTGATTTGTACAATGACTTGGAAAACGAAATTTTCTTTAATAAAAGTATTAAAATTGAGCCTGAATATGATGTTAAAGAAGATATATTCTTCGGACTGACGGGTGATATCATTAAATTAGAACATGCTCCTCCATTGCCTAAACCTCGTATTCAAACAATCAGAATTGACACATCAAATATTAACACTGTTAAAAACGAATATACTGAAATCGAGACTGTTGAAGGTGTGTGCCAACATAATATTACATGGGAATATATTTCTATGCTCAGAAAAAAGAATCCTGGAAAATACACTGATCTTCTTTACGAATTTATTCAACAATATGTTATCGAGAATAATGATCAAGATTATGTTTGTAAAAGTTGTGGTACACTTCTCAATATTAAAAAATATATTATTGATGGTGAATATGATGGCGATACTCAAAAATTCGTTACTTACAGTATGCCTATGGAAGTTTCTTTAGAAGATATACCTGAATACGAAAAATATAGAACTTCTATTAGAAATATGGACAAATTGGCTGAAAGAATTGCAGTTATTGGTAATATACCATATTTTATAGGAACCACATTGTCTATCAAATGGAGAAGAAAGGCAGTCATTAAAGATGTCATTGATCTACTACTCATAAACAACAGAATTCTTAAAAAGAATTTTAAAGAAAGAAATGAAATGTCTTCGAAACAATATGGTATAAGTAGAGATCTATCAAATCTTTTCGTTTTTGAATTGGATAATGATATTTTCAAGTTTTCTAGCAAAGAAAAAGATTATTATAAACCCATCAAACAAAATAATATATTATCTTACATAATCATTCTCCTTATTCTTGAAATCAATGAAAGTCAGTTAACATTTATGACTGGAGATAAAAAAGGAATTTGTAATTATCCAGTTTTTGAAAAATATGGACACGTGTTATTTGATGGACTTAAAATCAGAAAAAATAGAGATGGTGATATCGATAATATTAAAAATTATAGAGTGCTTTGTTATATTTTGTATATTATTTCATGTATGATAACAAAATATAATATGTGGTTCTTTGATAATGAGGATGCTAAGAAAAAGAAATTTAATCCTGTTGTTCAAAAATCTGTCATTCACACTGTCATTGATCTCCTCAATAGTGTCATAGAAAATAGCGCAATAAAAGATGTTCATTATATTTACGAAATAATAACAACTCGTTTCTTCAAGAAATTAACATCTATGTTCAATAATGATGATTTGATCAAGAAATTCAGTTCTGAAAGTGACAAAATTTCAGTAGCTTCCGACAAAAAAACTTATATATTAACAAAATATGAACCAATTATTCTTCCTGGTAGATTCATACCACACCAATTCGAAGATGCAAAGTATTTGTTTTGTAGATTACCAAAATATTTTATACCTAAAAGAGATACTTTTGTTCAAAAATACAATGATATTAGTAACATTACAAATTGTCCTGAAGGATCTTTTCATTCTTGGAAAACAAAAGGTAGTGATTTTGTTTGTGAAATATGTCAAACTAATCTAAATGACTTAAAATTTGATGCTAAATTATCAGAACAAATTTATATTAATTTCAAATATTCAAGACTTCAAAAACTTGCTCAGAAATATTGTGTTCAAGGATCTTTACACAGTTATTCTTTTGATGATAACACAAAAATAACTATTTGTAGTAAATGTAATAAGGACGAAAATTATAAATGCCCAAGAACAGAATTAGATCAATTGGAAGCCAATTTGCTAAAAGGTAAATCAGTCGTCAATAAAACAGATAATACTTTAATTGAAAAAGAAAATGAGCAAGAACATAAAGATAATTTATATAAAAAACAAGTGGTTGATACATTACTAGAATCTTACAAGAAAAATGTTACAAAGGATAATATGTATAAATATATTGACGAATTAATAAATGAAATACAATACTCAATTGGTACAGAATCGGGATTTGGCAATGATGTTTTCCTGAAAGATAATGTTTATATCATTGATCATGATCATCTGGGATATCCATACGATAAGCCAATTGTCATTACTGACAAAGATAATCTTATTAAATATAAACAAAACCATCCTTTTTACAAAACAGATGTATTATATTACACATCCACCAAAACCGGAAGAATCGATGTTTTTTATGACGCAACTACTTTAATTCTATTAGGTTATAAGGAGGCTAGTAAAGAATTTGTATCATCTGTCAGACCAGACAAGAAACTTAAAATAAATTATTCAATTTACAACAAACTAAAAATTATGGGGTATGAAAGTAAATTTATTGTATTGAAAGATAAGTTAGATGAAATAATAGATAAATATATTGGATTAGATAGTTATAATATTAAAAGTGAATATCTGTTTACAAAAGATGATGCATTTAAACAACTTTTCCAAGAATTAGTTAGAACCAGAATAGTAAATCTTAAAAAGGTTATATATGAATTCCAAAGATTTATGAATAGAATTAAAAATGGCTATGTGACTGATACCAGTAAAAAGAAGGAATCTGACGAGGAAAATGAAAAGCAAGAGGAAGAAGAAGTTAATACAATTGAAATTGTCACTAACAAATATTCGAAGAAACTATTTAATATGAATTTGTATGATCAAAATAAAAAACATAAAATATTTAAACATTGGAAAGCAGTTAGTTCACAATTGCAAACTGACAATCTTACTGATCTTAATTTAAATATTGATACTGAATCTAATTTGATTGACTCTGAAGATATAAATATTTATGATTTGAATGGTAATTTGTTATTATATTATATTGTCAGCGAAATGCATAAATTATTGATATATAATACTAATAAAGTTTTAAGATCAAATATTATTGCGTTTTTAATAGAGTTTATAAATATCATGTTTGATATGTTTAATATCGAATCCAAGATAAATAATCATGATATCAAGAGATTTATTATGTCTCTCAAGAGTTCATTGTATATTCAGGACATTGAAAACTTAATATCTGGTGAAACTGTCGGTATTTATCAAGAATATAATGATCCTGATGATAAACAAACTGAAGAAGAAGTTGATGCGGAAACTGATGCTAAGGAAGAAGCTGATGCATTAGATATTGACGAAGAACTTGATTTCGGTGATGATCCTAATGAAGACGGATTTGATTGGGCATCACGTTATGAATATGCTTACGAAGATACTGAAAAATATCCTAAAGACAATCCTGAAAATACTTTCTGGGAACCAACAATTCCTAATCCATACGATTAATCCAATTAGTGTTCTTCTACCCATTTATTTTCCTCTCTTATTTTTTCTTCCTCTTCCGGAGTAAAATCATTTACGATACCAAATAATGCTCTCATTTCTTCTGGCGTTTTGCCTTTAATCATGGTTGCTACTTTAGCACAACACAAATCCAACATATCTTTGCAGTTTATATAATTAGCTGCCATTATCATTTTTTTTAATGTTGGTTCAAATTCAACATTGACAAAATTAAAGTCCCAACCACAAACACACTCGTTAAAAGGTTTTGATAAAGGTTTTTCAATTTCAACTGCTTTGTTATTATGATGATATTCACAATAACTAATAACTTTTTTTAATGTTTCTGATTCTTCAATATTGGGCAATGGAATAACTTCATTACTATCTCCATCTTCATCTTCTATCATATCCTTTATAAGACCCGCCATTTCCATCCACGCTCTTGGTACGACATGAACAACTTGGTCTGCTGTTTGAAGTCTAACTCTCTTTTCAGTTTCACTACCGAATAAAATTTCTTGATTGTTCATTTTGTAATTATACTTTTAATCTTGATGTGTCAATATCAAAATGTTTTTTTTTCAACTTTTTTTAAATCTTTGTATAATATAAATGAATATTCTCGATATATTATTATTATTCATCATAATACTAATTATATATGTTCTGGCAAAAAATATGTTTTCTAATAATGAGCAAACTGACAAAAAAATCATTATTGAATCTGGTAATGAAACATTCAATGATTCTGATGAAAAAGATTATTTAGATGACCTAATCAGAATAAGTAATAAAAAGAAAAATAAATTTAAAGCAAATCCTGTTTTCGTCGAATCTCAATATCACGAAGATTACAGAGACACGATAACGGCTTTTAATAATATCGCCCCTTGTCAAAAAAGTGTTTTCAATCAAAGTAATATTCCTGCAAATTTTTCTGTTTTACATCTAGATAATATTGATAATGTTAAAAAAATTGTAAAAGATTTCATTAGGGCAATAAATACCAATGTATTGAATGATATTCCTGAATACAGAAATGCTAATTCTGGTTGGGATGAATTAATTCCTGAAAAAAAAATCAAATCTGGTTGGGACAAACAAATGGAACACTTGGGATTGCCAACAAGCATATACAATAATCCTGCCAAAAAATCAAAAGTAGTTCTTCTTAATATTGATAGAGTAGAAAAATATGAAACTGAAGATGAATTAAAGTATGTGGTTTTTATGTTTATTATGAAAAAAAATATTAAAGATCAATTATTGTTAAAAGTGAGTTTTGTCATGAATAAAACATCGATAAATGAAGATAGAGAGTTTTTTGATTCTGATAAAAATGAAGAAAAAGAAATTATAATAGAAGAAATTTTTGTAATTGGTTATATGACAACTAGTACTGTTGATACTTCTGGTAAAAAGCCAGATGATTTTTATAATTTTGGTGATGAGGAAAATCAAAATATGTTGAGTGATAAAGTTATTGTTAAAGAATTAATAAAAAAATACAAGGATAGAACTAAAGAAATGGGTCAGTTTACATCTGACATTAACAACGATCAAATGTTGGATAGCGGTAAAATGCCTAACATTATGGGGTATAACTCTTTTAATTCCAATGTCCTCGAAGAACGAACATATAATTAAATATTTTAAAAATCCTCACTAATTATATATATGCCCTATTCGCCCGCATTTAGTGCAATAATAATTTATATTATAATAATACTGGTATTAGCCATGTTAAAACCTGATTTTTTATATGACCATCAGAATAATAAATTTAGAGATTTCGGATTCACACAAGGCAAATCAGTATTTACTTTATTAACCGTCGGAATAATCATAAGTTTTTTGACATACAATTTCGTCATTATGTTTGTCCCGCATTATCCTCGCAATAATTATGTATATCCACAATTCAAATATTATTAGATTAATCAGCTTGTTACCTTCCAAACATAAAAGTAACAAACTATAATAATATATTATATTGGTTTTGTTTGAATAAATAAGAAAAATATTTTATCGAAAATTAAAAATACATGTTAATTGAGCATTCTGATTGATTTACTGAAACTAATGAGTTGAGTTATTTATTTACTCATTTAAATTGAACAATCCGAATTATTATTAAGAAGAACATTTAACTGAATACTTCTGACTTGTTTATTAAAAACGGAAAGTAATAAGGAAGAACGCTTATATATCATTTAATTGAACTATCTAGCTTATTTCCTAAATTCGTAAAGTAATAAGGAAGAACACTTATATATCATTTAATTGAACTATCTAGATTGTTTCATATTAATTGAAAGTATTAAGGAAGAACGCCCATATATCATTTAATTGAACTATTTAGATTGTTTCATATTAATTGAAAGTAATAAGGAAGAGTATTATTGTTTCATTTAACTGAACTATCTAGCTTATTTCCTAAATTCGGAAAGTATTAA